TCCTCTCTGCGCTTGCGTAGGGGGGGGGGTAACCCAATGAAAGTCTTCTGTGACGATATAATCATAGGAGATTTTTTAGATGTCAGAATTCGTAAACAAAGTAAAAAAGGACAATCAGGAATATAACATTCAAGATGCCCGTATCCCTGAGGTTACAGCGGAAGATGCGGATAAGTATCTCCACGTCAATGCCGAGACTGGCGCGCTTGAATACGAAGAAGTCCAAGGAGGCGGTGGCGAACCGACCTATTTAGAAGTCGACCTAACTTCATCGGAAGAAATTTCAACTTTAGAAGACCTCATCGAAGCACTTGACTGGGATTATCAAAGCGGAAAATATGAGGGCTATTTGAGCGTTAGATACTATGGCCCAGCACCTTGGAGTCCGAGCGAAAAATACGCATACACCTTCAAAGGCTTCTTCGTCATGCAATGGCAAGGAGGCAATTTCCAAGTCAACACCTTGAATTTTGAAACGATGGTAAAGGATTCCACTCAAACATATAAAAACGCGATTGTTTCCAATTCCCAACACAATGCCCAACCATCCGAAACATTGAAAAACTTTCTTTCCACCACGGCTGCTTCAGTAGACATCAATGCGTTTAAATTGCAAAACGCATTTGCCTATCCCAGCAAACCAAGCGATACATCCAAGACCTATGTCCTCAAGTGTGTCAACGGAACTATGCAGTGGGTTGAAGAACAGGCTTAATGCGCCATTTCGATTCCTTACCTCAATTCTACAATAGTGCGGAATGGGGGGCTTGCAAGGCGCAAGTCCTCCATGACCGCATGAAAGAATAGATATTCTCGAATAACGACAGATTCATCTCATAAACGGTAAGTGCGAAAAACGCACTTACCTTTTTTATTTCATCAACTAGAACTTCTTGCTAAATTAAACGAAACGAAAATAAAGAAAGGTTATTATAGACTATGGATTGGATTACAACGGCAAACGGATTGATTGCATTACTCACAGGTCTCTTCGGTCTCGTCGGTACGGGAATAGGCGCGTTCTTCGCGATAAAGGGCTTCATCAAAGCGACTAAGCAAAAGAGCGCATCGGAAATCTGGGCGATGATTCAGAACATAGCTGATTCAGCGATGAAGCAGGCAGAACAGTCCGGCAAAGAAGGCAAGCAGAAGAAGGAAATGGTCATCGACGTCGTCAAGGCGAGTTGCAAATCGGCAGGTATAGACCTCGATGCGTTCATCGACCAGTTAAGCGACTATATCGACCAGACGATAGCATTCGTCAATGGCATGAAAAAGTAAGGAGAACATCTAGATATGGAAAAGAAAGCCTACGTGGAACGCATCTTGGCGTTCATAACGAATCAACAGACTGGCAGGAAGGAAGAAGGCGGAGAACCCGCAGGGCCTGTTCCTGTCATCACTATCGACGGTGTCGACTACTACCATGAACACATCAAGGACATGAAAGCGGAATTTGATGCACTTGAAGCATATACTGATGTGTCATTTTCAATAGTTGATTTTGTTGCTGTTGATAAAAATACATATACAAAATGCTATGTACTTACTGGAAAATATGCACCTAGTGATTATCCATTCTCCGTTCAAATCCAATGTCTTAACGATAGTATTTCATTAGACTCGGCAGACATTGCTGGTAGTGAAGTTACTTTTAACGCATTAAAAGCCGGTATCGCTCTACAAAATGAGGTTTATCGAAGAGGGCCTGGTACACCGTATAATTTATACGACAATTTAGATACAGACAATATCACGGCACTGTATCTAAAAATAGATGAAGATGGCATATTGCATTGCTACTTCAATCTCAAAGACTAATAAGAACAAAGAACAACGAAAGAGTTCTCGACGAGTTTCGGGAACTTTTTTTGTTGACACACGATGAATAGCGAGTTTATAATATTCTCAGTTCAACAAAAAGGAGAATTCTCATGAACGACTTAATCGTCAAAATCCCACTCAATCAGGTCGACGGCATCGTGGATTCGCTTCGTGCGGCCATCGACTATCTTTCTTACGTCGACGACTTCTACGGTCTTTCCAATCTTCGTCAGCTTATTCGTCTCATCGAGGGGTCGACGGACGAATTGGAAGAATCTCTATCCGAATAAATATTTTCTTGACTTTCTTTGCGAACGCGCTATACTATAATCAAGAACTCAAGAGGTAACAACCATGCAAAAATCCAGCTTCTACAAAACATTCCAAGAATCAGTTCTCGCAGGCGTCGTAGACCGCTTCTATAACGACGTCGTTGGTGGCATCGAAAACCATTACTACGACACAGACGAACTCAAGCCCATTCGCAAAGAAGACCTCATCAATCAAATCGTGAGCGACATTCTTCGTTCCAATCATACGCTCTTAACCGAAGACGGTATTGGAATCGAGCAAAAGCATATTCGATTCATGGGTTCTCAGCGCGTTCGCGAAATCGTCGAGCATCGCGTGAACTTCCGCTACAACCACGAAGAGTTCCCAGAAGCGTTCGAAGATTGACAATCGTCGAACGACTCGCTATACTTATAATCGAAAAGAGGAAACGACCATGATGACCGCTGAAGAACTTACCAAAAGAATGAATGAAATCTGCAAAAAGGAATTCGAGACCAATTGGAATCTCGGCGAGATTTCTCGCGTCGTGTACAACGACAGCGACAAGAACGCTGAGTACAACTTGATGAGACGCGCGCTGGAAGACGAACTCAATGAGAGCGTTCAAGAAGGCTTCAAAGTCAAAGTCGATATGTACGGTACGGTCACCGTCTACGAAATCACGCAGAAGGGAGACAACTACGAGCAGTTGCGCGAAGTAAAGCGCGTCAAAGCACCTTGGTCGAAGTATCTTCCGTATTCCTACGTGATGGGACGCAAACTCAGCAAAAAGAATCGTGACTTAGTGTTGGAGAAGATGAAATGAAAGTGAAACAACTTAGTTTGGAACAGGATTTCGAGAATCGCGAAATCATCGTCTTCGTGAACTGTGGAGACGGTCGATGGATGAGTGCGTGCAGTTTGTCTTACGACGACTGCGATTCGTGCCCTAATTTGGGTAACGACGACGATTATCGTCATTGGCTTGGGCTTGCTGACGACGTGTTGTATTCGATGGGATATGAAGTCGATGAATGAGCACATGTCTAGTTCGACATTGTATTATAGCAAAGAAGGAGAGTGGGAGTTGAAATGAAATACGTAAAGCTGAATAACAATCGCATCTACGACGTGAGACATCTCAAAATCGACGGCCCTCTCAAAGACGGTCTGTCGACCGAATTGTTCGTCGCGTATTCCGGAAAGGTCTATGGCATATCACAGCCTGGCGTGATTTCATTCGACCATCTATGCAACGTCAACGATATCGTGAAAGAATCAGATAATCTCAAAGATTTGTTCGACGAAAAGGTACTTGTCATCGACGGTCAAAAACCAATCATCGTAGACATTCAGAATCTCGACGAATTCAAAAACGGCTCATTCTCAAACGCAAAGTATTATGGTGCTGTTTGGACAGACGGCTGTTTGCTGTATTCTGCTGAATTCAAAAATGGGGAGTGGGAATTGTTATGAAATACATTAGAACTAAAGACGGTAAAATCTGGTCGTTCTCAAACCCAAACGATAACTTCCTTTACGAAGGGAGAAACAAGAAGAACGGCAAGTTGATTCATGAAATCGGTGAGATTGTCAAAGAAACCGATACCATTGAGGAATTGTTCGACTGCTATGCTGATTATTGCGAAGCATACAATTACGACCTTCTTTGCCCCAAAAAACCGATTAAAAGGAAAAATCACGAAATCTACGGAGCGATTCGGATTGGTGATAATTTTAAGTATATTGCCAAGATGAACGAGAAAGGAGAGTTCGAGTTGTTATGAAACTGTGTGAATTAAATCTCTCAAGAAACAGACATCTAACAATCTTCGAAAAGAATAAAGTCAATAAGATGTTTGATGACAAAAGGAAGAGAATGCCAGACGCTCTGTTCAATAAGCTATCGAACATCGAGGTTCTCGAAGTCGAAGAAAGCGTTGGCACAGTCATTGTGTTGAATACAGGCAAAACATTAAAACAACTGGAGGGGAGTCGACGTAAGACTAGACAAGCGGCAAAGGACGCCATGAAGAAGATAAGCATGGCATCGATGTTGTTGACATCTTCCGTTCTAGGATGCGATTATTGTAAAGAGGATGAATAAAAATGAAATTCAAAGAACGTGAAAAAAGTGAACGTAATATCACTGTCCTTGATTTAGGTGGCACCAAAAAACCAATGCCAGAACCAGAGGTCGGAAAAATCTATCATGGTTTTGATGACGGCAAAATCAGATTATCGAGATTAATCGACTGGAAGATTTTGGAAAGAATCGACTTAGATAATGATGAAGTAGACCAAGAATTGTTAGATGATTTGCAAAAAGAAATCCTTCATTTCTATTGGGTCTTTAGCCCAGAACAAACAGTTATTTTCAAAGCGCAGGCCGTCGATGATGAGGGTAATTTTGATACAGATATTGGAGACTGCTACTTTATCAGAACACAGAGCGGTGGCTGGTTTGGTGCGTTAGCAAATCTATTTTTCTGGTGTGAACTGGACGTAGATAATCGGTGGTATAATGCCTTAATTAAGGAGCAAGATTAATGAAAATGGATGACGCAATAGACGTACTACATGCACGCTTTGAGGCCGAAGAGACAGCCAAAAAGCAAGCACTTTTAGATGAAATTAAACAAGCTCAAGATAGAATTGTCACCAAAGATAAAGCTATAGAAGAACTTAAGTTTGAGCGAGGATTAATCTTTAACGATTTCTTAAGCATCATCAATAATAAGTTGCGTATGTCGCCATTCAATATTTTCTGTGGCTTTAACGATGATGTGTTTTGGAAAGCTTGGCGCTGGGTTAACCATAAAGACACGGTAGACAAAGAACTTAAAGAGGGTGAAATCACCGAAGAAGATTATAAAAATCATAAGCTATTCTTCACAATGACCGTTAACAGCGTTAAAGAGCATTTTTTTGGCGATTTGAAGAATAAGGTGAAATTCAAGGAACTTATTAAGCACTGGACGACGGGCTATGATTACACCTATACCTATAAGGGACAAGAAATCACCGTCTTTATTCCGTTATTCTTGGCAGATGAGAGATGCTGGTCTGAGGCATTGGGCGGTTATAAGGTCACCTACAAAGAAAGCGAGTATTGCCATGGCTTGGTTTGTGGTGGATTAGACTATAAGAAAGTCGCAAAAGAACTTCAAGATTGGATGCTTGCAGAAGGCTGGAAAAAGAATAAGTAGGGCGAGAACAATTATAATTATATTGCAAGGCTACGTGAAGAAAGGAGAATGAAGATGAAAGACATCGTTATCATTTCAATCTACGATAGCGGCTACGGCTTCAAAGTGATGGTGGACGGCGTCGTCTCATCCCCATACACCTGCCATCAAGGGAAAAGCATCGCAGACGTCTTGCTCGGCGTCTATCACAAATTCGGTTATGAAAGCGGAGAGGAATTCAAGAAGATGTTCCCGGACAAACAGATAATCATTTGCGAGGACGGAGACATTGAGGTTTTATGAGATACATTAAAACGAAACATGGAATTTACGCTGACGCGATGTAAAAATATCGCGTTTTCGTTTTCTCTATTGCAAATCGCATGCAAACGTCTATAATGTAGTTAGTCAAAATGCAAGGAGTTAAGCGAATGACCAAAAAGGAAATCAGGGAAATCTTGGTAGGTAGCATCAAGGACGGCTATATCAAGTTCAAGGACGAAGCTACCAAAGACGCTTACTTGGAAACCATCAAAAAAGAAGGGGTCGATACCTTCTGGGAAACCCTAGATTGGGAAAGCACACTAGACGAGGAAGCACTAGAAGCCCTTCAAGACGAGTGGGAAGGGGCATAGAAAGCAGATAAACTAAGATTCCCTAATTCAGCGAAAGACGATGAAAGGAGAACGACATGACTTACAAAGAAAAGTGGATTAAACTTAAGGACTATCTTGAGTATTTCGTCAAAAAGAGAGAGATTGAACTTAAAGATAAAGAGGCGAGGACATGCATCGTCAACGTCGACAACTTGCGTAACATGTTCTGGGAAGCCGTCGTAATAGAGAGCGAAAGGAACGAGCTTCAGATGATAAGAAGCATCATAACAACAATGGAATGTTTTGAGGGAAAGTGAAAGGAGAATGATATGAGAAAAGCATTTGATGCTCTTTCAAGAGATTATGAAAAAGCAATGAAAGAATTATCTCTTGAAATCGAAAAGAACAGAAAACTGCAAATCATAGAAGAAAAATTTGATATAGAAGTCTTTGAGATGAATGGTTTGGATGGAAAAGCAGAATATATCATCGATATTAGACCGAAGCCAAACAAACATTCCAGTATGTCTGGAAATTCTTTGACGAAAGAAGAATACGAATCAATCAAGAAATGGTCGGAGGAAAAACAATGATTATCAAATTTGTTAATAGACCTGACGCAAGTGCTGTGATGGTCAAACTTCTAGCGCATATGCGAGATAAGGAACATTTCATCTTTCTCGAACATGGACGTAAGTATAACGATGTTCGATTTGGCTCGATTCTGTCTCGTGACGAAGATGCAGTCATCGTGACAGATGACCCGTACTTGCTTATGTATGCAGGGGTTTCCAAGAATGATGTGTACGTCATGAACAGTTCGTCGGACTCTTTTGTGAGTGTTTCAGAGATTCTGAAAGGCGATGTGAGCGATTACGACATCTCGTTGGAATACGCACGAGGCGCACTCGACTGAAAATCTAATATACGTAGAAGACCGTGTTATGCGGTCTTTTCTTTTTGCTAAATTACATGACATACGTTGGAGAAGATTTCTTGAACACGAACGGCATAGACACATCGATATTGGACAATCTGAGCGAAGAAGAGCGTAAACTAGCTTTATCCATACTCAGTGAGTTTTCCAGCGAAGGCTCATCGAAGACATATGAGGAAATGGTCTACGATGACTATGCTGAGATTCCCGTCGACATAGAGACTTTTCTTTATGACAGAAAATACTTAGGAAACGGTTTAATCAACTCAGAGGGAAAATTCACGGTCTTCCCTTATTGGGTGGAAACGCTGAAGAAAATGTTTCCGACGAATACGACTTGCAGATTCAACACACTCGTACTTACTGGCGGTATTGGTCTTGGTAAGTCTTTCATGGCTGTCATATGCATGCTCTATATGCTTTATAGAACGATGTGTCTGAAGGACCCTAATCTTCACTACGGTTTACAGCCCATGGACGAAATTTGGTTCTCGATGATTAACGTCACTCTCGAAGCGGCCAAAGGCGTAGGCTGGAGCAAACTGCAGGAACTCGTGCAAGCATCGCCTTGGTTCATGGCACACGGCAAAATCAAGGGCAAAGACGATTTGGAATGGCAGCCGAATGGAAAGCTTAAGTTGGTATATGGTTCAAATAACAATAAACTAATTGGGAAATGTTTGCTCGCCAATTTTACGGACGAAGTCAACTTCGCCGCCATGACGTCCGATGTTGAGAAAATCAAGAAGAAGATGATGCGTCTGATTTCTCAGATAGACGCTCGTATGCAGTCTCGTTTCATGAAGGGCGAATCGTTGCCTACACTGAATATGATTGCGTCTTCGAAAGACAGTGAGCAGTCGTTCATGGAATCGTATATCAACATGAAGAAGAAGAACGAATCCAAAACGACTTTGGTGATAGATGAACCTCAATGGGTAATTAGAACTGACAAAGACAGCAGAGAAAAGTTCTGGGTGGCTGTTGGCAATAAGTTCATGGCGTCGGAAGTGTTGCCTAAGAACTCAACAGACAATGTCGTGTCAGAGTATCGAGACAAAGGTTATCAGATGTTGCAGGTGCCGATAGGTTACTATGAGAACTTCGTCGATAACGTCGAATTGGCGTTGACAGATATCGCAGGTATTTCTACTGTGGGCGCATTCAAATACATCGCAGGTAAGAATCTTAAGGCGATTAAAACGAACTCTTACAAAAATCCGTTTATGCGAGACGTCATTGAGGTCGGTACTGGTGATGCGCTTACGTATTCAGAGTTCTTTGATATGAGTCTCGTCGACCCGGAAGACAAAGCAAAACCATTGTACATACATCTCGATATGTCGAAGAGCGGAGACAAGACTGGTATTTCAGGTGTGTGGATTAATGGCAAGGCACAAGGCGACGACTCAAACGCAAACGAACTTTACTTCAAGACTGCGTTCTCCGTTTCCATAAAGGCACCTAAAGGTTACGAAATATCGTTCGAGAAGAACAGAGCATTCATCAGATGGCTCAGAGAGCAGGGATTCCTGATAAAGGGCGTCAGTTCGGATACCTATCAGGCCGCTCAGATTCAACAGCAACTTAAGGCAGACGGCTTCAGAACGAAGATAATATCAGTCGATAGACTTGAGAGCGTAGATGGCACGAAACAGAAAATATGTCTTCCCTATCAGTACTTCCGTTCTACGATAAACGAGAAAAGACTGCAGTTGTACGATAAGTGTGACTTGCTCACAGACGAAATACTGGGTTTGGAAAGACAAGCAGACGGACACATCGACCACCCAGAAGGCGGTACGCAAGGCTCTAAGGACCAAGTCGACGCTCTGTGTGGCGCGATATATCACGCGTCTCAATATGTCGAAGAGTACACGCACACTTATGGCGAATCTCTGTCTCAGTTCGTGGAAGCAAACGAAGGTCAGTCTCAGAATCAGAAGAAACAGATGACCGTCGACTTCGAAAGCGAATTGATGAGAGCGTTCTCGGAATTTGGCAACAACCCTCTCAGAAAGGGAGCCAAAGTCGATGCCGAAGAAGAAAAGAGAAGAAAGGAATACGAAAAGAACAGATATGCATACGAAGGTATATTGCTGTGACGAAGAATGCGAAATTCTATGCAGATTCCACGTTGGGGGAAACATATGAAAGAAGATAAGGAATTCATTGGTAAGAAGGCTAAGGCGGTACCCGTCGAAGAGCCCGAAATAGGCGTTGAGACGAATGGTGCAACGATGCTGAAACTGCTCGACGCGGCCGAAGAGGGAAATCTCGATACGGCTTCGTTGGAGTCGTTCAACTCGGCGTCTCAATCACGTGAGTACGTGTACAGTTTTATAGATTCGATGGCATTGGACGACAGGGTTTCGTCTGTTCTTGAGGTATACGCATCTGACGCAGTCGAGACGAACGACGACGGTAAAATCGTGTGGTGCGAAAGCTCAGACGGAAATCTCGTTAAGACGGTCAACTTTTTGTTGGACTCTATAAACGTCGATAAGCATGCATACGAATGGATGTATTCCCTCATCAAATACGGAGACCTCTATTTGAAGATGTTCAGACAGAGCGAGGTCAACGATAAAAAGGATACGGACGACGAAAAAGACAGAAGTCTGAGAGAATCGGTCAGCGCAATCGTTCATGAACCAAACTCGCACTACGCACATTACGTGGAAATGGTGCCAAATCCCGGGGAGATGTTCGACCTAACGGAATTCGGTAAGACCGTGCTTTACATACAAGCACCGACGACCGTTCAGAACACGATAAACCAAGAGTCGCCTGTCTATGCGTATCAATCTTATAAGATGAAGCAGTCCGACGTGACGGTCTACGGTGCCCAGGACTTCGTGCATGCGTCTTTGGCGAACGAGAACTCTCTCAGAAGCCCGGAAGAGGTGAGCATATTCCAGAGCGACGAGGATTTTCAGAACAACAGCAATGGTAAAAAATACGTCGTCAGAAAAGGTCAGTCAATGCTGTACAATCTGTTCAAGGTGTGGCGTCAACTGTCTTTGATTGAGGACAGTCTAATCGTCAACAGAGCGACGAGAAGCAGTCTCGTGCGGCTGATGCAGGTAAACGTTGGCGACATGCCAGCCGAGCAGGTGAAGGACTATCTGCAGAGAATCAAGCAAATCATAGAGCAGAAGTCAGCGATATCGGTAGGTAAAGGCATACAGGAATATAACAACCCTAGCCCTGTCGAGAACATCGTGTATGTTCCCGTTCATGGCGACCAGGGCGTCATAACGTCTGCGAACATTGGCGGTGACTATGACCCGAAGTCTCTGACCGACTTGGATTACTTCATCAACAAATACTACGGTTCCGTAGGCATCCCCAAACAGTACTTTGGTAACACAGACGATGCGGCTGGCTTCAACGGCGGTTCGTCCCTCGCAATCATATCGTCTCGTTATGGCAAGAACGTTAAGAAGTACCAAAACATCTTCTGTCAGATGATTACGGACGTCATCAATTTGTTCTTAATCGACAAGGGAATGAGCAACAAAATCGGCAAGTTCACGATTCGTATGCAGGCTCCCTTGACGCAAGAGGAACTCGACAAGCGCGAAAACCTCAGAAACAGAATGGGAGTCGTCAACGACGTGATGTCTCAGATATCGGGTGTCGTGAACGACGAAACGCTCAAACTCAAGATACTCAAGGAACTTCTCTCGCAGACGTTGTCCGATACGAACGTCGTGTCGCTGTTGCAAGAGCACATAGACAAACTTGAGGAATCAGCGGAGAAGGGCGTTCTCGAAGGTGAAGCAGAAGATGGCGACGAAGAGCCCATCGAAAGAGAAGAACGCAACGAACGTCCAAGCAGAAGCATGTCTGACGGCCCTGCATCGTTCTCTGACGAAGAGTCGTTGCCCGAACCAGAAGGCATAGCAGAGTTCGAAGGCGACAATTCACCAGACAGTTATCTGCCCTCGCCCAGCGAATTGGGCGTGTCGATGGTCGACAATATATAAAACGGAGATTCCAGAAAGGTTCATAGACTATGTTGCAAACAAACGATTTGATACTCTTGCTCACGGAGTTGGAGGAAGCTGGCGACGAAAAGGCGCACTCGTTGATACGCGATATCATCGGACGCCCGTCGGTTTCGTTGACCGCGCTTAAGTACGTGAACGACCATCGTCAGCTCGACGTCGTTTCGTTCTATGAGCATATACGCAAGAACAACAACGAGAAGAGAAGCCCCCTCTATAAGAACATCGTCAAGGACATGGAAGACCCGGTCGACGTCATCGTGACTCTGCACGCGTTTCTGTTGCAGGTCGCGTTGTTCGGCAGAAAGGTGCCAGAGGAAAGCAAACTGCAGTTCTTCAAACACGTCAGAGCCGAAGAGGTCGCGTCCGTTCTCGATAAATACTACATCGACTACGATGTATCTTCCGCGCTGAAGATGATTCGTCTCATAAAGGCAGATTTGCTCGCGTTCGAGCACATAAACGGGAGACGTCGTGAACAATAAGGTCATCGGAATAATATCGTATCTGCCGAACGACTTACGCGTGCGAGAGACGCGCAAGCGCAAACTAATCGACTTGGTTAATTCATGCGCGCGCATATTTCCTCATGTGCCCATTATGATTATCGCCCAGAATTGGGGCGATTTTCGTTTAGACGAAGCGAACGTCATGAGATACGACAGATTGGGAATATTGGGCGCGAGACGAGAATTGAGACGCGTTTTCCTTCAAAGCGAATATGAGTATCTGATTATGCTCGACGACGATTGCAGATTGTTCGGCGGACCCGGAGACGAGTATATTAGACAGATAGATGAGAATCCAGGCATGTTCTACGAATTCAAAAAGACGTTGCTCAAGTTGTTCTGCATACATCGTTCGATATTCGACGACTATCCAGACATAGACCCGGAGAAGGGAGAGGGCTTTGAGGACAGAGCGTTCGTCGGTACGCTCAGAAAGACACACGCGGATAAGAGATACGTGATGCACGATACAGGAGTGTTTGAGGAAAGCGTTTCTACGGATGACCCCAACTCGACTTGGAGTCTTGACAGAGACAATCGTAAGATGCTTCTCAACACAGAGGATTATCTGAAAAACGTAAAATGCTAAATTAGACGCTAGTCGAAATGCTAAAATTATTGATAACGTTTTACACGTTGACGAGGGAATTGGATGAAAGACAGAATAAGAGAAATGCTCGCATTCGAGGATTTGACCCAAGAGGAAAAGGAAAAGAGAGGCATTTTAGGCAGACTTTACGGTCCCTGCGCCTCGATTTCGGTCCCGACTCGCAACGGTAGAGGTTACAACGAGTCGCTTTGGGAGAATGTCTTCAACGACGACATCACGAAAGAGATGTTCGCCAATGGTGGCATACCCATGGAACTCGACCATCCGGCCGACAGAGAAGAGACCGACAGCAGTAGAATCGCGGCCATGATGCCCGAAGCTCCCAAAAAGGACAAAGAGGGACATCTCATCGCATATTGCGACCTCATCGATACACCGATGGGCAGAATCGCGTATCAGCTTGCGAAATACGGCTTCAAACTCGGTATCTCCTCTCGTGGCTCAGGTGATATAATCGAAGACGAGAACGGCGACGAAATCGTCGACCCCGATACATATAGTTTCACGACATTCGACCTCGTGTTGCTTCCCGCAGTCAAAGACGCGAGACTCACGATGACGGAAGGTCTTGACAAGAATAATATGACAGATTTGAAGAAAGCTCTTTGCGAAGACATCGAAAACGCAAAGAAGTTGGACGGTACGGAATACTCGACTGACGAGAAGAAGATGATGACCGAAGCCCTCGAAGACCTCGGCATCAAAGAAGTCGAAGAAGAAAAAGCCGTCGAAGAAGAAAAGGAAGAAGAGTTATCAACGTCTTCGCAAGAAGATGCGGATATAAAGAAGGAAGAGGAACCTCAAGCGAAATCCGAACAAGTCGCAGAGGCCGTCGATGACGGGACGAATGACATCATTCGGGATTTGCAGGAAGCGTTAAAGGCCAAGAAGACGATGGAATCGACTATAAAGTCGCTTCAGGAACGTCTGGCGGTCAGCGATGCGGAAGTCAGTAGGTTACGTGCAAACGACGAAAAGAACAAATCGACAATCGTGAGATTGACGCGTTTGGTCAAAGAGTCGTCTGAGAAAGCCAAAGACGCGTCCAAGTTGCAAGAGGAACTCAAGAGTAGAAACGACAGTATCGCTTTACTCAACAAAGTGGTCGTCGAGAGCAAAGGTAAGTTCGCTTCAGAGAACAACTCCCTCAAGGAGTCTGTCAAACTCGGCGAGAACAAGGTCAAGACGCTTGAACGCAAATTGTCCGAAGCACTCAAAGAGAACGAAACGAAGACCAAAGAACTCGAAGAATCGCTTAATGCCGAACGCAATCGTTCAAAGCGCGAAATCTCCAAGTTGACGGAGAGATTGAACAAATCGTCCAAACTCGCCGAAGGCTATAAGAGACTCGCGAACGAAGTCGTCGACAGATACATCGAATCCAAAGCGGTCGTGCTTGGTGTCGATTCTCATGACATCAAGAGCAGACTCAAGGAATCGTATTCGCTAGACGACATCGACGACGTTTGCGAAAGTCTGCAATCCTACAACCTCAGCCTTACGAAATTGCCGTTCAAGTTGGACAAGAACACGGTGGTTTCGATAAAAGAGTCTAAGCCCGCCGCTCAGGCTCAAGCCAAGTCGTCAATCTACGACGACGAAATCGACGAACACTCGCTCTACGTTGCGGGTCTAGTCAAGTAACAGTCCGAAAACGTAAACACATTTAACATTATAAAGGAAAAGAATAGAATGCAACTCAAAGCAAAACAGCTCACCGAAGCTTATGCGAGAAGACTTTCCCTCACTGAAGCCGCCTACAAGGCCAATCACATGGGCGAAACCCTTCCCGAACATCAAAAGAACGTGACCGCCACCTTGCTCAAGAACATCAACGAAGCCTTCTCCAACTCTGGTGCTACTCAGCTCGCAGACATGGGTACCTTCAAGAAGTTCACCTTGGACATCACGCAGGTCGCCATCCCCAACCTCATCGCTCCCGAACTCGTCATCGTTCGTCCGATGGCTTCCCGTACAGGATTTTAACTGATAGAATCCCTGATGCAGTAATGCATCAGCAAAAAACCACATTAACTGCTGGAAAACCCTCCAGTAAGGGCAATCAGCAACCAAGGTTTGAGAAAAAAGTCGCGTAAAATAAGATAGATTTATTCCTTTACTATCAGTTACGCTCGCGACTCTCAGACAAGGCTCAACGACTATCGAAAGCATAGTCTTGAAGAAATATCAAGATGAAGAAGCAAGTAGAGTAGGACTTCGGTCCGAAAGATGTGGCATCCAATTAGGATGAGACGAAATTGGATGATAATATAGTCTGGACACTATAGTAATGTAGTGAGTTTGATATTACTGGTAAATGACAGCATCGTTCAAGATAGCGAGCCACAACTCGCTCGACGAAAGTCGACTGACGCTTGAACGAGAAGTAATGCTTTGTGGAGAATTGTATATGGCAAAGATATCGAAAGAAGCGAGACAAAAGATTTCTCGCAAACTTAAAGGCATCAAACGGTCTGAAGAGACTAGAAGAAAGATGTCAGAGGCTCAAAGAACCAAAGTCGACGAAGAACTGCAAAAGCAGGTCGTTAGCAAATACGTAAACGAAAAGAAAACCGTCGAGAAATGCGCTAAGGAACTGAATCTTAGCGCAAAAGTGGTCAGAAGAGTCCTCAAAGAACACGGTATCGAAATACGTTCCAACTCCGAATCGCACACACTCGAAATTCCCGAAGAAATAGGGAAACGCATCGTCGAGATGTACGAAGGAGGAAGCACGGTAACGCAATGTTCTAAAAAATTCGGCTATACGAACACTGTAACGTATTATTACATAAGGTCTCATACCAAAATAAGAAGCACAGCAAGCTATCAAAAAGGTAAAAAGAGACCTAATGAAGTAATCGAAAAGATATCGAAGTCGAAAATGGGACATCCTGTTTCCAAAAAAGTTCGCGACAACATGAGAACCATGAACAGCCGCTTGTCGCCAGAGCAGATAAAAATGCGCGTCACGAAGGCGTTTCTCACGAAGAAACTTAATGGTACTGTTAATTACTCTAAGCCTGAGGAAGACCTGTACAGACAACTGCTCAAAGAAAACGTAAACAAGACCATATACAGACAGTACAAGGACAAGAAAAGATATCCTTACTACTGTGACTTCTACATAGTCGAAGACGACCTCTTCATCGAACTCAACGCTCATTGGACGCACGGTGGTAAGCCGTACGACGAGAACGATGAGGAATGTAGAGAGAAACTTCGCAAATGGCAGGAACTCGCCAAGACGTCCAAATTCTATCAGACAGCGATAGAGGTCTGGACGATAAGAGACCCTGAGAAACTAGCCTGTGCGAAAAGAAATCGTCTTAACTACAAAGTCATTTACTAAGAATATACATGATTAACAGAACCGATTCAATACATCCGCTTCATCGCCCTTTCCAACAAAGGCGGTATCGAAAAAGGTGACGTCTTCAATGACCCGTTCGCCCTTGGCAAGATGTCCGATGCTCGCATCGACTACACCTCCCAAGCAGTCGCTGAACTCGTCGAAGTCGGTGAAGAAGGCAAAGCTTTCCTCGCTTGGACTCCTATCTCCGCTGCCTACGCTCCCGAACTCGTTGGTGCCGAATCCGGTGCTTCCATCGAAGTCGTCGACGCAGCCACTGGCGAAGTCAAAATCACCGGTGCTTCCGGCATCGTCAAGGTCAAATATCTCTATGACCAAGTCCGCATCCCCGCAAACGACCTCCCGACCCTTGGCATGAAAGTCGAAGGCATCGCCCTCGAAGCCAAACCGCGTCGTATCGCTATCTACTTCGACCAGATGGCCGCTTTCCAAGCCAAGACCGAAATGGGCCTCGACCTCGGTGACGTCCTCGCGAAGCAAGCAGTCGCTGAACTCTCTTACGAAATCGACACCGAAATCGTCAAGTTGCTCGCTGGCGCCGCTCCGAAAGACGAAACGCTCGTGTTCAACAAGAGAGTCCCTGTCGGAATCTCCATGGAACAGCACTACGAAGCTTTCTCTGAAACCATCGAACAGGCTTCCAGAATCATCTTCGACAGAACTCAACGCTATCACGCCAACTACATGGTGTGCGCCTCCAACGTCAAGCCCATGCTCGCTTTGATGCGTGGTTGGAAGGCTGCCGCTTCCGCAGTCCGCAATGGTCCCTACTTCGCTGGTACCCTCAACGGTCTCAAAGTCTTCGTCAGCCCCATCCTCGAACCCGGCAAGTGGTTCTGCGGCTTCAACGGCGACGACCTCATGACCTCTGCGGCCGTCTTCGCTCCCTACATGGTCATCACCCCGACCGCGTTGCTCAACTTCGCTGACGGTGGTAACAGCCAAGGCTGGATGACGTTGTACGATTTAAAACTTCTCAACACCGCTCTCTTGGTTGCTGGCGAAGTTGTCGACGTCAAGAACGCCGAAGCCAACCAGGTGGTCCCGACCGCCGAAGTTGGCGCCTAATTCAGGCTCGACTAACGACAAAAGAGACTCTTCGGAGTCTCTTTTTTTTGCATATTGACGTAGATTCAAAACGACTGTATAATGAAACTATGAAACTAGGTTATTTGAGAGAAACAACAGAAGACGCAGAACGCGCAGGTGTCGACGTAGACACGGGAATCGAACGCACTGGATTAGATGTGTATCTTAAGCGCATATTTCCGAACGTAGACGACTTCATACACGATAAGCCGTTTGGTGGAAGCGATAAGAGCATCAGCAGAAAGAGACCTGACTACAAAAGCGAATCTTTGAAGTTGATTGTCGAGTTCGACGGTCTTCCTCACTATCAAAGCAAACATCAGATTGAACGTGACAGCGAGAGCGAAAAGCTCTATACGAAAGCGGGATATAAAGTGGTTAGAATCCCGTTCTTCATTCAACTTACTTCGTCTGTGATTGAGCGATTGTTTGGCGCACATGACGTTCAAGGCTTCGATTACGATGCCCCGTCGTTCACCAAGAATTGTGGTTCGTTGCCAGTCGATATGTGCGTTCACGGCATCGTTCGCATGATGAATGAATTCATGTCGATTGCGCCTGAGCAGTTGTCTAAGAATCGTTCTTACTTTCTCGACAACAATATGCTCGATTGTTATAATCTCACAGACTTGTTCACTTACGAATGTTTGAAAAGAATATTGTATAATAATTAAACGATGATTGATTACGAGGCTAAAAATGATTGATTACGAGGTTAAAAGAATTCCAGCTAAACAAGCGAAAGAATACATCATAAAGAATCATTATTCCCACGGTTGTCATAACGGCCCTTCTCCCTGTTACGGTTTATTCGACAAAGAGGGGAATCTGATTGGTGCGCTTGCTTTTGCAACCCCGTGTTCTGAGAACGTACGGGCATCCGTGTTTGGCGAAGAGTATAAAGACAGCGTCATAGAACTGCATCGTCTTCATGTGCTAGACGGTACCCCAAAGAATACGGAGTCGTATTTCATATCCAGATGTTTGAAGTTGCTTAAGACAGATTTGCCCAGAATAAAGGCAGTTATTTCTTTTTCGGACTCTACGCAAGGTCATAAGGGAATCGTATATCAAGCTACGCACTTTTATTATATAGGGAAGACTGGTCAAGCGACGTTCTTTCTCGACAAAGACGGTAGGTTAAGACATCCTAGACAGTGTGGCGTCAACATCACGAAGGAAATGGCCAAAGAGCGTGGTTGGATTCCGGTGAAGAGATTCTCGAAGAATCGATATCTATATCTAATAGCGAACTCCAAAACGGAAATGAAGCGTCTGAAGAAATTGTGCAAATACGAACTGAAAGAGGATGATTATTCAGAGGTGAATTGATAGTTGACGTCTCGTCTCTTACGCACTATAATATAAGCAAAGAGGTAGAATTGTATGAACATTAATGAACTCAGCAACAAAGAATTATTACTTCTCATTCAGTTAGTCGGCAATTATGTTATGCATTTGGATGAGACTGTTCGTGGAAGCGAAGGCGCTTACGAAAAACCCACCGTTCTCAAAGAACGCCTTGACGAAGCTGAAGCACTCTATCAAAAGTTGTTCCAAGAAGTCTACGGGAAATAGTTACGTATGAGCATTAAATTCATTGGGGCAGACTTCGAGCCCACGAAGATGCATATCTACGACGTCAAGACGAAGGGCAAGCATCCAGTTCATCTCATCGACGGTGGTTCGTATATCACTGAAGACGATAGGGACTTCGGTACAGACGATATGGGCTGGTTCTGGCTCAATCAACGAGAATACGACTACTATAAATCGCAATGTCGTGAAATCGTAATCGAATAAGGAGGACCAGCAATGAAAATAGTATTCGACGAACCCGAAAAAGCCTATGATTCGAAGCCAACGCGAATCACGTATGGGTACGACAGACACGTTCGTTCTTGGTGCATCATCGTCGAAGACCAAGAGGGAAACGAAGTTGAATCGTCATATATTGGCACATTGAGTGGTTGCATGAAGGAGATTGATTACTTCAAAAGCAAGTACGGCATAGATGAGGTGATTAGATACAAAGCGTACTGATGTACGCTTTTTCTTTGCTAAATTAAGCGAGCACTCAAGGTCGTTTTCCTTCTCATGAGACGTGAGGGGGGGGGGTGACCCTGATATAACTTCCTGAGTGAATATGAAATCTTAGGAGGTTTTTGATTGCTATGTCAGATTTCGTAAACAAAGTAAAAAAGAATGATGTTGAGTATGAGATACAAGATGCACGCATACCTGAAGCAACATCAGAAGACGCCGGCAAAGTGTTGAAAGTTGCGGTCGCTGGCGGCTACGAACTTGGAGAAGCCGGTGGAAGCAGTAATTATATACCTGTATACGATGGAGATATTCTTTCGTTTAAGACACCTTCGGAAATAGTTGCTACTTATGGTAATAAGTTTATCAACGAAAATTGTTTGTACAACTTTGATGACCACGGTGGCTTGGCTCGCTTTACCGTCTATATCACAAGTATTATAGCAGATAACGATGGTATGATAGCTGGTGCTCGTACAGATGTAGATAAGACCTCTGCACTGCCTTACATCTCTGCGTGGCTTAATGGGCTGCCTTGGTGTAAAACGTGCCCTGTGCTTCCAACTGATGCATCTTCCAAAACCTACGTTCTCAAAGCTGTTAACGGAACTTTGACTTGGGTTGAAGAAACTGCTTAATCTTCATCCTTCATCCTCTACGTCTCAGTCTTAAGACTGAGACTTTTTCTTTGTTTTCAGCTCTTTCCACTCGTTGCTAAATTGATTGAAACGAATAAAGGAGATATTTTAATGCATACTACTTATGTAGAAAACATAACCGCGTTTATATCAAATATGAGACCTTCGAGGAGCGAAGAACAGGGACCTGTTGGACCCGTTCCTGTCATCACGATTGACGGCGTCGATTACTATCACAAATGTGAGTTTGATTTGGAAGCAATAGAAGAAGCGGCTGAAGTAATAAATCTTAATCTATTAACTGCTGAACCAGTTGAAGCATCATCATTTCCTCGACTAAATGCTAGCATCGGCTATCCTTCGATGCAATATACTTTTAGACTGCAATTGGGTCAACAACAAGATGGACAACCTATTTGGCATCTTATAAAAGGTTCTGGTTCTACTTATGAATCTCGTGCTTTCACAGTCGTCGACAGCCAAGAAGAAGTTACAGACAATACAAAGATTTGTTTGCCGACTTGTTCCGCTTACTACGGCTTCCTTTCCGAAGATGGAAATACCTTCATCTCATATTACAATCTGAAAGGCGAATAAATTTAAAGGAGACCTACAAATGAAAAGAAAATCTTACGTAGAACACATTCTGTCGTTCATCACGAACATGCAGTCGGGGGTCGAAGAAGGTTCTCAGCCCACACCCGTTCAACCCGACATCATAGAGGGTAACGACATCATCCTCGGTGCGTCGACGATAGAGAACAACGCGATATTGTTAATTGGTGGAGCAGACATCGTCGAACATACAATCGCATTGGCTTAATCGAAAACGATAAGTAAATAAATAAAAAGGGAGAGTAGCATCTCCCTTTTGTTTTAAGACAGTTTCTCGACTCTCGCGTTTTCGATTAGCAGATAGCAGTTATACGCATCGTAGCAACTTCTATCTAGATAGATGTATCTCTCGTCGTTTTCGAGTTCGTCGTTCATGAAGTCAAGCAGGCCGTTCGTACAGACCTTGTAGCAGTTTCTGTCTGCGATGCTCGCTTTGACCAATGCTTCCTCATCGTCTTCGGCATCGACGATGACTGGTTCGTTGAGATAGTATCCTCTCCCGCACCACAGCGATACTTTGTATGTGTTCATGTTCTTACTTACCTCGCAGTGCCACGCTCGTGACGATTGAACCAGCGTTCGGACTTATTGTCATAGATAGCCGTACCCTCGAAGTCTTCGTTTGAGCTTTTTTCAATCTCAACTGCATTGTTGAGCGCGGTTTGAAGGTCGTCCGTCTCACTGCGTAACCAGCAGTGGAATCCTTTGTAGATGTAGACTTCGTATCTCTTCATGGTCGTTCTCCTTTTTCGATTGTGTATACATTATATCGCATATTGGGATGAACGTCAACAGTTTTCGCATCTCTTGTATCGACTACTAAATTTAAAGTATGACGAAAGTAATCACCTATGGAACATTCGACACACTGCATTACGGGCACATCAATCTTCTTCGTAGGGCGAAGGAACTTGGAGATTATCTAATCGTGGGTCTATCGACTGACGAGTTCAACGAGCTGAAAGGGAAGAAGTCGTTTTTGAAGTACGACGAACGTAAGAGGCTTCTGGAGGCGATAAAGTACGTAGACGAGATAATCCCAGAGACGTCGTGGGAGCAGAAAGCGGACGACATACGCAAATACGGCATCGACGTATTCGTGATGGGAAGCGATTGGATTGGCAAGTTCGATTATCTCGACTGTGCGGTCGTGTACGTCGATAGGACGCCCAACGTTTCGAGTAGTTATCTGAAGAAAGGAATCAATGCATGAAGTATGTCATAATGTGTGGGGGACAATACAAAAACTTCGCGACCCCAAAGCAATTCGCGAAAGTCAGAGGCGAGAGAATCGTAGACAGAACGATTCGCCTTCTCAGAGAGCGTGGGATAGAAGACATTGTGATAACGAGCAACAACCCTGCGTTCGATTCGTGTGGGGTAACACGCGTAGAGGACAGAAAAAACGACTTCAGCCAAGACAAGTCGTGGACGAATATGAAGGGCTGGTGGCTCGACGCGTTTCACGATTTCGGCGAATCATGTTGCTATCTTTTCGGCGACGTCTTCTACAGCGAGAGGGCGATTGACAGAATCGTCGATGCCCAATCGGATACGTCTTTGCTGTTCGGAAGCAATCCCACTTCATCGGAAGGGTATTTAATCAAGACATGGTATGAACCGTTCGCATTCAAGGTCTTCGACACGAAATCGTTCTTCAAAGGCATACGTGAAGTGAAGGAGTTGTACAAAAAGGGAAAGGTTGCGCGTCATCCAATAGCGTGGGAACTATACAGGCATCTAAATGGCTTGAACATCAATTCGAACGCTGTCGAATCGCATTTCGTGTGCATAAACGACTGTACGACCGACATAGACAACATCAACGGCAGAGAGAACGACGTGGACAGAATAGAATACTTCTTGAACAAAGAAGAGGGAAAAGCAAGGGAACTGAGCAAAGTGTTTGGCGTCGTGTCGTATATACCAGATGCAGAACCAGCCCGTTCTTTGAGAATCGAGAGACTTGATAGACTGTTCAAGCAGATTAACGATTTATTCGGCGACGTAAATTGGCTGATAATCGCTCAGAACTGGAAGGACTACGAAGTACCGAACTTTGTGAAAAACGTCGATGTTCGTAAATTCCAGAAACTCGGCATACTCAACGCACGCAAGAAACTTCGTGAGGCGTTTCTGAAAACGAATTTCGACTATCTCATCATGATGGACGACGACTGCATCGTGGAGACGATTGGGCCGTTGATAGCGCAAGCCTACATGGACGAGTTGAATCTGCATCCGAACGGATTCGTCTTCCTTCAGTACGATGCGGCCCAACTCAATCTCTGCGCGATAAGCAGATACGTATATCAGAGGGAGCCGATGGTCGACATAGACCCTCAAAACGGAGAAGGTTATGAGGACACCATATTCTCCAATCTTCTCAGATATAAATACAGAGACTTGTCGTTCGATACGATTCACGGCATCAAATGCACGCAGTTTCAGAACAGAGACGAGAAAGCTCCTTCCACGTGGGCGAATTCGGGCATAAATCACTCCCTTCTGTGGATGAGAACCGAATATCATCTCAAACAGTTCAGAAATGGAAACTTCGTCATCGATAAGGGCAAAGCTCGCACGTATGCGAATAATTATAAGTTCGCGAAGGACGCGCTGTTTCACGGTTGGCTTACGAAAGCCGATATAAAAAAGATGTACGATATCGATTTGTGATTGACAGAAAGTTTCGTAAGCATTAAAATGTAACCATGAAAAAGAGAACGAAGAAAATCGAAAAGACGCAAAGCGGTAAAATCGTCGTGCACTTGAATGTGTCTGACGTCAAGATGAGAAACGAAGTCCATCTTCATCACATCATGACCACTCACGCTCACGTAATCGAGAGCAAAAAGCATAAGGGCGAAAAGCACCGCAAAGACTATCGCAGGGAGAACTACGACTGATTTTCGACTACGCTAAATTATTTGATTGAGGTCAATATCATGGAAAGCATAAACTACGAAGGCTACGAAATCGTCAAAACGAGAGACGGTAAATATCTCATTGTCGACTGGTACGAGTATTACGACACGCTCGCAGAAGCAAAGCAGGAAATTCGCAAATTCATTGGCGACGTTGAGGCGACTGATTTTAACGACAAAGACGAAATCATAAAGGATGATTTGAAAGAAACCATGAAGAACGAAAGACAATTCATTAAAGGGTCTAAGAAGGTGAAAGAAGGCTATACTTTATTGGGCAACGAAGATAAAGAAATTTTAGCCTTCAGCAATTACAATAACGCAGTAAAGAAAGCGGAAGAATTAGGACTTAAATTAGCTGAATATGGCGATGTTTATGGCTCCAATGTTTCCTATGCTTTCTGGAATAAATCAGGAAACAGAAACGATGATGAAGAAGTAATGTGCTATTATTTCTTCGATAAAGACGGAAAGCCGAGAGCAGACGTTACAGAAACAGAATTGAGTCAAATCGCAAAAGCCTTTGGTATTCCAAAAAGCGATATCGATGATGCCGATGAAGTAATCGACGACGAGAACTTAGAAGAGGGCAAGTCAAAAAACGATAAGTGGGAAATTGAATGGGACTATAACAATGATGTGAAAGATGCGCCGTGGTTCGCTATAATCGTCTATAACGATAAAACCAACAGAAATAAGTTTAAAGCAGATATCTCCCTTGAAGATGCTAAAAAATTAGGGCTTGAAGACGATGGTGACGAAGGCTTTGGCGACTTTACGTCGTTCAACGATTTGGAGAAGATTGTCGGGCACAAACTTAAGTTCGAAAGAATAAACGAAGAGTGCAAAGAATCCGTTAAACGTTCTAATCGCAAAGACAAATCTTCGAAGAAAGATAAAGTCATCGTCTTCGGTAAAGATACAAAACTCAAAGAGGAAGCTCGCAAGATTCCTTATGGCGTGCTTGCATGGCAACTCAATGAAATTATTTCAGGCATGAACAACGAAGAAGCCTACTATGGCTCCTGGCTCTATATCTGGCCCGACGGAGAAGACAGACAAGGCGCAATCGAAGATTTCGAGACGAAGGAAGACTATCAGGACCTCGAAGACCTGTTCGTCAAACTCTACAAAGCGTATCACGACGACGGTCTCTACAATGTCAGCGACAAAGTCTTGGCACGAGCACATCAGTGGGATAAGAAACTCGGTCTCGAACCAATCGTCGATGTGAAGAAGGAGCGCGTCAGCCCTCGTGTCGACCTCGATAAGGAACTTGAAGAAGAGGAGTAATTCGATGAAAAGCGGATTCAAAGTAGTATACTCGTTCGAATACGAGAACTTCAAAGACAATTATTGGACTTATGACGTTCCGTTTGAAATCTTCGTTGACGGAATCAGAGAGTATTTCAGCAAAGAATACATGGTCGAACTTGATGGCAAAGACAACGACGTCTGGAGCATGATGAAAGACCTCGACGCTCTTGACAACATCTTCGACGAAATGGAAAGCTGGTACGAAGACAGATGCGAGCCTCTTGCTTACGAAGCATTCGTCGAATACGCGAAGCAAGAACAAGAGTACGCACGCAAGTTCGGTGATTGATTATGGGAGTAGGTAACGCAGTCGTAATCGTCAATACCGACTCGATATGGGACGGTAAAGAAGGGACTCTTCAGTCAATAGACGAACGTAACGGAACATGCGTCGTATACGTGAATTTCGAGCCTGGAGAAGATAAGTACGTTCTACAGGAATTCGCTATAGACAACGTTCAGTCGATATAAAGAAAAACGACCTCTGAATAGAGGTCTTTTCTTTTCGTCTCTATAACGTTTTTTGGCGTTTGTTTTTTGAATTATGAAAGTGTTTTTTGAAAATGCTTTTAATTTATTTAAATAGTATTTTCTTTAAATATATAATACAACGATTAAATGGTTTGACGCAAAAATAAATAAAATCGAAAAATATTGAATTAAGACGGTTTCAGCTCTATAATGTACTCATGAAGTTCTCGCTCGAAAACATCATCGATGAATACGATTCGTTCGTTCTACGACGAAACGATTTCGTCATTGAGATGGGCGAAGTCGAGGACGACGACGTAAAAACGTTACGTGCAGAATATCGCGTATTTAAGACTGCTATTGATGATGCGTTGTCGCTTGTATCGTCTGAGTACGCTTCTTTGTGCAGATGCTGGAACGATGTCAAATATTATGGGGGCTCTTGGCCTGACACAAGACGCATGCTGACGCTTAAGTCGTTAATCGCTGAAGGGAAACGCGTCAGAGACGAAATCAGACGCGAATACGATATTGCCTTGTTGAAAGGCACGTTCGATTATTGGTTTTTGTGGTTCATGAAAGAGCACGTTTGAGAAGCGCGCTTCTTTGCTAAATTCATTGATTATGGTTGATGTCAAGAGTTTTTTGTCGTTTACATTGGATGACGTAGAGGAATACGCGCAGTCTTTGAACTGTCCAGAAAGATTGGGAGTTGGCCCATCGATAGTGTTGCCGAATGGCGACGTCTACGACCTGACGTCCGTGAATCTAGACGGAGACGCGACGCATTTCACGTTCTTCCATCTCATATTCGATTCGTTGGCGCAGGATTTGAGAGATGAGTATCCAGACGACGAAGACGTCGATTACGAAATATACGAACTTGACGACGATAGACGCATCATGGACTACGTCGAGTCTGATTTGGGAATCATAACGCTCAACGAAGGAAGAACGTACGTAGAACCTCGTGCGAAGCTGGTTGCGCTTAAGAAGCCGACGGACGCTCAATACGAGGTAATCGAAGAGTATTTGGACGAAGTGCAGAAATATAAATCTGCCGTCTATTGTTTTCTGACCGACAAATCGGATTACGTGTCGTATCGTTTCGACGAGAACACGACAGACGAGATTATAGAAAAATTAAAAAGAACGTTCGCGTTTGGTAGGGTTTTCGAAGATGCGAACGGCAAGAATATTGAAGAATCGAGCAAAGAATCGAAGAAGGACAAAGCAGGTCGTGAGTACAACATCTGGACAGAGTGCACTGGTGGTTATTCAGGTCAATCCGACTACATGAAGATTGCCTACGTTGGCGATGACTGGATGGACGAACACGACAGAATCATACGAGAGAACATTCTCGGCTATCTTCAGTACTCCGTTGCTGACGACGAAGAGGATACCGCGTATATACAGATGATTGAAGTCAAGGAATCGGAACGTCGCAAAGGCATAGCGACCGCTTTGATAGACTCTCTGAAGAAAGAATATAAAGAGATAAATTGGGGCTATACCACGAACGACGGTACGAAGTTCTATAATTCTTACAATAAGATAAACGAAAGCACGCATTGTTTGTTCTCGGAAGACTATGATGCCGTGTATTTCGATTCGGTATATGAGTGCAAGAACTATTTGGTTGCGTACGCTCAACGTAACTATTATGGTATATTGAGGCTGCTTCACCTGAAGGATTCTGGCATGTGGGTGGTTGGTGATGGTTCGAATTACATTCATATGGACCTCGAAGACCAGGCAGTCGATATGAAACTTACGGCTTCGGCGTATTATATCGACAGATATCTTTTCTATACGAAGAACGAAATTGATGATGACGTGATAGATTATAACCTCGAGATAAACGTATACGATTACGGCGACTTCAAGATTGCGGACTTAGGCAACGATTTCGACAGAACTGATTTGTATTCAGTATTGCCTGAGCCAGTTCGCGTTTATCAGTTCGAGCGCGAAATGGATGAGTCGTTGACAGAAAAAATAGTCAAAAAAGGCAGTAAATGGCAGGTTCAGTCTGAAAAAGGAAAGAACCTAGGTACTTACGATACCAAAGCAGAAGCTGAAAAGAGATTGAAGCAAGTTCATTATTTCAAACGCTTACAAGAATATATAGAAACAAACGAATTCCAACTCGGTACGGCTGGGTATGTAAAAGAAGACGGTTCACTAATAATTCTCGATGAATATCATGGGGAAGATGAGGGATTAGAAAAAATGGGGTATCCTGAATTTTCTAACACTCACGCCGAAGAAGATACTTGTGTTAGAATATTTAATGAACCCAATGAAATTCAATATAAAAAATTAGAAGAAATTATTGACAAATACTTAGATATTGAAGATTATTGTAAAGTTGAAATATGGAAAAATAATAAACCCGATTTTTATAAAGTTTTTAGTTTAAGAGAGGGGGCTTGTCAAGATTATCACTGGGATGAAAATATTGGTAATTGGACTGGTTATAAATTAGTTAGGATGATTAAAAACTATTTTCATCTAAATGAGAAGGTAGTAAAAAAGGGCAATAAAGAAGATTATCAGAAGAAATTTGATGAGAGAACTCATGCCCATATCGATAGAGTAAATAAATATGCCAAGAAGATAGGTAGAAGTTATCCAAACCATGACAGCGACAAGTTCAACGAGTTATATGCTGGTTATTCTTTAATGTCCAAAAATAAAGAGGATATCACAAAAGAAGAACAAGCGATGATTGACGATGCTACTTTTAAGCATGTTATCAATAACGAACATCACTGTGAACATTGGGTAGACCCTAAAGATATCGAAGGATTCTCTAGAGATAATCCAACTCCTCATGGTTGTTTAGATTGCTCAAAGATGCCCGAATCCGCATTAGAAGAGATGTGCTGTGATTGGTGTGCGATGAGTGAGGAATTCAACAACACGCCTTTTGAGTGGTACGAAAAGAACAAAGACACTAGATGGCATTTCAACGAAGAGCAGGATAAATTCATTTTGGATACCTTACACAAACTTTGGGATACCGAAAAAATAACAGAAGATTTGCAAGAAACGGATAATGAAGGCAATCCTTTAAGTAAAGAGCAGATTGAGTTCTTCAAGAACAGCAAAGTTCGTAACAAAAAAGGAGAACTTGTCGTTTGCTATCATTCGACTAAGTATGAGTTCGATACGTTCAACAGAGGCCTCGCGAAGATAGGTCTGTTTGGAGATGGCATGTATTTTTCGACGAGTTCCGAAAACATATTTTCGCATGGCGACAAATACAAAGTCGTGTACTTGAATCTAGAGAACCCAGTGATTCTTCATCACAACGATTCGTCGCTCGATGCCGACGTCATATCTACTATTCTAGTCGATACAACCGGAGCATTCGATTCTGCTCTCTACGACAGCATGTATCATCCGTTTGGAGACTGGTATCTCGTTGAGATGTATTATGAGAAGATAATGGGAGAACACAAGAGATTCGATGAGTTGGCAGAGATGTCCGGTTACGATGGTATAATAGTGCTCAGTGATGAAGACATAGAGAATCGTCGTACTGAGATTGAGGTGTTTTTACCGAACGCTATAAAGAGCGTCGACAATATAAATCCTACAAGCAGTGACAATATAAACGAAGATTTACAAGAAACAGACAACGAAGGTAATGTCTTAAGTAAGGAGCAAATTGCGTTTTTCAAAGACAGCAGTATTCGCGATAACAACGGAAAATTGCTTGTTGTGTATCACGGCACCGATAAGAACTTCGATAAATTCGCGCGTGGCGATATAGGCTTTCATTTTGGGACGAAAGCGCAGGCTCAAGCTATTGCAAATGAATTTCCATTTGATGCAGGCAAAGTTTATTCTTATTATTTGAATATAAAGAATCCTGCATATATGTACGATTTTGGCGAAACAGGCCCGTACTCTGTTCTATTTTGGTGGTGGAGTCAGTCGTTCGATAAATATGGAAGCATATTCGATTTCGACATGACAGAAGATGAATTAAAGGAAATAAACAAAGTGCTTTTCTTTAATGGAAGGTCTCTAGGCACAGGCAAAGAAACCGATATTACGTCTGATGCGGAGGCCGCAGAGTGCGATTCGTTTGCGGATAAATACAACTCTGACGAATCAAGACTTCTAAGAAGATTGTTGAAGAACAGAGGCTATGACGGTATATATTATCAGAACAATTTCGAGGCCAGCGACATGATAAGTGGAGACATGTCGTATATTGCATTCGATGCAAATCAGATAAAGGCAATTACAAATAAAGAGCCGACGAACAGCGACAACGTAAACGAAGGTTCAAGTGGAGTGCCCAACAAGCAGAAATATCAAAATAAAAAACTAAAAAATAACATAGTAAAGATTGCGAAAGACAACAATTTCGAAGGTATCATAGACACCAAGGAACTTAGTGTACATCATTTGAGCGATGCATACGAAAATGGTTTGAAAGACAACTCATACAAGAACATTTGGTTCATAAAATCGAAAGACTGGAAAGACAGGGAATTGCTTCATAAGCTTTTGCATTACATGGACAGAAACGAGGTTTCCTATAAAGAACTGCTCAGTAAATTGGAGGGCATTAAACTCTATCAGTACGATGATGTGAACAATAGATTCGTAGAGAAAACGTTGAGTACATTCAGAGAATCGCTAACGGAATCGAAACAGGATGACGAGAACTTCAAAAAATGGCTAGACGATGCATATCAGAAAGTCGGGCGTGGATGGTCAGATTCGGACATAGATGTTTCTGAATATATGCGCAGTGCAAATGATTGTCTTGCGCTGTTTCAATCATATAGAAAAGACAACTCCGGAAAAGAGACCGATTATTACTACTGGATGAAGAGAGACCCGTCCGAGTTCTTCTACTTTTTGACTAACTACGTACGAAAGAGCGAAGAGAAAAAAGAACTCATAGACAAAGAGAATTCAGGTGCAGAGAGAGTCGCGGAGAGCGATGTTTGGTACGTATATAAGATAACGTCGTACGAAGCAAGCAGAAAATATGGTCGCAACACCACTTGGTGTATAACCGATGAAGATGACTGGGATTCTTATAGAGACAATTTGGGAATAGAGTATTTTCTGTTCTTCATACCGAGAGACGATTCCAAGTACATGCGTCACGCAGTAGGCGTTATTGGCAATCACGCTGAAATGATTTTCAATCAAGAGGACTGCAAAGTGGCTGGTATACCAAATGTCCCAACTCTTCCCGATGGTTACCCTCAAATACCAGACGCAATGGGTTATGATTTCAACGAGTACTTCGATTTTTATGACGACATAACAGAAGCAAATATAAGAGACGCGGCAGAAGCAGGTGTAAACTGGCTCGACTATCTCTGGTTCTTAAAAAACGATGAAGATGAGATAAAGGATATATTGAAGAACGATTTTCATATCGATATGAACGAGTCGCTAACGGAAGCGAAAGCTGATACCGAAAGATTTTTGAAGTGGATATCTGACGGATATAAATCGATGAAATACAGCGATTGGGCTTCCGGTGTTTACGCGAAGGAAGCGGTCGACGTGTTCAATAAGTACAAGAACTCATTGAAGGGCGAACAGCGTGACATATACTCATGGATGAAGAAGCCGTTCAGCGAATTCGCATCGCTTGTCTCATCGTTGCAGAAAAAGGACGACGAGAAGGCAGAAGTCGCCCGTAAAGAGGACGAAGGCGCAGAACTTGTCTACGAGAACGACGATTGGCTCGTTTACGAAATAACGAATTATGAGGCTTCCGTAAAGTACGGTAAAGGAACGAAGTGGTGCATCTCTGGCTCTAAGCGTTGGGAAAACGGCAAAAACGGAAGAGAGCATTGGGACGGTTATCACGAAAGCGGTATACTCTTCTATTTCTTCATCAACAGAAAGAACGGAAGAAAGTACGCACTAGCCATATATCCAGACAGGAAACATTACGAGATTTTCAACGACGCCGATATTGCTATTACGTATATTCCCGATGCGCCTTTCGTGAAGCAGGTCGCGGGCTTGATTGACGGCAAAGAGCGCGAAGCATGGTACGCAGTATTAAATCCTGAGCACGAGATACAAATTCTCATAGCGGAAGGCAAAGTCGACTTCAACTTCATCAGACATTATCTAAACGACAGTGCTTATAATTATAAAGAAGGCACGCTTATTCTGTATAACAACGTCGACGACTTCGTCAAGGACCTTGACTGGTCCATACCCGATGAATATCTCGAATGGGAAGCGGTCACCGACGGTAAGATGTCTGCAGAACAGTATAAGAAGTTGACCGGTTATGACTATGAAGAGGAGTGGGCAGGCGATGTTCCTCAGATATCGAATTGGGACGAACTGAAAAACTGGGAGAAGGGCAAAGCAGCCGCTCTCGATAAGTCGAATTTCGATTCTGGGTTCTATCTCATAGCGAACGAAGACGATGGCGAAGAACTTTGGTCTTATCACAAAGACTTCCCAGACGCGTTGCTGGAATTCTCTCGCTATTCTCCAGATATATTGAACGAAATCACGCAAAGAATATTCACAGACCTCGAACGCGGTTCAGTAACCGTCAACGACGTTTTCAATGCGTTCGATTTGAGTGAGGACACGAAAGACAATCTTAAGCAGATGTACGAATCTCTGTCTCTTGACAAAGCGCATAACGCGTCTTATAATCTTCTCGAAAAGCATCGCTGTGCGAAATCGTTGATGCATTCTTCGTGTATGCGTGCTATAATAAGCGAGAAGGTGGACATGAAAATGAGCAAAAAGGAATTGAGAAAGCAAATCGACGCGTTGAGCGAGAGCGAACTTGACGAAAGAATCGCTCAGTTGGAGTCGGAAGCAAAGAAGATGTTCGAGTCCAAAAGTGAACCCAATTCGGACGATGCGTTCCTTCTCAGTTACGCGAAAATGATAAAGGCTCGCGATTACGCAAGAGATTCCTTGAAGGACGGGAGTTGGATATATGCCTGACGAAGAGAACATATTGAAAGAGAAGCCGTTCCCCAAGGAATGGCAAATGTGGAAAATACAAGTCCCAAACGAGCATCTAAATGACCCAGAAGAAGCAAAATTCGGCAGACCGGTCATTCTTGTGGAGACGTTTGTCGACGAAGAAGAGAAAGACGAGGAGGACTTAACTCAGTTCTTCCCTCTTTTCGCTGTAGGCACGACGAACGTAAAGCGTTATGAAGCCGAGCCTGATACGGTAATCTTCGATGACGCCGAACAACTAAAGAGATATAAATTGAAGAAGCCCACCATTTTTAGATTCGGCAAAGCGGAAGGTAAATTCACATACGATTTGTCGATACAGGATTTCATCGATTACGGTGAATACGTTGCGGATATCTCGAAAGAGGACAAGGCGTATATAAAGAAGGAATTGAATAACAGAGTCGGCAACTTCACAAAACTGCACGACGCTTTGGCCGTCGATATCGAAGAGGACATCGAGAAGCATGACGAACTGAATCAGAAGTTATTCGACGGCGACGAATTGAGACAAGACGTAAAAGACAAAGTTGTTGAAATCGCAAATGCGTTCGTCGATGAGTTGAAGGCGGACGGAATCAAGTTCAATCTCAAGGACATCGTTCTCATCGGCTCAAACGTCAACTACAACTATACGAAAGACAGCGACTTGGACATTCACTTAATAGCGGACAGCGAAGGTCTAGAGTGTCCAGACGAGTTGTATCCTCTGCTTTATTCCGCGTATCGTTCTATCTTCAACAAGAACTACGAAATAAAGATAAAAGGCATTCCTGCGGAGATTTACGTGGAAATGGACGAGCCCCAAGGCGTAAGCAATGGCATCTATTCAATCGAAAACGGTTGGGTTAAGAAGCCCGTTCAGACGGATATCCCAGACATAGACAGAGAGAAGTTGGACGACGAACTTTCAAAATGGGAAGACAAGTACTTCGAACTTCGCGACAGAATAGAGTACGCTCTTGCGTCGACAGAGCACCCTTTGGACGAGTCTTTGATTAGGGAAAGCGCATTGGACGAATCTGCGAAGACGGATTTCATCGCCAAGTTCGGCGAAGATACTGCGAAAAACTTCGAGAAGGCCAAACAACGTCTGCTCAACAAAGGTCTTTCCGTCGATTATGGTCAATACTTAAAGTACGACAAAAAGCAATTGGACGATTTGCTGTTGTCGTTATACGATGACAAAAAAGACGCTCAGAAAAAACGCGTGATGTCGGGCAAGACCCGCGAGGTTCGTGGCAAATATAACTTTTTGGGCGAAAAGAATGGATACTTAGTATACGAGCCTTTGGATTACGTAGCCTCGATGGATTTGGGTATAAACACGGGTTGGTGCACTACTGGAAGATATGGTCATGCAGGGCATCCTGAATATAATCCAAGCGCGAAAGATGCTAAGAAGCACTGGAACAATTATACGAAAAAGGGGGTGAGATTCTTCTACTTTCTAGACCCGTCTACGTTTTACGGAGAATACGCCTTGGCGTTATATCCAAGAACGATTAATGTCAATGAATTCTTGAACGATAATGAATACTTGAAAGAGACAAATTTCGAGTTGTTCAATCAAAAAGACTATCGAGATTATTCTGAACTCAACTCGTTGCCGATTGACTTAATTAATGCAAAGTTGGTTATAAAAAGACCCAAAGTCGTAAATGGACTTGCTTTAAGCGACGATGGTACCGAGATTGTCAAAGCATCAACATCATTAAAGTCGGTAACGATTCCTAACAGTGTCACGAAAATCGGCGACCTTGCTTTTTTTGGGTGTGCCTACTTAAAGTCAGTAGCAATACCAGACGACATAACGAGAATTGGCAAAAATGCTTTTCGTGACTGCGGGGCCTTAAAGTCAATCACGATTCCAAATAGTGTCACTTCGATTGGCGAAGATGCTTTCTTTGCCTGTAGGTCTTTAGAGTCAATTACAGTATCAGACAGTGTAACGGAAATTGGCAGAGCCGTTTTCGCTGGTTGCACATCCTTAAAGTCAATTATGATACCTAGTGGCATAACGAGAATTGGCGAAAGTGCTTTTTTTGGGTGTGCCTCCTTAACGTCAATAACAATTCCAAAAAGTGTAACGGAAATTGGCGGGGCCGCTTTTTATGACTGTGAATCCTTAACTTCCATAACGATTTCTGATAGTGTAACGGAAATTGGCATAGGTGCTTTCGCTGGTTGCAAATCCTTAACGTCGATTACGATACCTAATAGTGTAACTTCAATCGGTGATGATGCTTTCTCTCGTTGCGACTCCTTAACATCTATTACAATTCCAAATAGTGTAACTTCGATTGGCATGCGTGCTTTCGCTGGTTGCGTAAGACTTACTGTGCACACAAACAACGAATATGCCATACAGTATTGTGAGAAAAACGGTATAAAGTATGTCAGAGACGCCCATGAGTCTTTGAAAGAAGAGTACGTGGATGATGATAAAGAGATATTCACGACGGAAAGTCCTTACGAAGTGGCGAATATGCTACGCTCATCAGAAAAAGCTTTACGTATATTGTATGACAGAAAACTGAAGAGATTCTTCGTGTGTGATGCAGATGAGTTGATTCATCGTGAGATGGTCGATGCGGCCTGGGAGCGTGGTTACTATGCACAGCTCGCGCAAAGCGGTGTGCTCAGAGGTAAATGGGAATTGGACAGTTATCTTGACGACTACGGTGGACACGTGATATACTATATCTATGCACCTCTCGATAAAGTAGCAGATACTTACGGTTCAGACATCAACGAAGACGGTTACGAAGGTAAGTATGTCTATGACTTCGGTGTGGTGACGACGAGAAGCGACGACAAATATAAGTCAAGCCCGTTAGGTAAGGCCTTGGGCAAATATCAACATCACTATGTCCAAGACGGGTGGATTGACGACTATACGCCAAAAATCATCGAAGTCGCTTGACACGCAAGAAACGTGCTTATATAATTTATGCTAGAGTAGAGGTGACGTTATGATTGATAAAAACGAAAAGAGATATTCGAAGATTGTCGAGAAGGTTAAATCGATGACCGACGACGAGTTGATTAAATTCGTCGAATCTTTGAAGTCGCTCAAAGAGTCGTATTCTGACGAAGAGTCATATCGTCGTCAATTGAACATCGCATATATGGAATCGCTTCGCAGAAACGATTCAATCGAAGAACCAGATGACGATTCGTTCGCGAGCGTAGAGGACGAGGCCGACTGGTAACTAAGTGGGGTGAACAGATGAAAGACTATGTATTAAAGCCCTTCGAATTATTGATTTGCAAGGTACCGAACGACCATAAATACGACCCGCCTGCGAAGCGTCGTCCAGTAATCATACTCGACCCCGCGTATGATGCGGAAGACTTCGAAGACAAAGACTTTTCTCTGAAAGACGTGTATCCGATTTTCATTCATGGTACTTCCCAAGTCGAAAAGTATAAAGACATAGATGATTTTTTGTCGTTTTCTTTGGGAGAGTTGAAAGGCACGAATCTCGCAAAGCCTACTGGTTTCTTCATTTCAGACCGCAGACTTAAGAAAAACGAAAGCAAGAATTGGTCCGCTTACGACATCATACACAATTCCGAGTTTAAGTCATTGGGTGTCATCCCAGACGATATGAAGAAAAAAATCATCGACTTCGTCAAAGAACGAAATATACCGTTGTCTTTATATGAATCGAAGCAGTCGACGCAAGAAGATGACCTTTACGAAGAGATTTACGACTTCATCGAAGACCTATACGATTTGCGTAAGGAATCAATCGCCAAAGACGGAGAATTCGGCATCGGCAATCTCGTGTTCAAGGAGATGCGCAATCTCGGTTATTTGGACGAATTGAAGGATTTATCGAAGAAGCTGAAGTCTCGTCAGCTTTCGTTGGAGCGTCTTTCAGAGCAGATGGTCATCGACAACGCAAAACGTTTTTTCTACGAATTGTCCAAACACATAGACGTCAAATTTGGCGAAGAGTACGTCATTCTTGCCACGAACGTCGACGAGCACAACGAAAAGAAAAGAGACGACAACAAAGACGCGTATGACAACGCTGTGTCGTATGTGGAGAACAATGGCCTTCGCGTATCCGGTTATTATCTTGGCGATGCAAATCCAGATACGTATATCATCGAAAGACCGAATGAAACGACGTCAGAGGAACTTGCCAACGCCCTTGCGCAGGACAGTTTCATCACGTTCTCGTTCTCAAAGGGCAAAAAGCTGAAGACTACGAGTCACGATAAGAAAGACGAAAAAGACGACAGATATTCCGAAACATATACCACATCGAACGTTATATTCGATGCGTTGGCGAAGTCGTGCGATGGATACACTTTGTTGCCCAATGGCGTCGCATTCTCGTTCGGTCTGTACGGCAATGACGAGGACGAGAGATTCAAGTCGTTGACCGAGAATAAGAAAGAACCTATGTTGAAATCGAATACCCCATATATGTTGCGCAACGATGGCAAGCTTCTGGAATGTGGTTCCGTCCATCCTTATATAGAGATGTTCAAAGAAGCGTCTTATGAGAAGAATCTGAATGAGTTGTTGAACAGACATTCTGGCTTTCTCGAATGGTTCAGAGAGAATACGAAAAGGGAAGATATCGCTTCTCTCGTAAGCAAATTCGAAAGCCTAGAAGACAAGACCAACGAAGAAGCGAAGTCCCTGTTCGAAGAACTTTCTAGAAAGACGAACGAAGAGTTCTGTCGCGTGCGTACGTCTAATATAAAATATGCGTACGGTGGCGACAATGGCGAGATATACTTCAGAATACCCGTCGACAGCAAAGTTAATTGGTTCGATTCAATTTGGAAAACGGTTGCCGAAAACGCTCCGTCAATCGACTATGTGACAGTCGTCAAAGATGGGCCTATAGTTGGCAAAAAGCAAGAATACTGCAGTGTCGGCAATGAAAAACTGTCGCATATGCCAATCGACGATTTTCTCACAATAGAAGGAAACCCCACGCTAAATTAAAAAGAGGTATCTCGAAATATGATTATTGAAACTTCAAAACAAAGACATCTGTTCGAAACCGCGGATAAGAAGCGCATTGTCGAATATTATGGTGATAACAACGACAACATCAAATCCGTTATCTGCGAAGATGCTGAGGCTGGTGTATCCGTTCTCGACGGCTATGACTGCGACAAAGGTACAGGCAAATCGGAAAGATTCTTCGAAAATCTTGAATCTGCGAAAAAGTACTTGACTGAAGCCAGGAGCATGATAGAATATACTCAAGAGGTAAATAACATGAAAGAACAACTCAAAGAAGAACTCAGCGCAAGCGAAATCCGTTCCGCAATCGGCAAACATTTCGATTACAGCGCCTCGTTCGAACTCGTCGACATCATCGAAAACGTCATCGATAGAATCGAAGACATCTATGTCGAAGACGAAGACGAACTTCATGACGCTATCATTCAAGCTATCGACGACTCACTCATCTACACCGAAGACCTGTGGGAAATCATGAAGCAGTATCAGTCTCCTCAAGATGCCAATTGGGATGAAGCAGTTGAAGAATTCTACAACGATGTCTATGTGATTGTCGAAGACCTTCGTGAGAACTATCATAGCGATGAATCCGGCGAAGAGGAAGAAGTCGAAGTAGAGGAAGAAGAGTAGTTTCAAAAATTGAAAATTACTCGTGCTAAAGTAATGAGCGAGTGATAAAAGACTCGTTCTCAAAAATTAGATTGTATAGTCACCTGATGTGATTGTATAATATAATGACACGATGCGAAAGACGTATCGTGACTCTGAACAACAAAGACGCCTGCCGATTGGGTAGGGAGCCGTCGACCGACGTCTCTGAAAAACCAAAAGGAGGGTTACTATGTTGTATTTGAGTGAAAAGACCGGCAAGTCTTACAAAACTGTCAAAGAACTCGAAGCCGACGAAAAGAAGTTGGCGGAATTAGAATCCGCAGAACAAAAGAAGAAGGCTGAGAAGAAACAGCGTGCCGAAGAAGTTGCGAAAGCTTACAAGGCATACGAAGACGTCAAAGCCGAATACGCGACTAAGTTGCGTGAGGCTTATGATAGCTGGGTTGAGTTACGTGACGAATTCGCCAAAGACTATGGTGGATATCACATGACTTACGTCAGCGAGAACGGGAGTGAACCTAAAATCGAATTCGGTGATGGGTTCGAACCTCTATTCCTCAGTTGGTTTTAATCAATTGATAAAACGAGTGTGCTCCCTGCATCTTGCGAAAGCTTGATGTCACACGACCTGCCCATGTCGCTAAACCGAGTATTCGTCGACAGATACGTCGTCGTCTTAGCCTGATGTTCATCGTATACGTGGCTGTACGATGAGCGGGAATCATGGGAACTGGATACCCACGACCACGAGCAAACCAGGTATGGCAGCAAGGCACCAGAAAAAGAGTCTTTCAGTACAGCGTGGGCAGGAGTTAGCGACGCACTTATAACTGTTGTGCGTATGCAAAACACCCTTAATGTTCCCTCACCCAAGAGACGTGGCTGTCTCGAATCTGAATAGCGATTGCCCTAGTCGCAGGGTCAGTGAAGAACCTTCCGATTGAAAAGCAGACAGACTGCATAATTATGGTGGGTTGTTGATGCGTGAATGGGAATCGGCATTGAATAGCGCATCGTTGTTCTTACAGAGGTAAAACCCTCTGCTTAGCAGTGCATCCACCGCCCGCTTCGGCTGGCATGATGCACACGTCGGCACGAAGACGTTAAACCTCTGCGAGTGTTCTTGTCGCGAGAACTCAAATCGCGACGTGCGGGCAGTCTCACGCACGGCAAGACAGCATCGTTCTGCCAGATAGACCAGACCTCTTTATAGGATTGACGCGTGAAGGTAATCCTATCGCCATGCAGGTGAAAGAGTGCAAGGGGATTTAACGAGTTTCTACCCACAGTCGTGAAATTCGCAAAGGATGTCAGTTAGGTTTCTGCAAAAAGCCGAAGGGAGCGCCGTAAGGTGCTTTTCTTTTTCGATAATTGCTAAATTTGATGACATAATTGTTGTCGAACTGTTTTTCATGGAATTAAGCGAATACGTTTCTGAGATAAAGTTGGAACTCACTGGTGGAGTTCTCGAATTGGAAATCAGCGATGAGATTATTTCGAAGGTCGTTATGAAGTCGTTGAAGGAGATTCAGCGATACATAGACGAGTCGAGATACATCGAGGTTCCTTTTTCTAGTTGCATCGACCTGACAGGTTTCAAGTGTTCAAGCATAAAGAGCGTGTATAGAACCGAGCCTATTGGCGGTGGCGCGTCTGGAAGCGGTAGCACGATAGACCCGATGTACGCACAGACGTGGGCTTTGTACGGCATGAACAACGTTACGTATAACATAAATCAGTTCGCTTTGAACTATGCATCGTATAATACAGTGTTGCAGATACGTAATTCTGTCAGCACGGACTTGGCGTTTAAGGAAGATAAGCAAGGTCAGAAACTGTACATAAACGTATCTGGCAACTATCCGACGAAAATCGTAATCGAATACATACCGTTGTTCGAAGACGTGAGCGAAATCAAAAGCCCATACTGGATAGACGTTCTTCAGAGATTGTCGATTGCGATGGTCAAGAAGACGTTGGGCAGAATCAGAACGAGATTCACTCAAAGCAACGCCCTGTGGCAACAAGACGGTGAGACGATGCTTCAGGAAGGCGACAGGGAACTATCCGAACTTCGCGAGATATTGAGAACGAATCATTCTCTGTTCTATCCAGTCGACTAAGGAAATAAAACAATATAAAAGACACAACAAGGAGATTCTTATGAAAGAAATCGACAGATTCGAAAGATTGAAATCCAAACTCGAACACACTCGTAAATCGTTGATTGACGAAGGTTTCGAGCTGGATGGTCTTGGGATTATGGAGAACTACGACGTTCTCAATCCCTACGTTCACGGATATTCGAAGGCCGTTTTATCGGAATTCCCGCAATTCGAGACAATCAACGAAGCTCTTTGTGGCTATGATTTGTTCTCCGAATTCTCAGATGGAGACCTGAACGACTCCAACGCAATCGATTGGGTCGTCGACAAAGTTCGCTGTGCGTGCGAAAGCGTCGAAGAGGAGAAAAAGGACGAACTGGTGGAAGCCAAACAGCTCAACGAAGGTACGTCTAACTTCTACGGCGACGGTGGTGCCGATTTTCTTCCCTTGCTTGTGTTCATGGATTACGAAAACGTATACGATGCCGCAAAAGATGCGGCCAAATTCGAATACGACGAAGACGAAGATGGCGATTGGGACGAATATCTTGAGGCGTTCATGAACGAGCACTTCGACGAATATTCGAACGGCGTATGTACGTTGGACGAATGGGAAGTCGAAGAACTCGAAGACGACCTCTACGACATGACGAAGAGAATCAACGACAAAGGCTCAAAACTTTACTATAGCGAAGACGAAGACACTTCTTTACGTGGTGAGATTTTGAAAGACATCGAGTTCGAAATCAAGCCAGGCTATTACGAAGGTGCGCAAATCTTCATAGATTTTCACGGAAACGAGGAATATCTCAACGACGAGGACAAAGAAGAACTCGCCCAATGCTTCGAGGAACTGAAGAAGAAACACGGTCTCACAGAGATGGCGGTAGCATGGGGTCCCGCATCAAATGGCGAAACTGGCTATAAGATAGTCGAAGCCAAAGAAGAAAAACCTCAGGAAGAAAAGAAGACATATGCAATAGCCGTCAGATACGTCGAAAACGGCGACTTCGACATACTTACTTACGATACGAAGGAAGAGATGGAAGACGCTTACGAAAAAGCGAAGAACAGTTATCTCATCAACGGTCGTGAATGGGACGACATCAGTCTCGACGTTTTCGGTGCATGCGAAGACGAAGAAGGGAAAATCAAAGAGGGCTTGGACGAACCTCCCGCTGGCTACGAGAAGTTCAAAGGCAATCTCGACAATCCGTATCAGCGCATCGAAGTTGGTAAGAAGGTCATCACCAAAGACGGCGAAGAATACTTCATCACTGACGTAGACGAAATGGATAGGTCGTATCTGTGGGTTTCCAAAAACAGAAGCGACATCGCATCTGGTAGAGGTCATTCGTTGCACAAGAGCGAGGTTGCATTCATTTCCAAGGAAACGTGTGAGTCTCTTAAGAAAGACGACGAGAAGAAGGGCAAAGACCACAAGCGCAAATGCAGGATAAAAGAATCTTTGAAGGAAGAGAATCGGTCTCTAGTCGAAGCCAGAGAATTGTCTTTCGAAGACTTATTCTGGTGGATTTACGGAGATGAAGACCCGTTAGGCTTAGGCGTTCAGTTCAAAGATACGTACAAGTTAATAGAAGACAAGTTCGCAAATATCGTTTGGAAAGATGACGAAGAGTATGGCGACCCGGAGAGATTGTCAGAAGAACAGCGTCAGGAAATTTTGGATTCCGCCAAAAAAGAGGCTGAGAGTTGGACAAGCTACGACTTATATGGAATGCCCGCAAGATACGTGGATACATTCACCATCTACAAAGGTTTAAAGAAACTGTTGGGCGCAGAATGCGACAGTCTCGACGAATCTTTGAAGGAAGATAAGATTGATGTCGTTAGATGCAAAGACATTTTGAATAATCAAATTGATTGGGAAGAGGTTGACGAAACAAGCGACGTTGAGTTCGCAGTAAATCAATTAAGAAGTTTGAATTCAGAAAAAGTGATTAGTGATGACGAGTATAATTATATCATTTCTCATTGGGACGAATTACTTCAAGAATCTTTGAAGGAAGAACGTCACATGAGCGACGGTCCTCTTCAGTTGGGCGAAGACCGTTGCATCAACGAATCCGAAGAGAACGAAATAAAGGCGATACTCAAGCCGAGACTGACTCAAGACGGTCAGATAAAGCCGTTTGCTGACGACGAGAAACTTCCTCGTGGATTCAGATTCCTCGCGTCTACTTCAGGTGTAAATCAACGTGGTTACGTCAGATACAAAGGCAACAGATATTGGTTCGAAGTCAAAGACGGTGAAGACGGCAAAGACGTCGCGGTAGTTCGCGAAAGCATCTACGACAGAAAATCCAAACAAGTCGGTCACGTGAATAAGAATGCTGGCGATGTCGAGAAGAATATGGCCGCTTTCAATCACTCGATGATGGGTGAGGGAATCGAAGACGATGCCGCCAAGACCAGCATCAAGAATCAGATTGGCGACAACGTCAAGGACGAAATCGACGCAATAGACAACTATGATGGTCTGACGGACGCCATAAACTTCTGTGGAAGCATCAGCGAAGAGGACAAAGCTAAACTTCTCGCAATCGTAGATGACATTCGTTCTGAGGAATACAAGCATGTGGGTCAGCTCAGCAAAGCCGTCGACGTAGTTGATTCCAAAGCGGCGGAAGACGTCGCAAAGGGCCACGAAGAAGGCGTAGAGCAAGCAGACGGCGCACACGGCGAAGAACATGCTGAAGACGAAAAACACGTTGAAGACGAAAAAGAAGAAGTCGTCGAGATAGAAGGCTGATTCTGGGGGTAAAACGATATGGCATTATTTGGGATGAAATATGCATTCGCATCGATGGACGACATTGGTGACGAAGAGGAAGCGTATATAGAGTCTCTGACGAACAAGAGAAAGAAGAAACTTACCGAAGACGTTAAGTCGAGAACTTTTGAGATAGACTTGACCGATAAAGACAAATACGAGAAGGGTCATGCCTATTCGTATGCCCGCACAGGCGATAAGGTCGACATCGACGGCAAAAAATACACCATCACTACAGATGAGAACGGCAATCACAAGATAGGCTATTCTGACGAAATCTACTTAAAAGACGAAAACGGCGAAATAGTCAAAGTCGACAAGAAGAAATTCATCAAAGACGCGACTTTGCTCAGAGAAGGCGCTGGAGAATTCGGTGTGTGGCAGGATGTCGAAGCAAAGAAATACGATGGCAATCTGCAGATAGGTTTCGTCGCAAAGGGTCTTTCTAAAGAAGAGGCTGAGAAGAAAGCGAAGGAATTAAAAGACAAGTACGGTAAGTACGGTGTCGCGACGTTCTCTGTCAAGCCCGTGAAAGAAGGCGTCGAATTGGTCGAAGAACCCGTTGTCAAATTGAATCCAGAATACGACAGCAGAAAGTCGTTCTACGGAAAAGCTCGCGTCGAAGAGAAGCCCGACGGTACCAAAATACTGTGGTCTTACAACACTCCTGTTGCGAAAGTCGAGAACGGCAAAGCGACGTTGCTCAGACGCGGTTACTACGGCTGGTTCTCTTCTCCCACCACACTCAGACACGTCAAGGAGTTCCTTCGTCAGAACGGCTTCGAGATAGGTTCGAAGAACGACCTCGCGAAGATGTACGAAACTGAAGTGTACGAATCCGTGAAAGAAGCATTGGAAGACAACGTCTCGCTTGGCGTCAAAGCGAATCTAAACGACAAAGACGAAGTTGTGAAAGCCAAGGAAACCCTCGAAAAGGAAGAGGAAGACACCGTTGAGAGAATCGTCGACGTCGACGCTGACTCAATCGATAATCTGAAAGACTCTTACGTGGGCAACGCAATACTTCAATGCCCGGTATGCAGAACGTTGATTTACAAGAAACCCGACGCTCTGGTAAAAGCAGAGGATTCCGACATCTACAACGAAGGCGAAGCGTGCCCCCACTGCGGTTCGGAAGACGGTTATGGTCTTGTCGGCCAAGTCGCTGAACTTAGCGTTGAGCCTGAAATAGAAGACGATTCCACGACTGGAAAGGAAGTCGATTTGCCCGACATAGAGCCCGAAAAGCCCGAAGAAGAGGAAGAGAAGATTGAGATAGATGACGAGAACGAAGTCGAATTCGAATCGCTTGACTTCGACGACAAGTCGTTCAACCGACTCATGGAAGACGCGCTCACGGAAATCTACGAAAACGTCAAGACGTTCGAGACGAAGAGCGTTTCCACTGACGGTACGAATATCATCGTGGAGGGCGAAATAGGTTTCGCAAAGGGCAATAAGACTCGTACGGTGTCGTTCGAATTCGGAAACAAGGGCAAGAACCTCTGCGAAAGCGTTTCCAAGACGTTCAAAGAAGGTGACAAGTTCTCGTTCGAATACAAAGTTCGCGATGGTTCCCTCGTCGTAGAATCCATTTCGTATGAGATGCCGTATCGTGCTCCTGGCGAATACGAGAACGAAGTCTTCAAACTGAAGGGGAAGGTTTCGCGTAAGGCGTAATCTTTAAGTAAAGTCTATGGAAAAGCAAGACACAGGGTTCTTGCTGAACCCGACTAACATAAAACTGCACAGACTGTATTTCAAGCAGATGTGCGATACGATAGGCATACGCGTACTTCATCGTGCACCGAGACCGGACAAGCATTATGACGGCTACGGCGAACTGTCGTCATACTATTTTGAGCCTGTCCCGGTTGGGTGCATATTCGATGAGCATCCGACGATATGGACGATGCGCAAGATGGGTTGGAACTCAGAACTTCAGGAAGAGCGTTCGATAATACATGTACCGTATGACCTCGAAGGTCTTCAGGTTGGCTCGTTGTTCATCGTACCAAGTGGCATCGACAATACGCAGGGAAGACTGTTCAGAGTCATCAGAATGAGCACGATATCCGTTTATCCCGCATCCGTTTCGTGCGAGATAGGTCCCATTTGGGAATCGGACTTCGAGAAATCGCAGTTGTCGCATGTGGACAACGACTTCAGCCTTCTCGTGGACGAGGAAGACGGACAATGAAACTCATCGTCGACAGCAAACAAAGTACGAAGTTCATTTACGATTTCGTCCCAAAGTTGATAGCCACGCAAGCGAAACTTGAGTTGGTGAACAACGTGAGAATGCAGGTCGAGTTCAAGAGAAGGTTCAACGTAGACCCGTTCGACGTGTTGAATCAAATAGACGCAGACTCGTTTATAGAGAAAACGTCAAGTGGGTATAAAATCGGTGTTCGCAAGAACGCGATTGAGAGCGAGACAGGCGAGTCACTCGATAAGCTGATAGGCTTTCTCGAAGACGGGGATTTGACGACTCGTGGAACGCATTTGATGTCCAACGCGCTGTCGTTTCTGCAGAACAATTGGACATCGATGAACAGACTGTTCTTGTTGAAAGGTGGTGACGCGTAATGGCGATTAGATACTACGACGAAGCTTTGGCGAATAAGATACAGAGCTGGCTCAAAGACGACACGATTCGCGTGCTGAAGCCCGACGAGACGGCAAGACTGTTCTCAATGAAGGCCGATGATGCCAAAGACGCGCCAATACATCTTCCCATAATAGCGTTGTCACGCGACAGGGACATCGAGGTGCTCAACACCAGGAAAAGACCGATGTCGTATGACGGCATGTCGATAAGGGCATACGACGACAAAACTGGTAAAGAAGTGAGGTTCGAGTCGGGATTCAAACTGAACGCGATACCGATAAGATTGACGTATCAGCTCGACATATACACGAGGGATATGGTGGACGCGGACGAATATCTGCGCAACTTCGTATTCAATTTCGTAAATTATCCCAACGTCACGATTACGTTGCCTTACAACGGGGCGAACATACATCACGAATCAACGGTGTATATGTCGTCTACCATAAGCGACAACAGCGACATCCCACAAAGATTGTTCCCATCTCAGTTCACGAGATACACGATAGGTCTGATGATTGACAATGCGTACTTGTTCAGCATACCTAATAAGCCGTATGTTGGCATGGGCGACTTCACTATCGAACTGAAGAACGGGAATGGCGTAGAAAACACAGTAGAAACTGTGGATTTAAACGTCAAATGACGTTCTGCTAAATTAGATGATTGATAAGCAGTACAATTGTTTTATTCAACAAGATAAGGAGAATTAGAGATGCCTAAGACCCAAATAAAGGAAATAGATTCTACAGGTCTAGCCCCGTTTGTGCTTGCGTCTAACGTGGTTTACGTTCCTGGCGCAACGACTTCCGCAGTGGAGCCGACTCTTTGTGAGACGGTCGCTCAGCTTGACGCAGTGCCTGGCATCGTTAAGGCAGGCGCAAAGAATCAGAGTTATTCTTACATATTGGCCAAGAGGTTGATTAGATTGGGACTCAAGGTTCTGTTTCAGGGATTCGTTGCCAGTCAGCCAGTGGTAGACGGCGATTATTCTATAAGCATATCAGCAAACGACTGGAAAAGACTTGAGGACAGAAACCTCTATGACATAAGATTCCTGACGACAGGCGCTTTTGCTTGCCCGTCAAAGGACATGATTGCTTGCGCCGCGAAAAGAGGCGATTGCATAGCTCTTCTCGACCACGCGAAATCTGTTACTCCGGCAAGCGGAAAGACTCAGGTGGAAGCTATTCGAGCAGTCTTCGAAGGGTTGAAGTTAGAGACGGCAGATATAGCAACTTACGGAATCAAGACCACGACGGACCCAAACTCCTTCGCGGCCGCATTCACTCCCTGGTTCGATGCGAACATCGACGGCGCGTCGTGCGAATTACCGGCTTCCGCAGGTTATTTGCTGGCTTATGCAAGAAGCATCAAGACCAATCCGTCTTGGTTCGCGATTGCCGGTTCGTTCCGTGGTATAATACCCGAACTTGGCGCAGTCAAATACAAGTATACTACGGCAGACGTCGAACAACTTCAAGCGCGTGCTTCTGATGGTGCAGTCGATTTGGACGAAACGGGCGATAACGTAGGTATCGCAATCAACCCCATTTCGTATGTCAGACCCACCGGTTACATCATAAACGGCAACAGAACGATGCGTGAAAATGATGCAACAAGAGGCATTATCGCTTCCTCGTTCCTCAACGTTAGAAATCTCGTTTCTGAAATAAACAAGACGATGTACGAAGCGGCCAATCTTTACAGATATGAGCAGAACGACTACGTTCTCTGGGTCAACTTCACATCTCAGATAATCCCTCTGCTCGAACGCATGAAGAGCAATGAAGGAATCAACTTCTACAAACTCGTCAGACTTGGCACTGACAAGAAGGGCAGAGTTCATGGCAGACTCATCATTTCAGCCATTGAGGCCGTCGAAGACTTCGAACTTGAAATCTACCTTTCCGATTCGCTTGACATAGTCGAATAACCTGGAGGACAGACACGATATGGCAAAACAACACGGTGCATGGCATTTAGCCGATAACCCTCAGCTGTATGAGCCCGCACGTAGCAACAACTTCGAATTCGTAGCAACCGGCATCGGAGACCTTCTGAAATCTGGTCTCGATGATGCGGTCGAACATGGTTCCAACGATTACATAACGAACGCTCAGGAAACGATTCGCGTTTCCGTCGTCAGTTCTTCGGTCCCTCACTATTCCGTGGGTCAGATTGAAGTGAAGCGTGGCAACGACACAATCAAGTTCGCTGGCACTCCCAGATTCAACGACCTTCCTCTCGTCGTCAACGACTACATGGGCGCGAGAACCAAAGACGCAATCATGGCGTGGCAGGCCCTTGCTTACAATGTGCGTAATGGTCACGTGAATCGCGCGACGAACTACAAGAAGGAATGCAGACTCATCGAGTTCACTCCCGATTATAAGGAAATCCTTCGTGAATGGGTAATCGAAGGCGCATGGGTCAGCGAAGTTCAGGAAGGCGCGTTCTCCAACGAAGAAGAAGGAAAGAGAACCGTCACCGCGACGATTGTGTTCGACAGGGCGTATCTTCTCGACTCTTCCGAATACACGAACCTCGAAGACGAAGGCGCGTAAACGAATCCAAACTGATTAAGATGGCATTGGCCATCTTTTTCTTTTCTAAAGACGTTTATAAATTTATAAAAATCTGCTAAATTCAATAGAAAGGTTTTATGTGTTATGAATTTGGAGACCGTTGAGAAGACAAACGAAGAAAGCAAGCCCAAGATAGTGGCTTTGGCAATGTCGGAGAGACTGCGTCAAATGGTGCGAGAGGAAGCGTACGAAAAGGAGTTTTCGTTCTCTGCCACGATACGCTATATACTCGAAAAGTACTTCTCGGAAAAGAATCGCGATTCAGACGCAGATTGCTAAATTTATTTGATTGAAGGGATATAAAAGACATGGAAACGACCATTAGGGAAACATTCGTATTGCCGTCTAAAGGCAAGGTCTACGGAGAGCCGTTCGACCCTCACGTCACGCTCAGAAGCATGACTACTCTTGAGGAGATGAAACGTCTATCGCATGGCGATTCCGAGTACAGAACGATGGCTACGATAATCGAGGATTGTCTCGAAAAACCGTTGCCGATATCAGTATACGACCTCTGTCTCGGTGACTATCAGTTCTTGCTTCATAAGTTGAGAGTTGTCACATATGGTACGGAATACAACATGACGATGCAGTGTCCGGTGTGTGGCGAAATAGTCTCCACCACAGTAGACCTCGACGACCTTGAGGTTCATGAGTTCGACGAGGAAACGTTTGGTAGCATGGAACTCGAATTGCCTGTGTCGAAGAAGACGATAACTCTGACTTTGCAGACGCCGAGAATGCTTGACAAAGTGAAAGAGCAGGCCAAAGAAGCAAGACGCAAGACGAAGGACGAATATCTCAATTTCGAGGTATTGTACGGAACGATGGCGTTTATCGCGAAAGTCGACGGCAAAAGACTGGACGAGATTCAGTTGGAGACGTTCGTCAGAAGACTTCCGATGAAAGACGTGTATGCAATCATCCAAAAAGGTGATGCGTTGAACAGAAAGGTGGGAATGGACGCAGAGGTGACCGCAGAATGCAAAGAGTGTGGCGCCGAAAGCGTCGTACCGTTTCGTGTCCAGTCTGAATTTTATGGACCCACAATATCTCTCTGATGGAAGTCCCTACGGACCAGCGAGATATAAGCAAATAGTGGTGGAATGCTATCGGATATCGCATCGAATAAACACTTCGTATACGGATTTGATGAAGGTGACGCCACTTGAGAGGAAATACATGCTCGACATGATTGACCTCGAAGACAAGAAACAGCAAGAGGAGATGGACAAACTCAAGAAGAAGTCCGAAGAAAGGAAAGCTCGTTAGACAACAAGGAGAGACGCTTAAATGGCCAAAGGTAACTTCGACAACAGAAACGAAAACTCTAACAAATTGGATTCGTCTGAAAAGACTTTCGAAGAAATTTTGGTAGAGCAGGCAAAAAGGCTTGCCGCAGTAGAGAAAGAGGCGAAGTTGGCCGCTCTTAAATCGGTTATGACCGCGCAGTTAAAAAGCGCGAAGGAAATCGAGGATAAAAAGAAGGAGTACGAGAAAAAGCTAGACGACGAAAAGCTCGCTAAAACAAAGCGCGATAATATAAAATATCAGTTAGAAATATACGCACAGGAACTGAAAAATATAAAGAGTCTTAACAAAGAGCGTCAGAAGCTTGACTTGGAGAGGGCCAAGAGAAACAAAGAAGAGAACGAGCAGATAATCGAAGTCTATAAAGAACTTTTTAAGCGCGGTGAGAACGTAACAGGAGAATTAAAGGACGCGTTCAAGCAAGCGCAGTCTGAGATGAAGATGCTCCAATCTGCAGAGCAGGCTGAGATGAAGGCGCTTCGCAAAGCGAATGTTGTCAAAGGTATCGATAACGCGATTCAGTCTCTCGTCAAGTTGACTTCTGGCGTCGATAACGCGATAGCAAAATACACAAGTTATGCAGTCGGTATAAACGCAAGACTGCAGGGCGCGACGTTCACGAACAGCAGAAACTATTTCTCGGTTCTTGAGCAGAGTCTTCAGAAAAGCGTTGGTGTGACTGGGTTTTTCAAAACCGAGACAATGATGGACAACCTTCAGAAACTCGTTGAGGAAGGCGTCGCCACGAATCTTGACCAGCGTGCATTTCTCAACACGTTGAAGGACGATATCGCGACGACTTTCGATGCAGCCAACGGCACTTTACTAAGATTGATTCGTTTGCAACAGTCGGACTCTACAGCATCTCGTTTGGGCATGGAAGCCTATTTGACGAGATTCCTCAACGAACTCGTAAGCGATACTTCCTACTTAAAGCAGACGTTCGATAGTGTTGAAACCGCCTTGATTGATGCGTCTTCGCAGATGACTTCGTCCATGGCTACGGAAATGGAGTACGTGGTTCAGAAGTGGCTGGGCGCGTTGACTGGCGTCGGTCTTTCAGAAAGTACGGCAACGAATATAGCGACAGCATTGGGCCAGTTGGGCAGTGGTAACGTAGAAGCCTTGTCGGGTTCCAATATGCAGAATCTTCTGATAACGGCTGCGAGTCGCGCAAATCTTTCATATTCGGATTTGCTTCAAGGTGGGTTGACCGCGAAAAACACGAATGCTTTGATGCGCTCTTTGGTCGACTATATGGTCGAAATGGGCTCAAGTGGTTCCAACGTCGTGAAGTCACAGTTGGCGAATACGTTTGGAATCGGCATTTCCGATTTGACAGCCGCATCTCAACTCGCGTCGTCTCTCGATACGATTACCAGAGACATGATGTCGGTCGACGATATGTACAAAGAACTTGGCTATCAGATGGGCGTGATGTCTGAGAGAGTGCCGATTCAATCGAGACTTGCGACTTATTTCGAGAATCTGCAGTTTGGCTTAGGTGCGAACATAGCAAGCAATCCAGCGGCGGCGGCTTTATGGAAAGTCAACTCGATGATTGAACAAGCGACAGGCGGCATACCCATACCAGCCGCATTCGCATTCGGTACTGGCGTCGACCTCAAGTCCACGGTCAATCAGCTGATGAAACTTGGGCTCGTTGGGTACGGTACACTTGAAATGATAGGCGACCTGATAACTGGCGTAGGCAACATGGCGTCTCCCGTTGGCATGCTCAGTGCTCTAAAAATCATGGAGGGAAATCAGACCATCACGAGAGGTACAGGCGTGTCGACGAGACAAAGGGGTACGTCTCTGTCTGAGTCTTCGTTCATAGGAAGCAGTTCTTCGAGCGATTTGTATCAACAAACGTTGCAGGCCGCAAACGAGAGCGTGTCTCAGCAGACTGTCACGACGGGCTCGGAAGCCGATAACGTGATTCCCAATATACTGAAGTATCTGACAGAAACTTTGGACGCGAGAATGGTCTCACTCGAAGGCAACGTGAACGCGATGTCGGAAAAGATGGTTTCGATTGAAAGCAAGATTACTGACGAGATAAACGTCAATCTCAATCAGACTCAGGCTGAGGACTTCAGACAGGCATTGCGTTCTGGAGGTGTCATATGATTAAGCTGAACGACGACAACATATTCGTAGGCGAAATAAAGCAGTTGCTGAAGTCTTTCAATTTGCCAAAGTGCAGAGTATACGCAAGTGCGGAAGACTTGAGATTCAATGGTGAGATTGCGATTGTCGGAAACGACATCGTTCAGAAAACGTCTTCTGGAACGAGAAGACTCGATTCCTATCAGAAGGGAAACTTCATAGCGAATATAACGACCAATCTGTCTACGAATACGACCGTATACGACTATCACACCCACGAATATCTTGGCGAGTATCTCAGATTTCTGCGTGACTACACAGGAGTCAACTTGATGGGCATGTACAACTGCTTCTCGTACGAAACGACGAAAAACGTCGACGTCGAGATTGATGGAGTGGAATTCAAATCCAACGATGGTAATTACACATTATTCTCGTTTCCCGTCAAGTTCGGTCAAAAATATAGCATCGCGTTGACTTTCCATGGGGAAATTTGCGCTTTCTATGGGATAGCGTCAACCGACGGGAAAGTGGATGTCGTTTCGCAGTCTTGCATCCATCTCAGAGGGATGACGTTCGAACAGCCCAGGGAATTGGAGGTCGCATTGTCCGAAAGCATGGAGCAGTCGAAAAAAGAAGAGTACTTCAAAAGAGAGAGTGGTCTTCGTATGTTCGTGAAGGTGCCGAAAGCTTGTGAGTCATCTATAGTCGTCCTCGAAGGCGAATACGATTATCTTCAACTTCTTGTGGATGGGTATAAAGAGGTTCTTACAAAACCCGTATTTCTGAAGATATCCGCTTCTGATTTGCCGAATATTGTCGTAATAACGTCTCAGGAGATAATCGACAATCATATACCAGTTGGTCCTGGCGTTATCGCACCTACTGATGCGACCAAATACGTTGAGTCTAAATATCCAGGCTTCGTTATGCAAAGATACGGATATGGGTATGACGAAACTACGAATACGATAACTTTCGTAAACGTGAGATGGAAGAGCAGTGACGTAGATTATACGTTATCGCAGTATGACTATTTGAATAAGCACCAGCTTCTCGACTTGAATCTAAACGACAATCAACTTCTCGCGGATAGATTGGTCGAATATCTTTCCAATCAAGCGATAACGCCAAACGACGAAATCGTCAAGAACATAAAGAGACTGCAGAAGACTTTGTTAAGCAACGAAAAGTATCACTATTCCATAGAAAATTATTATGGGATGTGGGACGACGGTATTCGCAGGTCAATCTACAGATTCGTGGTCGAAACCGCGATAAACGACGACAATTTCGACGTCATATCGTATTGCGACAAAGACGTTGAAAACGCGATGGGTTATCTAAAGGAGATTTACGCAGATGGCAACGGACACATACTCGACTAACTCTTCCAGACTCGTCGACAATTACATCTATCTGTATCACATCGACGAGTGGCTGATAATACCGGAATACCCCGACACGATTTCCGACAAGATGAGTTCGACTTTCGCATCGAACAACGCCCTTTCGCGTACGGCTCCCGTATTCACGTACAGCAATTCCGGGCCTCGTTCTGTCAACGTGAGACTGCATTTTCACAGAGACATGTTAGACAACGTCAACTACGGTAAGAGCAATATGACGCTAGAAGACGGAGAAGACTATATGGACGCGTTCCTTCGCAAGATACAGTCGATAGCGTTACCCGTATACGACACGGCGAATAAGAGCGTCGTACCGCCTATGGTCGCGCTGAGATTCGGAAACGAATTGTTCGTAAAGGGAATCGTCAATGGCGGTGTGTCCGTCACGTACGAAAAGCCCATATTGAAAGGCAATAAATACGCACAAGCCGACGTGTCGTTCGACATATACGAGGTCGAACCATTCGACGCGAAGAGCGTCGCGGCCCTCGGTTCGTTCAGAGGGATAACAAGCGCGTTCAAGAACGGCGTATTCAAGTGAGGGAAAGCACATGGATAATTTGAAGAACAAAGCATACAGAACGTATAACTACATATCCAGATATGCGTCTTTTCCATACTATTATAACGAACTTGACGATAAGTACGTATATGGTATAACGAGTCAATTGAACGACGACGGAATCGCTTACGTAGCACACAGAATCATTCAGGAGGACACTCTGGACTCGCTCTCGCTCAAATATTATGGCAGACCCGATTTGTATTGGGTTATAGCCGACTTCAACAGAATACAGGACCCTCTTGAGGAATTGTTTGGCAAATACGATTCTCTCAAGATACCGAACATCAGCAATATAGAATTCGAAAACTGATATGGCAAACGCTAATCTCAAACTGCTTTCTTCTTTATCCAGGGTGGAGACGCCCTTCATCAAGGTCATTTTCGGAGACTACGTTTTCGGCGTCGTTCAGAAGACGAACATAGTGATAGACGAAAACCAGATAATAAAGGGCATAACGTATCCGAACTACATTCAGTCCCTTGACATAACGAAAATCAACGGCGTCGTTAATAAGTACAATCTGAACTTCGTATACTCAGTCACCGAAAACGATGACCCTAACTTCTTCGAGAAGGTTTTTGGGTCGATAAGCAAGACGAGAAAGATAGTATTCGAATACGGTGACTTGTCTGCCCCCTCATTCTGCTATAGACGCGAGGAAGCCTTGTTCCTCAGTGCGACGACTCAAGTATCCGCATCTTCGTCTACGATAAGTTATATAGTGAAAGCGATAAGCTCTGGCAATCTTCTGTCGCAAGGCTCGCACACGTTTCCAGCGAGATACGACAGACCTAGCAACGTCATAAAAGAGTTGCTTTACGGTCCCAACGATTATGGTCTATTGAACGTTTTCGAGGGCATGACGAACAGAACGAAGGTCGAGCAAAAGGGTTTGATTTTCTCCGACGACATGCCCGTCAATCTTCTGATGCAGACGAACATGTCCGTTCTCGATTACATAACGTATCTCGTGAAGATGATGAAGACCGCGAACGATTCGTCACTGTTGAAGGGTTCGATGTTTTCGATAGTCGTCATGGACGACACTTCTGGCGAATTCGGTGGTGCGTATTTCAAAGTACAGCGTTCCGACATAGTTGAGGACACGTCGTTCGCGTATGAACTCGACATAGGCTATCCTTCTCAGAACATCGTTACCGACTTTAAGATTCTGACCGATAACAGTTATTCCATATACTACGACTTTCAGAATAAACTCAACGACTCGAAATACGTCGCTCGCGTGGACGACGAAGGTAATATAATATATGAGTATGCGCCCGTCTTGAGCAGTGGCACTGCGACGAGAACGACGACGGAAGCAGACAGAACTTGGTGGACAAACGTCACGTCGTTCCCGATAAAGGCTTCGTTGACGATACGTGGTCTGTTGAGACCTGCGATTCTGATGACGAATGTGAAACTGAATGTGTATTTCTACGGACGCAAGCATCTGTCGAGTGGTCTTTACGTGGTGACAGGCGAAAGCGACCACATAGACACCCAAGGGTTCAGAACGACGCTGACGTTGCTCAGAGTCGGAGACACGGGCGTGACGGAGGCGATTGCATGATTACAAAAGGTATAATCGTATCTAGACCCGTAGAGAGCAATAAGTACTCCGTACGCATTCCGTATTTCGAGGAAGCGGGTGGCTCACAATTCATCGCGGAAGCGACTCTTTCATATAATCCCGGCATCGTCAATTCTCTGAATGAGGGGGACGTCGTTTTCGTCGCGTTCGAAGACCACTACAAAGACAAGCCGACAATCGTGGGCAAACTGTTTCTCACAAACGATTCGTCCAATGAGGTGGGTTATGCGAACGTGCAATCGCTGAACGTAAGCGACTCGGCCACGTTGCCGTCGAATACGAAATTGGGCAATGTGACTGCGGAACAGCTTTCGTCTCTGTACATGGCGGTGACGTCTGGCGGCTCGGTGGGACCGACTCCTCCCACACCCGCTGTTTCCGATTTGATGTTGGAGATTACGTACTCGCAACTGGTCACAGCAAGAAACGAAGGGAAATTGATTCCAGGCATGCAATACAGAATCACTGACTATGAGTTCACGACGACCACAAGCAACACGTCTTCGGCCAATCATTCGTTCGACGTGATAGTGGTGGCAGACGACGAGAGCACGTTAAACGAAAACGCTCGTGCGATAAAGCACGAAGGAGATACGTATTTCGCAGATAGCGATTTGAGGTCGTGGCGTCTCGAATACTGCGTAGACAACGATACTTCGAGATTCGCCTGGGCCGATACGACGAATGGTAAAGGCGTAATCTATCGTATGGTGGATGAGTTCGGCAACGATTGTCCATACGATTTCAAGAACTGTCTGTTCACGTACTCTTCTCACGGCTATGTAAACGCGTATACGTTTACTTACAAAAACAGCGGGAATAACGTTGACGCATCTCTAAATAAATCAGCGCAAGGCAACGTAATTGAATGCTATCGATTCAACGGTGGAAAACTAAATCTACCATTCAACGTGTTTTATTCCACTGCGTCGTTTTTGGACAGCAATAACAACATATTTGGTAAAAACTGCAACCACAATACGCTCAGTTATTCGTGCAGTATGAATCAATTCTCGTTCGGTTGCAGTTATAATCGATTAGCGGGAAATTGCGAGTTGAATAGATTCGACGAAAACGCGATGGGAAACGTGTTTGGGGAGCATTGTGGACTCAACGACTTCGGTTATCTGTTTAGATACAACAATTTGGGCACGTACGCGTATAACAATAGATTCGGAGACAATTGCGAGAATATCGAATTCGGCGACTACACCTATTCGTGTGTTTTCGGCAACAAATGCTCGTACGTCAAATTCGGCGATTCTTCAGCGACGATAAACTACGTTAATAACATATCAATAGCGACTGGATGCTCGAATCTCTACATCGATACGTCGGATAGCGTCGCAGACGACAGGCATTTTCTTAGAGACGTAATCGTATATCCTGGTATAGCGGGAACGTCGTCCTCGAACAGAAAAAGCGTAACCATAACAAGTAGAAACGGTCCTACGACAACGATTTATCCAATAGATTCGCAGTTCATGCAGGTATGAAAACAATATAAAATTATAAAGACAAAGAGCGTAGCACAACGCTAAATTGATTGAGTATAATTATGAATTCGATAAAGTATCCGGATATGTTCACATCGACGTCCACGAACGTCGTGAAAGATAAAGCCGCGTCAATGCAAGACCTGCTTCTGCTTCTGTCATCAGAGAAGGGCGAGTTGCTGGGCGACCCGTTTTTTGGAATACGCTTGAGAAGATACTATTTCGAGCAGAACAACGTCGTATTGCGCGACTTGATTGTCGACGAGATATTGACTCAGATGAAGGTGTTCACGCCACAACTGTCAGTGACTAGAAAAGACATAAAGATACTGAGCAAAGGAAAGAAGCTCATAGCGCAGATAAGGGCGGTGAATCAGGTCGACTTCACCACGAATATGTATCAATTGGACTTACTCGACGACGAGGGGAGATAAAGCATGATTAACGAAAACGAACTTCAGATTTCAAATAAATCATACATCAACAAGGACTTCGCATCCATTTATCCTGAACTTCTCGATTTGGTGAAGAAGTTGACAGACAAATGGGACCCTGAGACCTCAAACGAAAGCGACCCTGGCGTCGTTCTTTTGAAGTTGATGGCGTTCATTGGCGACAAACTGAACTACAATATAGATAAGAACGTATTGGAATGCTTCATGCCCTCCGCGACGCAGGAATCGTCGATGCGCAAATTGGTGGAGATGATGGGATGCGAGATGAATTATTATGTGGCCTCGACGGTCCAAGTTCAGTTCTACACTGACAGCGAAGAGACCATAAGTCTTCCAGCGTTTAAAACCAGAGTGTCGTCGAACGAAGACGACGGCGTTTCCTTCGTTCTCGTCAAAGACGCTGAAGTAAACAAAAACGTTGAGTACGCGCCTCTCATACCGGCTTTGCAGGGCGAACTGATGCCTCTATACATATTGTCCAGTGAGAATACGACGATAACTCTGGACAACATAGACGACAACAACAGACTGTATTTCCCGATAGAGAACGTCGCTCAGAACGGTGTGTTCATCGAGTCAGTCGATGACGGTTTCAGATGGGAAAGGGTGCACAATCTCAACATCGTTACGCCTGGAAAGAGAGTGTATAAGTTCGGATACGATTCGTCTCGTAGATTACCATACGTCGAATTCCCGGAAGACATCATCAGCATCATAGGTTCAGGCATAACGGTCAACTACATAAAGACGGACGGGGAAAACGGAAACGTCAAGTCAAGATACATAAAAAGAGTAATTGGGAACGATTCGGTGACCGTGACGAATGTGTCGTCGTCTTTTGGTGGTGCGAATCCTCAGTCGATAGACGACGCGTACAATTCGTTTAAGAAGACCGTCGGTACGTTCGATACGCTCGTGTCTTGCAGAGACTATGCGAACTTCATCTACAATATGACGGATGACTACGACATCCCGTGGGTATCCAACGTTCAGGTGTCCGATAGAAGAAACGACATCAACTATGGTACAAAAGTCATGACATTCTCGCAGAATGGTATACATGCGATAAACGTTCCTTCCGACGAAATAGCGGCGAATGACCTGTGTCTATACCCGCTGAAGCCGTACACTACTGCGTCATTGGCTGGTTACTACTCATCGTTTTTGCCTTACAACGACCGTGGGGTGCCTGTAGACATAACGGAACGCGCTGAGTTCAATGGCGTAAAGATTGAGGACATCAAGACGGTTTCCCATGACTACAAAGAACTAGGCGCAAACGACCTGTATGCGATAAAGAACTATGCAACGCTTGACGCAAGAATAGCGACTACGAAGAAAGTCGACGAATACGAACGCGCGGAGATAATCAAAAACGTCATAACGAATTTGATGAACAAGTTCAATGCGAGAAACGTCGATTACGGGCAGGAAATTCCTTATGAAAGCATACTGAAGGCGATAGAGGAAGCTGACAAGAGGATAAACTCCGTATCTTTGATGGAGCCCGAACTCAACACAGTGTTCATGAGTCGTTCTGCGATAGACGAAGTCAGAGAATTCTCAATGAATACTACGCGAGGTAGACAATACTATATTCTTACTCTCGCTCACAACATCGTCGAAGGAAAAGTGTCTCTTTTCGAATACGACCAAAGATTCTTCTACGAATTTGGTGAAGGCTCCTATACAATAAGAGAAGAAACAGAAGAAGATGCTGAAATTAAATCTGTGTGCGATAATATCAAAAAGTTGACTACTCTTCTTAAGAAAACGATAACCTCTGCTCAATATGAACTAAAGCAGAACGAAGCAATTCAAGTCATCGAGCCGAATATATTGACTAAGACTCATTATACTTATGGTGTAAAGTATAAATACATAGGCAATCCAGTAAACGATGGCAAAGTGTATAAGTTGGGTGCAGGTGAAAAACTTCAGTTGAAGTACACCAATCCAGACGGAGATACAAAGGACGTATTATTCGAAAAAGGGAAGATTATTCAGCCCAATGGCTTCAATTTGATTCCTACTGGTGATGACTATCCAATGCTGATGTCTTCTCAAAGCATCGACGAAAAGCAGGTAAATTCTGTCGAGCTTAAGTCCCAGACATGGTGCTACTGGATTAGAAACACACAAGGAAACACGCTTTTCGAAGGCGATGACACTGAAATCATATTGGGTGACGGCGAATACTTCTTCTATGCAAACGATGCGAGAACAGAATTCGTATCCGTAGGTAGTGGAACCATCATTCGCAGAACGGGATTGACTTCTCAGAGCCTTTGGACTTTGGGCGCACCCGTTTCGTATAGCGACATAGCCAAGGACGGTCTATCAGCTTTCGTTAGTAAGATGAGACGCATGCCGTTCGACAATGTCTCTGATTACATCACCATCGTTGAGACGTCCATTACGACGTTACTTGAGGGCGATAAGATTTATTCAACCGACAACAAAGTCAGTATAAATTTGGCCCCAAACAACAAAAACGAACTCATCGATTTGCAAGACAATGCATCCAAAATCTCTTATGTGTTCAAGGGAGAAACAGAAGTGCATAGCGTTTCCGATGTGAACGTTGGAATCTCTTCTTACATTTTGGGCAGACTCGATTTGAACGTTGGACCGAATTTGGGACAGACGTTGAACGCAGACCAAAGCGTCACGATAACTCTATCCGACGATAAGACAGCATCTCTGTCGTCAAACGTTACGTTCAAGCTGAATGCGGTCAGTCAAGCGTCTGGACCTGAGATAAACCTCGCTTCGTGGAAAGCAGACGTTGACGGCAATATGTCGGAGGTTTACGAAGTGTCTTTATATGCATATACTCAAGACGCAACGTCTTTGCCGCCGAGAGGTGACAAGGGATTCGCTGAGATTGATATAGACAGTTCAGAAAGCAAAACGTTTAGCATACCTGGCCTGAATGAAGACGCCGTCGTAATGTTGTATTGGGCTCCAGCAGACGAAAGTGACGATATGACGATATCAGCAAGTAAGCAGTTGAAGGAATTCGAATCAGGTGACAATATATCATCTTTAGCCGCAGGAATGACCGTAGTCAAGATTCCAGAAGGAACGACAAGTATTACGTTCGCCGCAGGCGAGAACGTAAGTGGTAAATTGACGATTGGTAAGTTGAGATACTACTCTGGAATCAATTCCAGATTCGGTCTTCTAAATCAGGCGGAAGAAACTGCTCTTCTCAATGATATAAAATCCATATCGAAAGGTCAATTCTGCTATACGCTGGACATAAATAATGAGAGTGCGATAGAAACGAAAAAACTTGATTCGCCCTATGCGTTCTACGACGTGAACAACGTCGCCAGCAGATTCACGATTACGCAACTCGTGCTGAGTCTCGACGAAGGCGGAAGTTCGATTGAGATAATGAGGAGTTCCAGACTATGATAAATCTATATCATAAGACGCCTCAGGTATACTACGACGATTCGCGTGACTTTCAGACGATAGCACGCGTTTTGGAGATTCTTTCCAACGAGAGCAAGACCGAAATAGACTTGATTCGCGAATGCCCGTTCAGCAAGAACGTCGACATAAGACTTCTTTCCCTTCTCGCAAAGACGATTGGATTCGACAACAAACACAAATACAACGAATCCGAATTTCGCGCAATATGCTCGTCTTTCGTCGAGATTATGCACAACAAAGGCTCGATTAGGGGAATCGAGTTGACGATAGAAACGTTTTTGGCCGCTCAGGGAATAAGGGGCAGATATCAAATAGTCTACGCTGGCGACAATGTCAGGTCTTTGACCATAGTATTGCCTGTGAATGTGTCGTCGACGACGCTTCTCGAAGACGTGTTCGACTACATAATGCCAGCAGGGCAGGAATATACGTTTCTTTATGCTGACATCGCTGGAAAAGTCGATGATGCGAAAATCGTCGTGTCCACTGAAGCAGAGGTCAATAAGACATTTTCAAGTGGTAAACTCAGCGTTGTATCCAACGATACGGATACGCCCGATAAGAATACGACTGTACCTACGTATAAGAACCTGTTGGAAATAGACGAATCGTCTGTTGCGTATATAAGCGTAGTCAGCGATGGGACTACGAGCGAAGGCCCGACTCCTGAGCCCGTTACGGGCCTGACCTGGAACTAAGTGGCTATTGAATAGCGTTGTAGATGTTGATATGCAAAACTATACCTACGATTTAAGCTTCACATCAAATAATACTTCGTTTGTTCAATTTGGCATAGTATATGATATTGGCTCAGATATGGGTGACGGACCAGACAATCAAGGACTTGACTATTATTATGATGAATTGAGTAGTGATAGAGTTTATAATTCAAGAAATGATACTTGGTCTAATAATGCTTATAAAACTATTACAATCACAGGTGGCACGGACGCGACCAACGCAACCCTAATCGCGTGGCTTGAAGCGAACGCGGTGCAAATGTGAATCGACTTGACATAAAATACGCTAAAATTGCTAAATTCAATGATATACAGAACAGTTAAATAAACACAGAGGTCGACTGATGAAGAATAAAACTGGAGAGAATATCTCATATAAAGGCGAAGTCACAGTAAAACTCGTCAAAAACGGTAAAGTAAAGAAAACCAGAAAAACTCACAACGAGGGCTCCGTCTATCTTTTTCAGTACATCGCAAACTGTCTGAAAGGTTCGTTTCAGCAAGACAAAAAGCCGTGGTATATAAGACTGTACAGCGTCGAAGGTCAATCTGGTGAGCCATTGGACCCATCTACGGCGACAGAAGTGACGACGACTTATTTGCCAGTCGCGTCCACGACCGTAGGCTCAGGTGCAGACGAAGATGGCGAGTATGCGTACGTCGAACATACGTTCATCGTACCTGGCACCTATCTCGTTCAAGAAGCAAGCGCGAACGCGATAGCCATGTACAGTCTTGAGAACATAAACGATAAATCAAAATGGTCTGCATATGCAATGCTTTCAGAGAGCATCGGTGAAGTAGATGCTGGAACGAACGCGGTCATTCTGTGGAAAATGACCATTTCCAATAAACAATAAGAACGAATAGGAGAACAATATGTCTTATACACCAAATTACGTATCCAGTCAAAATGTAAGCGTGTTTCCTTCGGCTTTCAGAAGAAGCGACGACAGTCATAAAGACTCCTATCTTCTTACCGAAAGAAATCTCGGCAATCTCAACTCGTCGTCCTTGGACTACGATTCATATGTAGAAGATGCTGGCGATACTGTGGTCATCGTTCTTGGCGGATACAGATTCGTCGTCGTCAGTAATGCTCTTTCAGCGATAAGACCAGAGAACAATTCGCTTTTCGCGAACATAAAGATAAGCAATACGGGAAATCTTTCGTCGTTCAATGACGATACAACGCTTGACGTTGGCGGTAATTTCGTTGGTCTGTATTTTGGCACAACTGCAGACGGAGACGCGACGTATTCGATAGAGGTGTTCGGCACAGACGGTTCGGTTCCTGAAGGAAGCAAATTGAAGATTGACGCTAAATCAGTTTCTTCAACGACTGGTAAAAACATCGCTTCTGAATTCAAAACTGATAAGATTTCAGCGAACTCTGGGAACACGATAACATTGTCCAGCAATGTCGTCGCGGAAACTGGCAAGACGATTACAGCAGATGTTTCTGGCAACGCGACAAGTGCAGACAAAGTCAATCATACCTTGGCAGTCAATCTCAATGGCAGCAGTAAGTCTTTCGACGGCTCAGCCAACGTCTCTTTAGGCAACGTGTTTGCACCGACGTCTGCAGGCGACAGAGTCAATCAGCTTTTAGGTTCAGGTACTCCTACGCCGTCTTGGATAAGTTCGACAGTAGGCTCCGCGACGCAATCCGTGTACATGAAAGACGGCGTCATCACAGCGGGAAGCACATACGCAGGGGGCACGAAAGTAACGCTGAATGGTGTCAATAAGGGTGCCGCCGATGCGACCGTGTATTCGCCTGAAAGTTCTGGCCAGTCCGGTCAGTATTTGATGTGGGCATACAGCGAATCTTCGCCGAACAACAGACCAGTATGGGCGGCTAGCGACATCGGAAACACAAACATACCTATTTATCAAGACGGCGGTGTATTGAAGGCATGCAGTAGATTTGCTGGCGGTACTTCAGTCACTCTCAATGGTACTCCTAAAGGTGCAGACGTTGCAGTCTTCTACGCCCCAACTTCAGCAGGCACGACGGAAAATCAATTGCTTACATGGAACGGCTCAGCGATAACTTATACGTTGACTCCGTCCGTAACTTCTTTGACTGCAAGCGGTGCGATTTCAGCATCGTCTGTTACAGCATCGGGTCAGATACAAGCCAATTCTTTCAACGCGATGTCAGACGTCAGATTGAAGAAGAACGTAAAAGACTTCGAGTGCAAAGGGGACATACTAGGTCTCGAAGTCAAGGAATTCGATTATGAGAACGACAGCTCTCACCATATCGGATGCATTGCCCAGGATTTGCAGAGAATTTGCCCAGAAATCGTTCACGAAAACGAAGACGGATATCTGTCCATAGAGGAATCAAAGATAGTGTATCTTCTTCTCAACGAAGTCAAGAAGTTAAAAGAAGAAGTCGAAGAACTAAAGAGAGGTAAGTAACATGGCAATTTCGAGAGCCAACAGTTACTATAAGATAAACATAAATGGTACATCTGTACCGTTATCTGAGGCGTTGCCGAATTACGACGGCTGCGCTTTCACTTCGTATTCCAACTATAAATTCACGGAAAACAACATTTCTGAGTATCTTCAGGTTTGGACATCTCACGACGAGTGGAATGACTCAATGACAGTGCCTCAGTATAAGAACAACGGCTATTCGATTTCCTCTATCGCGTTCGGTACAAAACCAACATTGAAAAGCAAGCTTTTCGAGGGCGGTACAGCGAATGGTAACGATTTGACGATAGAAAGATATCAAGATAAACTGAGACTGAGGCATAATTTCGGTAACGGCACTACTGTGTTCGATTATCCTGCTAGCTATTTCCATGGAGGGGTGGTTCCGACGAAACTTTTCGCCGTCGTGCAAGGAGCAGGTGGTGCAGGCGTGTACTACTCATCTTGGGGATATGCGACTGGAGGGGCAGGCGCGTTATGGGCTGGCATAGTCACTTTGACCGCGGGAAACGTCGTTTTCTCAGGGGGCAGTGGCGCAGACAATACATATACTCAATCAGGTGCGTCAATGAAAGGTAAAGACGGTTCGGATACGTACCTGAAAATTCGAGATACTAAATATCGTTCCATAGGCGGTGGAAAGTCTGGCGTTCTTTCATCGTCGTCAGCGACTAATGGTAAGGGTGGCGAGGTCGGCGATGCTGACCTGAGAACGTGGCTGGAGAAGCAAGAAACGTTGGGTGTGTGGGAATTCTACAAGAGCAGTCTTGATTTGCAACTGTTAAAAGACCACTATCAGAATTTCTGCGCATATGGTTCATGGCCAGGTACGAGAACGATTTCTCTAAGCAATATGTACGTTACGTCTTCATATTCATATTCGTCGACATTCTATCCTGTCAATAGAATAGTGTTTGAATGTGACTCGTCAAGTCACGAAGAGCGACTTAAAGTTACTGCGTATAACGACGAAGATGAACGTGAATACGAAGTAATAAACTATGATGCGAACAGCAACGATTTGTCTGGCGCGTATCCGTTCATACTTACAGACTCCGACGATATATACGACATGAGAGACCAACTAAACATAGACGAATTCGAGAGCTACAATATAGGTTCGTACGAAGAATTAGAGAATCCAAAATTCGTCGATAATCCGTCTTCATCAGGATTGATATGGGACAGAAAGAGCGAAAAAGGCAGTAATGGTTCTGCCGGATTCAACTATACCTATTGCACTTTGACAGATTACGAATCAGACAGAAACGTATCGTATATGAAAAAGGAATTTGAAGCTCGAACTGGAAACGCCATACGTGGTGGCGCATCTGCATACGCAGACGGCTCTGGTTTAGACGGCTCAAAGGGAACCGGTGGTGGAGGTTACTACGACTCTGGTTCATACGCTATCGGTGCCCACGCTGGTGGAAGCAACTGGATAGAGATATTTTATTAGTCTTATAATTTACGCTCATTGTATCATATTGAGTGTATAATATGTTACGATGAAACCAAACGAAACCACAAAAAATCTAATCAAGTGCCCGCATTGCGGTGCCGAGTATTTACCCGAAGAGATTTTCGTCGCATCGGAACTTTTCGGTCATCCCAAAGTCATGAAAGACAAAAACGGGATAATCGAGTATACGGACAGAGACGACTCCATCGTAAGCGAAGAGTATATCTGTGACTATTGCTCGAAAAAGTTTGTTTCCACAATCGAATTTTCGTTCTCTTCCAAGTTGGTCGACGAATGCGAAGACGATTATGAAATCAAATTCGACGACGTCGGTATCTGGCGATGATTAAAATAAGAGAAGACAGGAAGAGAGGACTGAGTGGTCTCACCTCTCTTTTCATATCGTTTGACTACGACAAGAACCTAATCAACGTCGTCAAGTCGTGTGGTACGTATTCCTTTGATAAGAACACGAAAGAATGGGAAGTACCAGTTTCGTCTCTTTCTTATATTCTAGACAACTTGACTTTTTTCGACGACATAGAGTTGAAACTGATGCCTGAAGCAAACGACAAAGACATCATTAAGCCAAAACTCGTCGACGAATATCGAACGAAGCCATTCGATTATCAATTAGAGGGAATCGAGTTCGGTCTGAACAACGATAAATTTCTTCTTCTCGACGCACCAGGTCTTGGCAAAAGTCTTCAGATAATCTATCTTGCAGAGGAGCTGAAAGCATCTAAGGGGATAGAGCACTGTCTTATCATCTGTGGTGTCGCAACGCTTAGAGCGAATTGGCGCAAAGAGATAAACAGACACTCAAAACTGTCTTGCATGATTCTTGGCGCTCACGAGACGAAGACGGGCAACATCACATGGGATTCCGTGCAGAAACGCGCTGAGAGACTGATGAACAAAATAGACGAGTTCTTCATCATCGTCAACATAGAATCGCTCAGAGACGACAGGATAATCGATGCTTTGCAAAAGGGCCCAAATAAGATTGGGATGATTGCCCTGGATGAGGCACATTGTGCCAAAGGATGGGCCTCGGCTCAAGGAAAGAATCTTCTGAAGTTGACCGCGAACAATGTGGTAGCCGCTACAGGCACACTTCTGACGAACAATCCAGTAGACGCGTATGTTCCACTCGTGTTCATCGGAAAAGAGCCCAAGAACAGCGTCACGAAGTTCAAGAGCATGTACTGTGTATTCGACCAGATGACGAGGGGCAGAATAATCGGCTACAAGAACATAGACGCGTTGAAGGACGAGATAGATTCCTGCTCCCTTCGCAGAACGAAGGACATGCTTGACTTACCAGAGAGAACGTTCATTGACGAATATCTGACGATGGACAAAGAGCAGTCTTCGATGTATTTCGCACTGCTGTCGTTGATACGAGGGAATTCGAACGACGCGTCTAAGTGGTTCAATAAAGAGACCATCGACGAGATGTGCGACAAAGTCAGCATTAAGGCGTCCAATATGCTTTCGCTGATTGTGCGTCTCAAACAGGCGACGACGTGTCCAAGCGTGCTCACTTCTTCGGATGTTACGTCATGCAAGTTGGAACGTGCTGTCGAGCTTGTCGATGAAATCGTCGGCAACGGAGAGAAGGTCGTAATCTTCTCGACATTCAAGGAACCCGTATACAGACTGCGAGACGCGTTGATACAATATTCGCCCTTGATAGGCACTGGCGATATGAGCGACGCGGAAGTTTCCGACAACATCGACGAGTTTCAAATGGACCCAAGCAAAAAAGTATTCATAGGCACAATCTCGAAGATGGGCACTGGTGTGACGTTGACGAGTGCGTCCTATATGATATTCATAGACCAGCCGTGGACCGCATCAGACTATCTTCAGGCGTGCGACAGAATTCACAGAATAGGTGCGAAAAAGCCCGTGTTCGTGTATAATTTGATATGCGACAGAACGATAGATTCGCGTATCTCCAAGACGATTGAGAGAAAACGAGCGATGAGTGATTACATCATCGACGACAAGTCGGATAAAGAGACTCTTGAGATTCTGCAGGATTATATCGCGGGCATCGAAGAGTGCTAAATTCAGAGCACACAGACGAAAGGAGACCATAGAGTATGGATGTCTTCGGTGACGAAAGTTATTTGAAAGACGACAATGTTTTCGACGACTTGGATTACGAGGAATTGAAAGCGTTGAGCGAATGTATCAGATTAGCGGAGGAAGAAGGTTACGATGAGTAAAGTTGTATTATATCATCAAGATTCGTGCGGTATGTGCAGAACGGTTGAGATGTTGCTGAATAAAAATGCAATTGAACATGAGTCCTGCAAAGACATAGAACACATGAAATCTATTGGCATAACGCATACGCCGACGCTTGAAGTCGACGGTAACAGAATAGAGGGGCCTGCGATAATTCGCTGGATTAAGGAAAGAAAATAATATTAAAAGAGGTTGTTTATGGAAAAGCGCATTCAAGAAATAATGAATTTCTTTGACAAATATCATGATTCTAATAAGAATCCAGCAACTCTATCTACGTATGACCAAAACGCAAATGTGACAAGTCGAAATATCGCCACAATGACGTCTGAGTCTATCAAAAAATTAGGTATAGACGTTCAAAGAGAGATTGCTAGAAGATATTTGATTAGAGATTTTGGTGAAGATTTGGCTGATGCATATCAAAACGACCTAAAAAATCATATAATCTATACAAATGACGAGTCTACTCTTGGCGGCTATCCGTACTGTTGCTCAATTTCTTTGTATCCTTTTATTTTGAATGGTTTGAAACAACTTGGTGGCAGTAGTGACGCGCCAAAACATACGAACAGTTACATAGGCGGTCTAATAAATCTTGTGTTCTTGATTGCTGGTCAATTTGCCGGCGCTGTAGCTATTGTAGAATTTCTTCCGTACATGGACCATTTTCTTCGTATAGACTACGGCGAAGAGTACATAAAACACCTCGATGACGTTGTTGAAGTTTTTGGCAATAGAAAGCAGACTCTTAGAGGTAAGATTGAAGACTGGTTTCAGCAGTTCGTTTATTCAGTGAATCAGCCTGCTGGCAGTAGAAACTATCAAAGTCCATTTACGAACATTGCATATTACGACGAGTTCTATTTTAAGTCTCTATTCAAAGATTTCTTCTTCCCTGACGGCGACGAGCCTTGTTGGGAAACCACAAAGGAACTTCAGAAGATGTTCATGAAGTGGTTCAATAAAGAGCGCACTCACGAAATACTCACTTTTCCTGTTGAGACAATGAATTTATTGCATGACGGTAAGAAATATCTTGACGAGGAGATGGCAGATTTCACAGCAGAGATGTGGGCAGAAGGTCACTCGTTCTTCTTATACAACTCCGATTCCGTAGATGCGTTGAGTTCCTGCTGTCGATTAAAAAACTCAATAGAAGACAACGCATTCTCTTATACTCTTGGCGCCGGTGGTATAGAAACTGGTTCGAAGAGAGTTATAACTCTGAACGTAAATAGAATAGTTCAGGATTGGTATAAAATAAAAGAAGAGTGTACACTTAAAGAATACATAACGCCAATTGTTTGCAGAGTTCATAAATATCTCGAAAGTTGGAATAATAAGTTGTGGGACGACTTTGATGCCGGTCTGCTGACTGTATACAGCGCAGGCTTTATCGATTTGAACAGACAATATCTTACTGTTGGCTTTAACGGATTCATCGAGGCGGCAGAATTCTTGGGGATGAAGTCTGATACGAAATATAATGGAATCAAGATATTGCCGAATAACGAGCAATATAAGCAGTTCGCAAAGGACGTTCTCGAAACAATAAAAGAATTGAATAAAGAGCATCGTACTGAACGCTGTAAGTTCAATACCGAGATGATTCCTGGGGAATCGGTTGGGCCCAAACACTACAAATGGGATAAAGAGGATGGGTATTGGGTACCGTCTTGCAGAGAATGCTATAATTCATACTTCTATCCAGTCGAAGACGATACGTATGACCCAATTACAAAAATGTATCTTCAAGGAAAAGACTTTATAGGTTGCTTAGATGGCGGTTCTGCATATCACTGTAATCTTCACGAAATACTTTCGAAAAAACAGTATAGACACTTGATGAATGTCGCAATAAACGCAGGCTGTAGCTACTTTACATACAATATCCCTTCAACGGTATGCAATCACTGTGGTCACATAGACAAGCGAATGCTTACAGAGTGTCCTGAATGCGGTTCTAAAGACATTGACTACGCGACGAGAATCATCGGATATCTCAAGAGAGTCAGCAATTTCAGCGAAGTGCGCCAGAAAGAAGCCGCGAAGAGGGCATACAATCATCTGAGCGACTGATGTATAATATAAGAGAAAGGATTTATGCATAGATGAGCGAAAACACCGTTGGCTATAATAAGCCGTTGAAATATTATGACGTAGCGGTCACGTTCTCGGAATTTCCGGAGGAAACAACGCTTTGCGTAAACATATCGGGGTGCCCCGGAATGTGCTCGCACTGTTCTGAGCCGTGGCTTATGCCCTATGTTGGGACCGAATTGACGAATGAAGAAGTCGATAAGCTGATTGAAGAACATCCAGGGATTACATGCTTCGGCTTGATGGGTGGGGACAGCAATCACGACGACGTCGTCAGAATCGCGAATTACATCCACGAAAAATATAAAGACCTAAAAGTAGGTATCTACAGCGGTCGAGAGTTTCTAAACACAAAACTTCTGAATTGTCTAGACTTGTACAAGATTGGTCGTTGGATTCTTCCCGAGGGGCCCGTCGAGGAATGGCATAAGAAGAATTGTGGCGTCCTCCAGTTCCCTTGGAGCAACCAGTTGATGTTCGAGAAAACCAAAGACATGTTTGGAAACGAAGTGTGGGAAAACATCACATACAAGTTCAGACAAGCGCCTTTAGGTAATCCAGAACGTTACATCATCGACCCTAGCAAAGAACAATAACGCGATAGAAAACGAGCTGACTTAACCGTCGTTCGTTTTTTGTTCGCTTGACAAGTTACTTTCGCGATGCTATAATAAGTCGAGGAAACTCAAGGAGGCATCATCATGGAAGACAAAGTCTACTACGCCGTATTCTACTCGAATGACGGTACAATCCATCTCTGGCCAGGGAAATCGATTGAAGAGTGCGAGAAGAAGCTGATTCACGTCCTTCAAAGCAAAAAGTGCTATATGAGATGCAAGCGCACCACCATCATCTCTCGTGACAAAGAAACAGTCGGGGAAGATGGCTATGTGTTCGGTAGTCCGAACAGCAGAAACGTTCTCGACAAGTTCAACAAGATGCTCGACAAGAAAGAGATAGACTTCGACGCATAGATAGTGTCGAAAAAGACGTGCTCGACAGCGCGTCTTCTTTGTATAATATAATCGAGAAATGTTTATGCGAATCAAAAACAAGAAAACAAGTGGTAAAAAGCGTACGAAAATAAATTACGAAGATGTCTTTAACATATTCGCCCAAAAAATCGCCTGGACGCGCCGAACAATCAGGTCGATAGACTCAAAAGAAGAGTTGCATCTGTGGTCGGTAGCAGAAAGGGAGTTGCATAGATTCTTCGTCTCGTTCTTCGAGAACGCAAAGCGATTGACGACCAGTCGAAAAGCATATAGATGGGTCAAGAGGGAATTCTTCGATATCTACGCCAAGGACGAATCGAGGTATTCGGTCGCGTCTACTGTGATATTCTCCACGTGGTACGACATTCATCATGAGTATCGCGTCAATGAGGGTCTGTACGAAAAATACATGTCTTGGAACAAGAGACTTGGGAAACGAAGACTGAAGAAATTGCGCGAAAACAATCTTGACGTCGTATTGAAAGAGGGCATCGACGAATATTCCAGCGCAATCGAGTTGGAGGATGCGATTGTCGTGATGACCAGCGAGCCGTGGCGTGCAATGATGTTCGTTAAAGACCATGAGCCTCACGAACTGCCTACCGACTACGACTGGTACTATCTTGCGTACTCATATCTGCTCATGGGAAAATGAAAGGAAAACGAAATGGTCAAAAACGAAAAGGAAACATTCTCATACTACACCTACGGCAGTAACGACATCGACGAATGCGATAAAAAGCTCATTTGGAACGTAATCGTCAGAGAGCAAGACGCCATCATCGTCTATAATGTGTTCGACCATGGTTCGCTGAAACACGAACTTTACGAACTCAAGAAAGAATGCAAGGACGATTTCGGGAAGTTCGAAGATGGACTGGTGTCGATTATGCGATACTATTTCTGGGCGAAATACGAATGGGAGTTCGTGGCCACGTCGTGGACACCTCGCATCGACTCGGAGGAAATCGACAGACTCGTAGAAGAGCGAAAAGGGTGTCTCAATGAGTGGGGTCATTTCTACTCTGCTTCCGTGAATCTCAGTTGTGGCGAGAAACTTGATGTGTACACGCAGTTGCGAATGAACTGGAAGCAATTCGTCGATTATCTGTGGAATCATAGGGACCTCATAAAGAGGCCCAAGTAATAACGTGTTCTCGAAAAGACAAGTAATCGCTTGTCTTTTTGATTTTCTCTAGTTGACAATCGACGAAAAACGACTATAATGTGTAGTCGTAGACATCTTTGGAGGAATCAATCATGACAAAAGAAGACAAATACACGTTCTCGACGATGTACTCACAATTCGTATCGTCGGCCTCGTCAATCGACGGGTTCATCGTGGGTCAAAAAGAAGACGTTCCGTATGATATCACGGAATTGGCTAATGGATATTGCGACGCCAGAAAGCGCAAAGACGAAATCGCGAAGTCCCAATATCTGTCCGCCCTTATGGTGCGTTATTGGCACGTCGTACCCTATCTATATCAGAAAAGCTCGAACAGCAAGAACGTATCAATCTACGACGTCATCTCGTGGGTGTATGACGGCATCGAGAAGGCGTGTCATTATCAATCTTGGGAAGACGATAATAAGTCCATCAGCAAAGACAAGCGTGGCGCCGAGAAATGCATCAATCAGGCTATTTCGTCGGCCCGTGCCAGATTCTATCAATTCTCCAACTTCAAGAAGAATGAAATGATGCAGGGGCTGTCCATCCTCAACGATGCAGTCGATGAGTCGAGGACCCTCGAAGATACGATTGGCGAAACTGAAGACTTCATCGGTGACGTGTCTTGTTCCGACATCGTCGAAAAACTTCTCATCAAACGCGAATACCTCGAAGCGATTATCGTCGATTCAATCTTGAATTACGACGTGTTCAATCAGCGGAAGGACAAGTCTGGTACAATCGTTCTTCACGATGAAGAGGGAAACGAAGTCGATACTGGTATGTATCGTTCGTACTGGACGTTCTCCAAGCAACAGCTCATCGACCACGTGGAGAATCTCGACGACTCGTTCATCGCCAGATTCGCATACAAATACGGATGCAGTTACGAAGACGTGAAAAACGTCGTGAATAGTCTCGCTCGCATGAATCATCGCAAGTTGTGTGCGACCATCAACGACGGCATGCGCAGTCTTCGTCAAAGCGAGGAGTTGAGTTCATATGTCGCTTGATGATTACGAGTTCATCAGAGTAAGCATGAAAGTCGCGAAGCGAATCGGTCTTAACGCGACTGTGTGCGCAACGATTCTCAATGTCTATGCGAAAAGTTCCAGCGCATTGAGACGGGACGACATGAAGGGAAAATTCGGCGTCATGATTTCAGACCTGTCGAACGATACGTCGCTGTCTTCGACCGAAGTCAAAAACGCGCTGAATGTGCTGTCTGCGGTCAATTGGGTTGAGTGTGTGATTGAAAACGACGTCGCTTGGTGTTCGATTGACGTAAAGCGGGAGGCGGAGTTGCTTACGAGAAACGATAGCAAATTCGTCAACGAAATAAAAACTTCTTTGAAGAAATTGAACGGAGACGCAAAACGTTCGAAGAAAGTACGCATCAACAACGCACTGAAGAATCACATAACCGTCGACGATGAAGCCATCAAGCAGTCGCTGTGCAAATGGGTTGACTCTCTGTCTTCGTCGAGGAAGATAACGAAGGATACGGTCGAGATGTTTCAGAAGACGCTTCTGACGTACGCCAAAGACGACCAGAAGAAGATTGACGCAATCATCGACTTGGCAATCGCAAATCAGTATTCCAACTGCCTGTGGGCGATTGACGCGTTCGAGAAGCAGAGCGCGTTGAATCTTGGTCCCACGCGTAAGAGCGAGTTGAACGTGGCTTCGCGAGAAAGCATAAGCTCGAAAAGGTTTTAGTTGACGAAGTCGAGTTGTCTCTATATACTTATTAGTAGATAAACAAGAGGTAATCAAAATGTTCTCATTACTGTTCCACAAAGACGTGTTCTACCCAAATGGCATCGACGAGAAACTAAAACTCGCTGAAAGCTCGTTCAAAGACTACGAACTTTCTCGACATCTTCAAGAGCACGTGTCGAATCGCGAAGACAGAAGCCACGACTATCTTGGTCAGGCGGTCATCAACTGTCTTGAACGACTCAAGACCGAAACCTTCGAAGCGTTCGAAATCGAGTACTCCAAAGGCTATTACGACTTCGGCGTCGCTGGCTGGCTCGTCACGAAATACTGCGTTCGCATCCCATATGGGGCAAATCAGGACCTCGTCGTCGTGATTGCGCCGAAATGGAACAAGGGACTTGGCAAATACGATGGCACCGCGTTCATCAAGACCGCGTGGCTCAACAGTCGCTCAGACGCCCACTTCACGCTCGATGGTTCGAGATATTGCGACAAAGAACGCTGGTTTGAATGCCAACGCTGATATAATATAAGACATGATTGACGAAAACAAGAACTGCACGCTAATCGACAGATGCAATCACATCGACTGTGATTGCTTTTGTCTTAGGCGATACAAAACGGAAAGACTATACGATAACGGCATGCTATCGGAAAAGCAGAGACGAAGGACTTCGCTCGTTCTCGACGCAGACGAACGAGATGCCGATTCGTTCGAGTATCTCGCTGGAATCGAGAAGCACATCGTGAACTTCGTCGAGTCTGGTGGTAATCTTTACATTCATTCCACGACCACTGGAAACGGTAAGACTTCGTGGGCTTTGCGTATGTTGCAAGCTTACGTGAATAAGATGTGGGCAAAGGCGCGCGTAGACGATTGTATCGTGTTGTTCGTGCACGTACCTAGACTGCTCGTTGAGTTGAAGAACAATATCGACAGCAAGAGCGACTATGTTACGAGAATAAAGTCGAACATAGCGAACGCTCATCTCGTCGTATGGGACGAAGTCGGCACGAAAGGTCTGACGCAGTTCGAACACGAGAACGTATTGAACTTTCTGAACACTCGATTGGATTGTGGTAAAGCGAATATATTCACGTCCAATCTGACGAACGAAGAACTTCACTCGGCCGTTGGGGACAGACTCTACTCCAGAATCGTTCTCAACTCCGACGACGTGGAATTGTTTGGCGCGGATAAACGCGCATTGAGACTGTGAGGCGTAAAGGATGATACAACTTCAAGTATTGAATAGGATTCTCAGAAGTGGTGACCTGTCGATGGTCACTCTCAATAACCTCAACGAGGACTATTTTTCCGATTATAAGAATGAGTTCAGATTCATCTTAGAGCACTATCAGAAATATGGCAACGTATGCGATTTGGCCACCTTCGTCGATAAATTCAAGAACTTCGACGTCATCGAGGTGAATGAGAGCGATTCGTATCTTCTCGCCACTTTGGAAGACGATTACAACACACGTAGGCTGGCCGAGATATTCAATCGAATCAAAACGCTTCTTCTTTCCGATAAAGTGGATGAAGCGATGAGTCTTTACAGAACGTCTCAAGAGACTTTGAAATCGGGCTCCGCAATCACAAGCGTGGACTTGCTGAAAGACGTCAGCAGATACGATGCCTACGTAGATAGGACCAAGCAACTTGATAAGTACTATGTTTCTACTGGTTTTCGCGAACTTGACGCTATCATCGGCGGCTTCGACAGGGAAGAAGAACTAGCTACAATTGTCGCTCGCACGAACTATGGTAAGTCGTGGATTCTGTTGAAGTGCGCAAGCGCAGCCTGCGCTCAAGGTCTCAACGTCGGTATCTACAGCGGTGAAATGAGCGAGCGCAAGGTTGGCTATCGTCTCGATACGTTGATTGGTCACATCAGCAATGGCGCGCTCGTTCATGGCAACGAAAGTGTGATGAATGAGTATCGTGCGTATATCGAAGCGTTACCCACGATGTTCAAGGGCTCCATTAAGGTAATCACGCCGAACACGATTGCGGGTCCAGCCGACGTCAATGCGTTACGTGCATTCATAGAGAAAGAGCATTTGGACATTCTGTTCATCGACCAGTTGTCATTGTTGGAGGACGCTCGTAGGGGCAAAACTCCCGTTGAGAAGATGAGCAACATCTCCAAAGACCTTAAGTTGTTGCAAGTGATGAAACGCATTCCGATTATCAGCGTATCTCAGCAGAACAGAACGACCACCGAAAGTGGCAACGTAGACACCACCCAAATCGCGCAGTCCGATAGAATCGGTCAAGACAGTACGCTCATCGTGTTCATCGAAAAGGACAACGATATCATGAAATTGACGCTCGTGAAATCCCGCGACACGGCAAACGGCAACGTGCTGACGTATAAAGTCGATTTGAACAAGGGCGAATTCGTGTTCATTCCGAACGAAGACGACGGAGTAAGCGTGCAGCCCGAACAACTCGAAAGCAGATACGGGGTCGAAGGCGAGGATTGCTTCTGATGTCAGATTTGATTATAGATGGTCGTTTGATTGACGAACCAATCGAGAACATTCTCAGAACGATTAAGTCAGAACTGACGAATGGCAAACTTCGTGCGTATGAACGAAATGGTGACAACTATTTCGTGACTTGCCCGCATCACAAAGACGGCAGAGAGAATCATCCGTCGTGTCATGTCTACTGTGGTTCATCGAAAGACGTCGAATACGGTACGATGTATTGCTTCACGTGCGGAGAGCGTGGACCGTTGTATCATTTCGTCGGTGAGTGCTTCGATGCTGACGACGAGTTCGGAAAAAGATGGCTGTTGAGCAGATTCGGAAACACGCTCGTAGACAGACCCCTTGAGTTGGAAGCGATAGAGTTGGGCGAAACCAAAAAAGAATTCATCGACTCGTCCGTATTGAACTCGATGCAGTCTTGGCATCCTTATATGGAAAAGAGAAAGCTGTCGAGAGCAGTCTGCGAACGATTCGGCGTCAAGTACGACCCAAAGACGAAAAGCATAGTATTCCCCGTATGGGACGAAGACGACAATCTGTACATGTTCACGAGACGAAGCGTGGAATCGAAGGCGTTCATGATTGACTCCAACAAAGAGAAGCCCGTATATCTGCTCAACGTCGTGAAGAGGAACGGAATCAAAGAAGTCACGGTCGTAGAGTCTCAGATGAACTGTCTGACGGCATGGGGATGGGGCATCCCATCAATCGCGCTGTTCGGGACTGGTACGTCGTATCAATACGACTTACTGAATAAAAGTCAAATAAGACATTATTATCTGTGCTTCGATGGCGACGACGCTGGCAGAAAGGGAATCGACAGATTCCTTAAGAACATACGCAAAGACGTGTTCGTAGACATTATATTGATGAAAGAGGGAAAGGACGTCAACGACTTGACGGAAAGCGAATTCGACGCTTTGCCGATAATCGGGTCTGACGAATGGAAGAAGATATATGGAAAACATTAGACCTACAATCTTCGTGAGGATGAAACTGGACGACGGGGCGAAAGCCCCAACGAAAGCGCACGAAGACGACGCGGGATTCGACATGTACAGCAGAACTGACGAGGTCGTAAAAGCGCACTCAAGTTGTGTGTTCGATACTGGAGTTCACATTCAGATACCGAGTGGTTATGTCGGGTTTCTTAAATCGAAAAGCGGAATGAACTGCAAATATTCGATAGTGAACGAAGGCGTAATCGACGCTGGCTATACGGGGCCGATTATCATCAAACTGTATAACAATTCTGACGACGATTACATCGTGCGAAAGGGCGATAAAATAAGCCAACTCGTATTTCTCAGCATACCAAACTTCTCGCTGTTCACTACAGACGAATTGTACACGACAGAACGTGGCGAGGGAAGAATGGGCTCGACGGGTATGCGATGAGCCTTGTATAATATAAAGCGCAACAAAGCAGAAAAGAGGATAATCATGGGAATCTACACTTACGAAACCTACAAAACCATGGAAGAGAATCGTGCATCCAGCAATCGCAATGAACGCAAGGTCGGGTACTTCTCTCTTCCTGACAACGAATCCAGCGCCATCGTTCGATTCGCCTATTCTTCAACCAACGAATTCGAATTCGTCGACGTTCATCGCGTCAAAGTCGATGATAAGTTCCGCACCATCGCGTGTTTACGCACCGCAAAGGAACCATTAAGCAAATGCCCTCTTTGCGAAGCTGGTGAAAAACGCTCTGCCAAAATGTTCGTTCGCTTGCTCGAATACGCCACCGACGAACAAGGCAAAGTCACAGTCACCCCCAAGGTGTGGGAACGTCCCGCGTTCTTCGCAAAGACGCTCGAATCCTATCTTCGCGAATATGGCGATTTACGCGACGTCGTCTTCAAAGTCGTTCGTCGTGGGGCGAAAGGCGACATGAAGGTGTCTTATGACATCATGTTCAAGAATCCCGCCATGTACAGCGAAGAAGCTGGTTTTGTGAAAGACTTCTCTGGTTTCGATGGCTTCGAACTCAATCATCATTCGTACATGGAACGTACCTTCGATGAGATGAACGAGATTCTAGAAACGGGTACGTTTACAAAGCATGCGCCTCAAGCCAACAACGAGGAAATCAAAGTCACGCAAACACAGACTTATCCTCAGCAAACTGCGAAGTACGAATATACCGAGCAGAAACCGAAGGTAGACGTGAGCGTGATGGGCGACGCGACCATGGCTCGCCAGCCCGTTCAGGAAGAGATTCCCCAACGTCGCTTCGACACCGCAGTTGGTGGTGCAAACGACCCGACAGTCGCAAGACCCCGTCGTACCTACGACTATAAATAATCGTAGACTTATACCGTAACCCGTTATATAATATATGATATGACAGCTAAAGAGAGTTTATTGTGGGGCGAGGAGTTCTCGTTGCCAGTCAACGACACAGAGAAACTTCTCGACAAAATCAATTCCCCCAAAAAAGTCTCTAGCACGAAGAAGATTTCATCGAAGTTGTCATTGGAAGATAAAATGGCCGTGATTGAATCAAACGTCATGGCCATTTTAGGTAAACACAAAGACGACACAGAGGTCATTCGTGACAGAGACGAACTGCACAGATACATTTCTAAGTGCATCGAAAACGGCGTTCTTGCGCTCGACACGGAAACCAACAACTCGTTGGACCCTTTGACCTGTTTGATTATGGGTGCATGTCTTTATACACCCAATGAAAAGCAGGCGTACGTTCCCATTCATCACGTCAATCGTGTGACGAACGAGCGTTTGCCAAATCAACTTACGGAAAACGACCTCAAAGAGGAATTTTCCCGTGTCGTAGAAGCAAAAGTCAAAGTCATCTATCACAACGCATCATTCGACATTCGCGTCATCAGACATACTTGCGGAATCGACGTGCCGTATCATTGGGATACGATGATTGCGTCTCAGATTCTCAACGAAAACGAGCCTGCGAGTCTTAAGGAACAATACATTCTTCACATCGACAAAGACCACGGCAAATACGACATTGAACATCTGTTTGAGAAGGAAAGTTATGCGATTTTCGACCCAGAACTGTTCGCGTTGTACTCTGCTACCGACGCGTTGATGACCTATCAGCTCTATTCGTATCAACTTCACGAATTCGAGAAGAAGGAAAATGAACGAATCTACAATTTGCTGATGAACGTCGAGTTTCCGTGTCTCAGAGTCGTCATGGAAATGGAAGACTGCGGAATCGAAGTGGACTTAGACTACGCGAGCAGACTTGGCGTGAAGTATCATAAGATTCTAGACGATTACGATAAGCCGATAATGGACGAAATGTCAAAATTAAGGCCGTTAATCGAAAATTGGCGAAAAACGAAAGACGCACAGACGTTGATAGGTAACAAAACGAAGTCCGAGCAGTTGGAAGACCCAATCAATCTGGAATCCCCGACACAACTTGCGATTCTTATTTATGACATCCTCAAGATTCCGCCAATCAACAGAAAGAAACCAAGAAGCACTGATAAGAATACGATTCCTCAGATTCTAGAGGAGCGAGACGTTCCGATTTTACGCATTCTTCTCGAAAGAAAGACGTTCAAGACTCTCGTAAACAACTTCATCGACAAGATTCCAGACTACGTCAACAAGAAGGACGGGAGAGTTCACTGCTCGTTCAATCAAGTTGGGGCCGCTACGGGTCGTTTCTCGTGTTCGAATCCGAATCTACAACAAATTCCTTCAAAGAATCACGAAATACGAATGATGTTCAAAGCTTCGACTAATTATCATCAAGTAGAAGAAGATGATGATTGCTTCAAGGTATCAAAAATCGACGAAATTTGCGTAAATGACGAATGGGTTTCGTCAAAACTCGTAAAAGTAGGAGATACGATTAAAACGGATGACGGCGATATTCTTACGATTATCGACACGAAAGAGTTCGACGACTACGTACTATTGTATACTAAGTGTAATACGGTATTACAAAAATAATGTGCTAAAGTAATATGAAAGGAGAAATATGTCCAAACAGCAGAACAAAAACGAAGTGCAGTTCAATATGAGAATATCGTCGGAATTGAGAGAACGCATTCGCGAAGACGCATTCAAAAAAGACGTTACGATGTCCGACGTCGTTCGTCTTATATTAGAGACATATTATGGCATAAATGGGTAAGAAGAAAATTCTTGGCATCGTGCAGTCGGAAAACGGAGAAGACTTCAAGAAAGACTTGGCGATTCACAGTATCGAATATATATGTTCGAAATATGGTGTCACAAAGAAGGAGCGAGCTATCGCATTGAAGCTGTTCGACGTGCGGTCGCCTAAATTAGAGAAGCATTGGTATACAAACGGAAAAGACGATTTGCAGTTGTCTGAAGACTGTTGCGCACCAGCAGATTATCATCCTGGCAGAACCAACTACGGAAGCGGTACATCAGGGTACGTATGGGTAAACAACGGGAAAAAGAAGACACTCATAAAGCCCGGCGACGCAATCGAGAACGGGTACTCAATTGGAATGGGCATATCGACGACGGCAGGATTGACGCTGTACAACAATGGTAAAGTCAATAAGTACTTTGGGCCGAATGAAGAGATACCAGACGGGTTCGTAAAAGGCACCTTGTACAAAGATGTGTATAAGATATGCGCGATGAAGAGAAAACTGTTCTGGTATACTGACGGTGTCAACGACATAAGACTGAAGATGGATGATAAGGTGCCGGAAGGTTTTGTGCCGGGAAAAGCGAAGAAGCTGTCCTTTGCGGAACGAATAAAAGCACGAGATGATTATTACGATTCGATTGGTTATATAGCCGTAAAGAATCTGACGAGGAAACAACTTACCGCGTATTGTTATTATCGAAACGAAACACCCATTATAGATGACGTGATTAGAAAATCGGACACTTATACATATGTCAGTAAGAAATATATTCCGTTGTTCGACGAGTATGCGAGAACGAATCACTCGAAGGGAACGTCCATACTGGAACAGAACGTAATCGGATTTCTGAAAAGCATCTACGATGGGCAGATAATAACGAACTGCAAGAGCATTCTTCGAGACGACGATGGCAACTACTACGAAATGGACGCGTATTTGCCAGAAAAGAAGATAGGCATCGAGGTAAACGGAACGTATTGGCATTCGAGTCTATGCATCGCGAATAAAAACTATCATCTGAACAAGGCTAAGATGGCCGAGAAGAACGGAATTCGTCTGATTCAGATATATCAACACGAATGGGAAGACGAGACGAAGTGCAAGGTCATAAAATCGATGCTCTCCATCGCAGTTGGCAAATATGAGAATAAAATCTACGCCAGACAGTGCGAAATACGCGAGATTTCGAATGCGGAAGCGAAGATATTCAACGAATCGAACCATCTTCAAGGGCACAGAAACGCTCAGATAACGTATGGTCTGTTTCACGAGGGGAATCTGGTTCAGTTGATGTCGTTCAGCAAAACGAAATACAATCGCAATCTGAAGAACGACTCTTGCTGGGAAATAATAAGAGGTTGTCCCGGTTCCAACAACATTGTCGTTGGCGGCGTTTCGAAACTACTGCATCATTTTATAAAGAATAACAGACCCGAAGAGATATTCAGCTATTGCGATTTCAACAAATTCGATGGAAAAGGGTACGAGGCGTCTGGCATGAAGTTCATAGGATACACCGGCCCCAATAAATGGTGGGTGCTGAAGGACAGAAGCGTGGTAAACAGACAGCCTAGCAAATACGCAGAGTTGAAGGAAAATTCGTTTGCGTGCATTTATGGAGCAGGTTCCAAAAAATATATTCTTAAGTGTGCGCAAGATGCAATGTAGTGCAACAAGTAGTATAATAATGTATACTTCTACAAGACGATGCACATGTTCGCATCGCAAAGAAAGGAGGGCAGATTTATGAAGAAGTCGATTACTGTAAGAACGCCTTACGTTCTTGTCGGTAGCGACTTCTCGTAAGAGAAGCCGCAACAGGAACCTAGACTATTAGCCAATTACGCGAAAGACGAGGCGATGATTGATGCATACAAACAGGGAAAAGACCTTTATGCAACGATTGCGTCTCGTGTATATCACAATAATTACGAGGATAATCTTGAGTTCAATCCCAAGACAGGGAAACGAAGCGAAGCTGGCGCAAAGAGAAGGTCTTCCGTAAAGGGTCTTCTACTTGGAATTATCTATGGGATGTCGGTTCAAGGCATCGCTCAGAGACTGGAATGCGACCAGAAGGAAGCACAAAGCATCATCGACGGATTCTATAACGGATTTCCCAAGGTGAGAAAGTGGACGGACGATACGATGTCCAGTGCTCGTAAAACTGGCTACGTCGAAGACTGGTATGGTCGTCGTCGTAGATTGCCTGATTTGCTTCTTCCCGAATACTCTATAAAGTATATGAACGACAACGCATCGACGTTTAATCCAATCATCGGATGCTCTTATCGTTCGATAGACCCGAAAGTCGAGAGTGCGCTTCTTGAAAAGTTGCATAAAGCGAAGGACAGAAGGTCTGTCGTCAATGTGATAAACGACGCGAAGGAAGATGGCATCTCCATTCATTCGAACAGCAATCTCATATCTCGTTCCGAACGTCAGTGCGTAAACGCTCGCATTCAAGGCGGTGCGGCCACGATGACGAAAGTCGCCATGATTAAGATTCACAACGACGAAGAACTGAATCGTCTTGGATTCAGAATGTTGATAGGTGTTCACGACGAATTGATTGGCGAATGCCCAAAAGAGAACGCAGACGAGGTCGCAAAGAGATTGTCTTACGTAATGTCCACTTGTATTGCTGAACACTGCGTCGTTCCGTTCAAATGCGACGCCGATGTATCCGAACGTTGGTACTACAATGTATACTGTAACGAATTGCAGACGGACAAGAAAGCGTTCATGGGCAAAGGCATGACTGAAGAACAGGCCATCGATAAGATTTGCGAAGAGCACATCGAGTCGACGAGGGAGTTCATATTGCAATGTCTTAATAACTGAGTGTATAATAGAATCATATCATAAATATTGGAGTGAAAGGAACACCATGAGAACTGAAATAAATTTATTTGGAATCGAAGAGACTGAAGAAGATAAGAAATACACGACGAAGGTCGGAGTACCTCAGTATTTGCCAAAGGCCGAGTGTCCTAGATTGGACTCTCTTGTCAATGTCGGTAAATATCAGGAGTTGTTGGCCGATATCAACGCGTCTTCAGTTTCCGACGATGAGAAGGCATTTCTCAGATTGGCCGCAACGAGGCACTTGGTGTTCACCTATTCACTCATCGCAGACTATTACGCACATGCAAGCAGTGAGATGCAGAGACTCATGGAGAAAAGCGCACTCGTCATCATCGACATCGACGACGCAATCGCAAATGGGTATGTCAAATTAAGCAAGAACATAAAGAAGATAATGGAAGACACCGGCGTCGAGGCCGCTAACGATTGACGATGATTTCGTTTATACTGTCTCATAATAGACCAAACGAGTGCCCGACGTTGGATATGCTGAAACGACTTGGCTACGACGGTGAGTACAAAATCGTGATAGACGTCGACGACGTATGCCTTGACGACTACGTTGCGAAGTACGGTGCTGAAAATTTATTGGTATTCGATAAAAATCAGTGGTTGTTCGTCGAGGATACGGCCATGTCAAAAGATGGCTTAATCAAGGCGTCCCCGTTTTACGCGAGAGTCGTGGTCGACGAATACGCAAGTAGATTCGCAATTGGAGATTATATCGTACTCGACGACGACATAATCGACCTCAGGGTTAGGATGCCAGATAATGGCTCATTGAGGTCCATGAGCATGAGACGATTCAATGATGTACTGTCGTATTTATTCGAATTCATGAACGAAAACGACATATACGGGCTATCGTTTGCCCATCCGGGAATGTTCATCGGAGGTGTCCAATCGTTCGACAAGGTGATAGATAAGAGGGTCGGTTCGAATATATTTCTTCTCAACAGCGAAAGAAGACTGAGGTGGAAAACGATATTCTATGACGACTTCAACACCTGTCTGTCGAATGGTCAAATTGGTAGATTGGTGTTCACGATACCCTATATACAGATTCACGCAGAACCACAGGGCTCGCAATCAAGCACTACGAAATCGAATGGTATGGGAGAGGCGTATGCGATGACGAAACAATTCACGAGAAGTTTCTATTCGACGATGCTGTTCCCATCGTCGTGTTCCACAAAGCAAGTCGGCAAACGCGTCGGTAATTGGTGGCCATCAATGAAACTGGACAACCAATTTCAAAAGATAGTAAGCGATAAATTCAGGAGATAATCATGGTAAGAGACGATTTCGCTATATTGATTCTGTCACATGGTCGCGCAGACAATGTACGTACCGTTGACACGTTGAAGAAAGTAAATTATTCGGGTAAATGGTATATAGTGATAGACAACGAAGACGAACAGGCCCCTAAATACGTCGAGAATTTCGGTGCAGAGCATATTATCGTATTCGATAAAGTCGAAGCTGGGAAGACGTTCGATATCATGGACAATTTCGACGGTCGTGGTGTGCCAACTTTTGCGAGAAACGTATTTCATCGTATAGCTAGTAAACTTGGTCTTCAGTATTTTCTTGAATTGGAAGACGACTATATGTGTTTTAGACAAAGATTCGAGGAAAACAGCTCCATGAAGACGAGATATGTCACGCAATTCGATGAATTGATTGGGCCTTATCTTGAATTTCTCGATTCCAGTGGCGCGATGTGCGTCGCATTCGCCCAGACTGGCGATTTTCTCGGTGGTTTGGGAAGTACAGTTTGGAGACAACAGATAACGAGAAAGGCGATGAATTCGTTTTTCTGCAGAGTCGACAGACCCTTTCAATTCCTCGGTAGATTCAACGACGACGTGAACGCATACATCGATTATGGTAAGAGAGGGTATTTGTTCTTCACGACGAGGGATATGTGTCTCGACCAGCCTCAGACACAGGCGAACGAGGGCGGTATAACGGCCGCTTATCTGCAATATGGCACATACGTCAAATCGTTCTATAGCGTAATGCTATGTCCAAGTTGCGTCAAAATTTCAGAAATGGGGTCGACGCATAAGAGAATACACCACCTCATCGATTGGGAAACCGCCGTACCGAAAATAATCAGCGACAGATTCAGACGTTGATTATATAATATGTATAAGACATACGCGACGAGGTGAATGATGCGATGACAGACAAAACACGAAAAAAGAAGATAGGCATATACCCGATGGTGGCCGATGTCATACACGCTGGTCACATACTGGCGATACAGGAAGCGAAATCGAAATGCGATTATCTAATCGTTGCGCTCCATTGTTGCCCGAATTACAAAAACCCAATACAGACGATTTACGAGAGATTCATTCAATTAAAGAACATCAAGGGCGTCGACGAAGTAATCCCGTACGAGGATTGCGCTGACGCTGGCGATATGTTGCAGAGCACGTATTTCGATGTTTACTTTCTCGGAGAGGACCACAAAGGTCAGGATTTCGAGAACAAACAACTTCTCCTCAACATGGGAAAGGAAATCGTGTATCTATCGAGAAATCACAAATACAGCAGTTCGTATCTTAAAGAAAGGATTCGTGGCGAGATTCACGAAGATGGGGGTAAGTAAACATGTTGAGATATTCGCTTAAGAGATACATCGAGGTCCTCAATGGTAAGGTAATCGATACGACGTTGTTGTTGCCACACGTGGAGTGCTATTACGTGAATGACGGTAAACTATACGTCGAGCATACAGACGGTACGAATTTCTATTTGGGTAAAATCGTCAAGGAAACAAACGATTTGGTCGATTTGACGACGCCGTTGGAATTCGAAGAACAAAAATAAAATCATTAAATCACAGGAGAAATGTTATGATTATCAAAACAGAAGAATTTCAGGAAGCTTGTAAGAAGATTCTTGGTGCTGTCGATACCGACTCCGCAATCAAGAACGTGATTTACGGCTACGATACCCTCGAAGTCGATGCCCACGAAGGCAAGATTCATCTCAACGTCACGAACGGAGAGTATTATGTGAGCGTCGTTCTCGACGCACCCGAAGACGAAAGTTTCCGCGCTGTCGTCGACGCCAAGGTGTTCTTGACGCTGGTCAGCAAAATCACCACAGCCGAAATGGAATTGCGTATCAACGGAACGTCTCTCGAAGTGCAAGCCAACGGTGTGTACAAGTTCCCGATGAAGTATCTCGAATCGGAAATGGTCGTCTTGCCCAAACTCGACTTTGATGAAAGTACGGTCGATATGACCATTCAGCGTGACAAACTTGTCAGTATGCTCAACTTCAACGGGCCTGAGTTCAACAACGGCACCATTTCCCGTCCAGTTCAAAAGCTGTACTTCTTAGACCAAGAAGGTTGCATCACTTGGACAAACTCTTCCGCTTGCGTCAACTCGTTCAGTCTTCCCGTTCCAGTTACCGTCTTGCTCAATCAGAAAGTCGTCAAACTGTTCAAATTGCTTAAGGGGGAAGACATCAAGTTCTCGTTGGGACACGTTGAGGTCAATGGCATGGTTCAGACTCGCGTTCGCTTCGAAGACGAAGGCGTCGTAATCTACTCAATCGTCACGAGCGACGAAGCAATCGTCAATTCCGTGCCTAAGGCCGCAGTGCGTGGCAAAGCTACGAAAACGTTCCCGTACAGCGCACCGATTCGTGCGAAAGAACTCTCCGACGCAATCGACCGTCTGTTGCTGTTCTCCACGTCGAACATCATCGCGAAAGGCGTCTGCGTGTTCGAATTCCTCAACGACAGACTCAATATCTATGATGCTCGAAAAGAAAACGTCGAGACGTTGCAGTATTACGATAAAGAACTCGAAGGTGACGTTCGCTTCACAATCAACCTCAACGTCGTTGGCATCAAGAACATCCTCGACAACAGCGACGAGCAATTCGTGACCATCAACTTCGGCGACGACCAAGTCGTGGTAGTCGCGAATGGCGCAATCAAGAACGTCGTATCCAACAGGGTCATTTCGTAATATGGCTGACAACAAAGGCAAAAAATTCGAGAAGCAGTTCGAAAAGGATTGGGGGACATCGTTCCCTAATTCTTTTTTGCTGAGATTGAAGGATGACACAAGCGGGTATTACGGCTCGTCCAGAAACCCCGCGGACTACATCGCATACGTGTCTGGAAAACTGTTTCTCGTAGAAGTGAAGACGCATCTTGGCAATACGTTTCCGTTCTCTTCGCTGAGACAGTACGACGACCTCAAGCAATATGAGCCTCTGAAGGGCGTATACCCAGGTGTCGTTTTGTGGATGCAAGACCACGACAAGGTGATGTATTTCCCCGTCGACACGATAACGAACATGATGAAGGACGGATGCAAGTCCATAAACGTCAGAAAACTCGACGGATACAGATATCTCGATTTGCCGTCTACGAAGAAGAGGGTGTTCATGAATACGGACTATCGTGATATAATAGATTTCATAGAGGAAGACAAATGAACGAATCGTTTCTTAACAATCTGGACACAGACCGCGTTTCCGAAGTGGTTTCGCAGACTGAGTCGAACACGAAATACTTTAACGAGATGTGTTCTGAAATCGTTCACGAGTATAGCGAAGCATTGGACGGCTTGATGAGCGACATCTTCGTTACTTGTGTGAAGAACAACGACGCATCAATGGAGACGTTGCAGTCATATTATCTTGAACTGTCGAACATGATTTACTTCATGAATGAGAAACTTGAAACTCTCGGCATCAAATCGGATATGGCCACGTCTGCGTATAAAGAAGTATACGCACGTAGCACGATACGTGAAAGCAAAGACAAAGACGATAAGGGCAAAAGCAAGATTACCGTATCAGAGCTTCAAGCGAAGGCCGCGATAGAATCTCAGTACGAGAACGTCGTCGCTTCGATTTACGACCACGCGTATAAAGTGCTGAAAGGCAAAGTCGCTTCGGCTCAGGACATGATGAACTGTTTACGCCGAATCATTTCCAGCAGAACGGAAGAAATCAGAATCTCTATGGGGGTTACATCTCAATGACGTACTATCTATCTATGGGAATGTCCGTACATTGTCTTGACTGTGGGCTGAATCTCGATGAGCCGTTCGATATCGACGTCGAGCTTGAACTCGGTTTGAACGACTTGATAGATTACGAAGTGTACAAACGTCTTGGCAAAGAGTTCAGACCGACGGCATATTGGCTGGACGAGGACGTTATGAATGTGATGAAAGATACGCGTATCGCTTACGAAAGTGGCGTGCTCGATTGGAACGTAGTGCTGTCCGACCACGAACGTCTCGACGAGGTTCTGAAGCGAACCAGACGGGATGAGATACTGGCCGCGATGAGCGCGATTGGCGAGCAGACGATACGCAGTTATCTGAATGAAGTGCATTATACGGTGCAAAACGACGAGATGAACATTGTCGGTGAATGCGTGTGCGAAATGGGGGATTGACATGGCTAACGAACTTACGCTTACTGAAATACTTAAGAACATTCAAAAGAAACAAACGAAAAACGCGATTACGGTCGGTGTCGACGATTTAACGGCATACGGTACTTTGTCGATGGGTTCACCCGGACTTGACTTTTGTCTGTACAACTCTCTGCCAGAACGCAAAATCATTGAGTTGAGTGGTGCAGAAGGCTCAGGCAAAACGACGCTCGCGTTTCTTATCTGCGCATCCTATCAGAAGAAGGAAGTGAAGAAGAACCCAGATAATCCTCGAAGCATTCTTTACGTAGACCTCGAATGCAGTGTCGAACCTTCTTGGGCTTTAAAAGCTGGCTATGACATGAACGATGAGCGTGTGAAGACATTGTGCTATCGTCCAGAAGACCAGTCTGCTGAAGACATTCTCACTGACGTAATCAATATCGTCAAAACTGGTGAGGTCGGTCTGGTCGTAATCGACTCCCTCAACATGCTCGTCAGTCAGCAGGTCCATGACGAGAGCCTCGACAAGAAGTCCATGGGCGGTATCGCGTATACGTTGGGCGACTTCGTCAAGCGCATCACAAGTCTTCTCATCAAATACGATTGCACTCTAATCGGCATTCAGCAGTTGCGCGATGGTTTAAACCCGTATGGCCCGGCCGAAGTCACATCAGGTGGTCGTGGGTGGAAGCATGGATGCTCTGTTCGTCTCAAAGTCAAGAAGGGCAAGTTCTTCGACGAAGATGGTAACGAATTGTCGTCTAACGCTGAGTCTCCCGCAGGCTACATCATGGAAGTTGCCGTTCTCAAAACGAAAGTGTGCAAATGGGACAGAAAGTTGGGCAGAACTTGCATCTCCTTCACGAAGGGCGTCGACATTCTGCAAGACACCATCGACGTCGCGACGTACTTCGGCTACATCGACAACCCCGCCGCAGGTTCGTATATCGTGCTCAATCCCGAGACGGGAGAACCGATGCTTGACGCAGATGGCGCTCCCGTGAAGATTCGCGGAAAGAAGAATCTGAAGCCGTACTTCGAGACGCATCTGGACGTGTGGCATAAACTATATGATAAAGTATACGAAACTTTGTCCAAGAAAGACGACCCGAACGTCGTGTCGTTCGAAAAGATGCTAAATGTGAACGTTGCCGAAACGTTCGAAGTCGATTTCGCAGAAGAGGAGAAATAACATGCAAGAAGAGACTAGCAAAATCATCTTCAAAAGAGGTGATTACGAAACATTCGAAGACATGTTGGTCGAGATTGCCAATCAGACTGCATTCTTTCTCAGAAACAATTATATGGTCACGTCGTATCGTTCCATCGTCGACAAAAACCTATTCGTGATGGAGTTTGCGTCAGCGGACCCTCAACTGAGTGAGTTGATTCCAGTTTGGGTCACTCCCAACGAAGCGTTGGGTATCGTCGCGAACAGAGAACTCATCGCAAAGCAGGAGGCTTCTGTCAAAGACGGTCTTGAAGATGAACTGAAGAATCTAATCAAGCCGAAGAAGGACGGTGGTCCGGATGCCTAAGAAGAACCCTGAAGCCACAAGAACGTTCTCTACCGCACAGGAAAGTTACGTTGCGAGACTGATTGGCGGACGTAGAATGGCGAATTCTGGCGCGGCCGACTTCTCTGCTGGCGACGTCGTTCTAGAATCAGCGTCCATGTTGGTCGAATGCAAGACGCCGATGACGGAGAAGAATTCGTTCTCAATCAAGAAAGCGTGGATAGAAAAGAACAAAGAAGACGCGTTCTCCGTGCGAATGTCCAATACAGCGATTGCGTTTGAGTTTGGTCCAGACCAGAAGAACTATTTCGTAATCGATGAGAAACTATTCAGGTTCCTCTGTGAAAAATTAATTGAAGAAAACGCTTGACATATCGTCTATAGCCACTATAATGTTTAGTGTGGAGATTAAAACTTATGACAAATCAAGAATTCAACCAATCACTACTCGCCTACAAATCCCTTAAAGAAGAAAAGACTTCTCTCGAAGAACAGAAGAAGAAACTCGACGAACAAATCAAAGAGCTTCAGGCCCAGATGGACGAAATCGAAGCGAACGCCCTTGAGTACATCGTCGAAGACGGTTCCGACGCAATCTCTTACGGTGGCATGGTCGCGACCAAATTCGAGCGCGATTCCGTATCGTATACTTCCGATGCAGACGTCATCGCTCTCATCAAGAGCCTTCACTACGACACCCTTCTCAGAGTTAAAGAAGAGTTGAATAAGAACGCCCTCAAGAAAGAACTTAAGAGCAATCAGCAACTCAACGAAGCGATTTCCCAATTCGTGGTAGCGAAGAAGACTCCGTACGTCGTCATCACCACCGAAGAGAATACCGAAAAGATGAAGCAACATATTCTCGAAAGTCAGCAGAAAGACGCATAACGTTGTATAATACATCTGAGCCGACGATTCATGGTTGCCTCCTGTAAATTATCTCCTTAGTTGGTCGGCTCATTGGTTATGTGGTTACGTCTAAGCCACGAGAAAAGACGCGTCTTCTGAGATGAACGACATCATCTCAGACATCCGCCCTTAGCTCAATTGGTCAGAGCGTGCGACTTATAATCGCAAGGTTCGGCGTTCAAGTCGCCGAGGGCGGACCATTCGATAAAATGATGAGAATTTGACTACTTGCATATTCTCATATATACCCCCGTAGCTCAGTTGGATAGAGCAACAGCCTTCTAAGCTGTGGGTCTGCCGTTCGAGTCGGCACGGGGGTGCCATTGTATAATTTAAAGTGTCACATGCACTTGAACATGTGCCGTCGCTCCTCGGTAATCATGGAGCTATTCTTTTATAGAAAAGGAGACTACATGAGCAACAAAGACAGATTCAAAGAACTTCTTTATGGAATCGCAGACAAAAGAAACGATTGCGACATCGATGGATTATTGAACTACTTAGAGACTATCGGCTTCTTCAAAGCACCAGCATCTACGCAGTATCACTGCTCGTTCGAAGGTGGCTTATTACAGCACTCGCTCAACGTATACGACGTCATGCTCAACCTCAACAAAAACTTCGGTGATGGTTACGTGATGACCAACGTGTTCAAAGACGACGCTCAGTTGGAGAACGTCTCTCGATATCAAAGCGTTCTCCTCGACGACGTGAATGAAGGGCGTATGGGATTCAATGCCGTTATGCAACACTGCATCTCCGTCGTTGGCATGAACGAAGAAGAACTTGAGGACGAGTTGATGAGCGTCATCGGAATCCATACGGACGCAGAAGCGGCCGCATATAGAATCGCATGTCGCAGATTCATCGCCAATCTGCCCGTTCCATCTCAACACAAATACGATGATGTGTCAATCGCAATCGTCGCATTGTTACACGATGTGTGCAGAGCGCAGATTTACGAAGAGGGAATCAAAAACGAGAAGGTCTACAGCGACGCTGGGAAGAAGCACGACGAGTTGGGCAACTTCGATTGGGTGTCCAAGAAAGTGTATAAAGTCGTAGACTCGTCCACAAGGGACGTCATTGGCTCGAAGGGCTTCTCCGCTTACTATGCAATCAGCGCGTATATCCCTCTTACGAAAGAAGAAACTGTAGCACTCGTCAATCAGTACTCGTATTCAGATAAATATGGGGTAGAGGAGATTACAGCGATTATGAGCAAGTATGGTCTTGTTTCGCTATTGCATGCGGCAGACATCATAGCCACCTACGTCGTGGACGAAAGAGATGAGTAAGCAAGCGGAAAAGCAACTTCTCAAGGTAAGCGTGGCCTCTCTCGCGAATTATGACGCGGATACGCAAACGTATTTCATACCAAAGAAGACGAATCTGTCGATTTCGATAGGTCGCTATTATATAATAAATATAGACCGCTCGTTGCTCGACCCGAAGTCGAATGACGTTCTGTACAGAAACTGGAATCATGGTACGGTCCCAAAGTGCGACAGAATGCGAGTCGAAGTCGACCGTAAGCTTGGTACGATGATTCACGTCGTAAGCGTCGCTGAAGACGAGACGAAAGCAATGTGGGAAGGCTGGCTGCCAGAAAACATGGTCAGCGTAGAAAAAGAATTGTAGGAGACAACAGATGCCATCACTAGCAGTAAAATATCGACCGCAGAATTTCGAAAGCGTTCTCTCTCAGGAGTACACGATTCGGATTCTCAAGCATCAACTTGAAACGAACACGTTTAAGAACGCATATTTGTTTTGTGGTCCCTCAGGCGATGGCAAAACCACTCTTGCGAGAATCTTCTCATCTTGCATAAACAAAGGCAAAGGCAGTCCAATCGAAGTAGACGGTGCGTCGAACAACGGTGTTGACAACGTGCGTTCTCTCATATTCGAAGCAAGCTCAAGAAGTCTCGACTCTGAATACAAGACGATTATCGTAGACGAAGCCCATATGCTCACAACGGCCGCATGGAACGCGTTTCTGAAGTGCCTAGAGGAGCCACCCAAGTATACGATATTCATTTTCTGCACCACGGACCCTCAGAAGATTCCCGCGACGATTATGAATCGTTTGATGAAATTCACGCTGACTCGCGTTCCGTTTGAGCAGGTAAGGGACAGATTGATTTACATCTCGAAGTGCGAAGGCTTCTTAAATTGCGAAGACGCTTGCGACTATATTGCAAAGCTTGCCAATGGTGGTGTCAGAGACGCGATATCCATGCTAGAGAAGTGCGCCAGTTTCAGCGTCGACCTGTCTATGAACAACGTTCTCAAGGTGTTGGGCAACGTGTCATACGACGCGATGTTCGACGTGACCAACGCAATCATCGACGGTGATAGACGTTCTGTCATAGCGACTATGGAAAGACTGCACATGGACGGAATCGAAACGAAGACGTTCATCGACCAGTATATTGGCTTTCTTCTAGACTTGAATAAGTATTGTCTGTTTGGGGATATTTCCTATACGAAACTACCTACGACCGTACTCAACCCAAAACACGAAAACGATTCGCGATGCGTCAAGTACGCAACAGGCATTGAGAATTCATGCAAGGTGTTCTCGTCTCTGGTGACGAAGGTCAACGACATCAAATACAAAATGAAAAACGATTCTAATCAGCACATGACGGCGACGATTGAAATCGCTAGTCTGTGCGACGCGCAATTATGATTGGTCAAGATAGATTACTGAAAGAACTCAAATCATTCGACCTCTACTCGTTGCCCCATTCTATGATGTTTATTGGGGAAGACGGGTGTGGTAAACACGTTCTAGCCAACGAGATTTCGTCGTATTATGGTCTATCTCTGTACGATATCTCCGAAAACATCGACTTCGAAACGATTTCTGGCATATACGAAAAGACGCTCGAAGGTATCTATCTCATCGACTTGTCGAATGCGACCGAGCGTGAGCAGAACGTCATTCTCAAATTCTTGGAAGAGCCACTCGACAATTCGTATATCATAATCCTATGTGAGTCGAAGAATTCCGTATTGGAGACGATAGTCAATAGATGCGTGTCGTTTACGTTCGACGTCTACGCTGACGATGAACTTCTGTCGTTCTGCAAGAACAAAGACAACGCTGATAGACTAATTAAATACTGTCGCACGCCTGGAAAGTTGTTGAAGATAAACGAGAAGACCATCGACGACACGATTGCCCTTTCCGAGTCCATTATGTCGAACATAGGAAAAGCTAGATTTCCGAATGCGCTGACAATCGTGAATAAGATAAACTACAAAGACGAGTACGACAAAATATCATATGACTTGTTCCTCGACGTTCTGTTGAGGATGTCGTATGACAGAGCACTCGAAGACCCTTCATATAAAACGATGTACGAAACAATAGACGAAGAGATTTCCAAACTGTCGACGTACTCTCCGAACAAAGAGATGTTCGTCGAGCATTTAATCGTGAAACTGTGGAAGGTGGCGAAGTCAAAATGACCGTAGAGGAACTGAAGAACAAAATATTATCTGAAGGTCGTATCGACAACATCGCCTACGTATTCGTGTGGGAGGATTCGAAGTTCTTACCTCTGCAATATCTCAAAGCGATAGCGAGCAAAAACGAACTTGAGATTGTCTATCACGAAACGCTGGAAGAGTTCATCACGTCAATCGACGACTCATTCTCAGCAAGCGACGATGTGTTGCATGTGTTCATCTGCGATAAACTCGAAGTGTCGAAAGAAGACATAGAGTATATGTCCAAGAAAAGCAACTTCATAGTAATGTGCAAAAAATGCACATATGAACTAAATGAACTCGAAGTCAAGTTCCCGAAACTCGTTGATTGGCAGATAGAGGATTACGTTACGACGATTTGTCAAGGTCTCACCAAAGACCGAGCGAAGACTCTCGTAAAACTCTGCAAAAGCGACCCCTTCGCTTCTGAAAACGAAGCCTTGAAACTCTCTGTATTCTCAAACGAAGCACAGTCGGAAGCGTTCGACAAAATGTTCGAGTCTGGTGCATATGGGTTAGACGACTCGCCGTTCCCTTTGGTGAATGCAATAGTCAAGAACGACAAAGCAAGCGTTGGCGCACTCCTGAATGCGTATCTCAACACACAGTCTGAGGCGTATGCCCTCGTATCCATTCTTCGCAATAACTTCAAAGACGTGTGTTCCGTGCAGATGGACAGTTCAGCGACATCTGAGAAACTTGGTATGAACCCTAAGAAATTCTCAGCGATTCGTTATTCCTGCAACAAGTTCAGCAACGATAAACTGATAGACGCGATTGAGTATCTGTCGTCGTTCGACTGGCAGTTGAAAACAGGCAGATTGGACTTGTCGAGAGAGCGTCAAATAGATTACGTCGTATGCAAAATTATGTCATGAGGTAGTTATGAAAGCAAAAAAGATTCTATTTTCAATCATGTTCTGGCTCGTCTCACTCACGTGGGGATGCCTGTTCACAATCCCTGGTCTAATCATCGTGCTCGCATTGGCTGTAAACGGTTATAAAGCGCATCGAAACGGGTGCTCGATAATCGTCGAGATTGGCGGTAATTGGGGAGGTCTCAGCATCGGTGCGGTCGCCCTCTGCGGAAACTATTCCGAAACGAGTCCAGATTGGTTCGAACATACGAGAAGACACGAGTTCGGTCATGCGATACAGCAACTCATTCTCGGACCGTTTCAACTATTTCTCGTGTCGATACCTTCGGCGATAAGATACTGGTATCAGCGAATCAGAATGTCAAAGGGATTGCCGAACGAACCGTATGACCAGGCGATATTCGAATACACTGCGTCGAAATACGGCTATAAATGGGTCAATTGGCTCGAAAACACGAACAAGGAATACACTTTCGTAAGAAAGTGATTTTTCTTATGTGCATTGTATAATATTCTCGTATGAAGATTTTCGTAGTAGGTGACGTACATTGGTCGACGTATTCGTCGATATTGAGAACAAGAAACAAAGATTGTTCGACGAGATTGTCAAATCTTTTGTCTTCGATAGATTGGGCTGAGAATAAAGCCCTGGAAACAAATGCAGATTTGATTGTGTATCTTGGAGACTTCTTCGATAGATGTGATATCAACTCAGAGGAGATTTCCGTTCTTCAGAAGATAAATTGGGCTAAGTCGATTCGCCATGCGTTCATTGTAGGCAATCACGAATCGTCGATGATAGACCTGCAGTATAGTTCCACCAACGCCCTTCGCAAAGAGGGCTTTGAAGTCATAGACAAGATTAAGATAGAAGACGACATAGCTTTCATTCCCTATTTCACGGAAGACACGAGAAGACCACTGTCGGAAATTTTGCCCAACGACAAAAAGAGAATCGTCTTCTCGCATAACGACATCAGCGGAATACGTTACGGTGCGTATGAGTCCAAATTTGGATATTCGTTAGACGAAATAAAGGGCAATACGTCTCTCTATGTGAACGGGCATCTTCATAATCAGACGAAGTTCTTCGATGGCAAAAGATTGTTCGCGATAAACCTTGGCAATCTCACTGGTCAAAACTTTTCCGAAGACGCGTTCAGATACGGTCATCAGACGATGCTCATCGGCACAGACACGCTTGAAACGTCGTTCTTCGACAATCCGTACGCGTTCAATTTCTATAAGTTGGACATCGTCGACGAAACGTCTTTGAGAAAATTGGACGACATAAAGCAGAATGCAGTCTTGTCTTTGAGATGCGACGAAAAGTATGTCGATAGAGTCAATGAAATCCTCGCGAGACATAACGTCGTGACGTATAAGATGACAATAGTTTCGACGAAAAGTTCTCCAACAGAAGACGTCAAATTCGACTATGGAGTAGACGGTCATCTCGGTGAGTTCGACAAGTTTGTGATAGACAGACTAGGCAAAACGGATATAGTCATGTCTGAGTTGGGAGAGGTTTGCAGACGATGAAGATTGTATTCAAGAAGATTAAATTGCATCATTTTATGTCGTTCGCGGACGCGGAGATAGAACTGTGCGATAGAGGCTTTTGTTTGGTCAAGGGAATCAATTTGGACCCAAGCGACGCGGCCAAGAGCAATGGTTCTGGAAAGTCGTCAATATGGAACGCGATAAGCTACGTTCTCACAGGTGAAACGCTAAGTGGTCTGAAGGGTTCTTCGACTGCGAACATCGCATACAACGACGGTTGTTGGGTCAGTCTCGAATTCGAAGCCGACGAGAAGTCGTTCGTGCTGACGAGAAGCCATGACGATTCCGTATTGCACACGAATCTCAAGATAATCGTGGATGGGGAAGACGTTGGTGGCAAAGGCATAAGGGAGTCGCAGACGATGCTGTCTCAGCTTTTGCCAGACGTGACGAAAGAACTTATTGGTAGCGTCGTGTTGCTTGGACAGGGACTGCCCCAAAAGTTCACGTCGAATACGCCGAGTGGTAGAAAAGAGGTGCTTGAGCATCTTTCGAAGTCCGACTTCATGATAGAAGACATAAAGAGACGCATATCGGACAGACTTGACGTTCTCTCGAATGCGAGGAACGAAAACGACAAGACGATTGCGTCTTTGAAGTCGAAACTAAGTGTATACGAAGAATCACGGGCGAAAGTGAATAGCGACATCGTCCGTCTTGAAGGGATGGTGGACGATGAGACGAGATTGAAGACTCTCGAAGAAGACATCGAAAACGCGAAATCGCTTGTGAAGTCCTTGAACGATGAGCTTAAGTCGAGCAACGATAACCTCGACTCGGCAATCGCGTCGTTGTCTACGCTGTCGCAAGATAAATCGAACGCGCTGTCGAAAGTGATGACTCAGCACAGCGAAACGCAGAGCGAATTGATTGGTCGCAAATCGTCCCTCGACGCGAGAGCGTCATCCCTCACTCATGAGATTGAGCACATCGAGGGCATAAGAGACGTTTGTCCCACGTGCGGTCAAAAATTGGTCGGAGTCGTCAAGCCGAGTTGTGACGCTCAAAAGAACGAACTGGCGGAAATAAGACAGAGAATAGAAGAGATTGAATACGATATAGCCGACGACAACGAAGGGTACGCAGACGTATTGAGACGAATATCAGAAGACTTTGACAAGAACATAGAAAACGCAAAGGGCAGAGTCGATTCCCTGAAGAAGGAAACATCCGCATTGACGAATAGGACAAACTCGATTCTACAGAACGAGGTTTCCGCTAAGTCGAATGAGTATACGAAACTTAAGACGGAACTTAACACGAGGAAAACGAGACTAGAAGAACTGCGCAACGAATTGAACGGAATCGAGACAGAGACCTCGAATCTGAAGAAAGATATTGAAGTTCATGAAGGCAAAGCGAACGAACTGGACGAAAGATTGTCCGTCGTAAACAAAATGAGCACGTTCGCAAAACGTGACTTCAGAGGCTATCTACTGCAGAATATAATAGACTATATAGACGCACGAGCGAAGAACTACTGCTCTAAGATATTCAATACAGACGATGTGTCGTTTGAGTTGAATGGCAACGACCTGGACATCGTCTACAGAGGAAAAGACTACGGCAATCTGAGTGGCGGCGAAAAGCAGAGACTGGACTTGGTCGTGCAGTTCGCGATTCGAGACATGATGTCCAAGCAGTGTGGATTCTCGTCGAACATATTGGTTCTTGACGAAATAACCGACGCTCTCGATTCGCTCAGTTGCGACAGGGTGATGTCGTTCATCGTCAATGAGTTGAGCGATGTGGACAGCGTCTTTATCGTATCGCATCACAGTGATGAGTTGCAGATTCCGGCAGACAGCGAAATAACGATTGTGAAAAACGAAAACGGCATAAGTGAGGTAAGATGATATGAGTTATGCGAAACCAGAAGGGATGAAGTATACAGATTTATGTATAGAGTTCGACAACGAATTCTATACCGAAAACAGAGACGACGAAAAACTGTATCGTTATATGTATCTGATTTTCAGAATGCTCGCCTTTAAGAAAAGCTACTTCAGAAATTTTGCCGACTATGACGGATTCGCGCAGTTCGCCGCGAGCACAATCTATATGCGCTTCATGAAGAAGCAGATGAACGGAGAGCGTGTTAAGTCGTTGCTCAATTACGCGAAGGCGTCCTTATATCCGCTTAAGGTCATGTATCAGAACGAAGCGTTCAACATGACGACTGAAGCGAGCGAGGACGAAGACGTGTTCGACGACAGTCTGAGTGAGAAGATGAGACAGTCGATTCAAAGCGACTATCAGCGTGAGTACCTTGTTTCCGCGATATACGACGAGTTGAACAACCTCATCGATTTCATAGACGACGTGGTCAAGCACACACCGTATGCGAAGAACGCAAAGATGCGCAAGAACCTTCGCATGTCGATGATGCTCACGATGCTGTCGCAGACGACTCTCAGCAACGAAAACAAGAGAAAGCTGAATAAGAAGCTCGATACGAAATCCAACAAGAACGACGAACTGTTCATGAAATTCATGGAGATAGAGAGGACGAGCGAACCTCTTCTATGGTGCGTCAGCCCATCTTTGAAGCAATACGTGTCAATGCTCGTCAACAAAGTCCGTAAGAATCTGGGCAAAGAGATAAACGATACGAGGGCCGCCTACACTTTACCCGACGACGTTCTCGATTCCATCGTGGCAAGCGCGTATGCAGACAAATTCTCAAACGACGAGGAATGGTCAGAGTAGCATGAAGAAAAGCAACATAATAAAGAGTCTGAACATACTCAGTCAGAAGGACGTGTATTCGCTCATGCTGTTCGTTCTGTACTGTCTCAACGAAACCGATGAGTATTCAACGTTGAGCGAATTGGCATACGCAATGGACAAAGAGAGCCTTCTCAATGTGCTCAGTCTATTCGGCGGCATGACGATACGAATACCAACGACGTCTGAGTTGATTACGTTGACCGAAGCCCTTACCGTATACGAAAGATGCGATTTGAGCGGGATGACGCTCGAAGACGCGATAAACGACACGATTACACCAGACGTCAATATAAAGGAGTTGACGAAAGCGTATGAGAAGGTCGTGGAGGTCATGAAGAACTATGATTTCGAACCACGATAACGAATTTTCTCTTGCATTGTATAATATCGAAGCGGAATTGCACGACCTGCAGGAACACCCGCGAAGGTTGTTCGATTTGGTCAGAAAGAAACTCAACTTCTCGGAAGAGCAATACGCGTTGACGATGCAGAAGCAACGCGAGTATATAATGACGAGAAGCCTTGAGAAAGTGATGAGAGCGATACGAAAGAAGAATCTGAAATGGAAGGACAACGTTTATGGAAACGATGAACAAACAAATCTCGACGCTGACGACAATCAATCAGAAGAATCTGGACAAGATTTCTGAATTGCAGTCCGAGGTCCTCGTCGACGGCGTGCAGAACGCTTTGCTAGAGGGAATGCACGAAGTCGAATACGATTTTGGTTATGGCGTTTTGCGTATCTCTATATCGGAAGAAGGCGCGAAGTTCAGATTCGTCCCGTCTGCGAAATTAGAAGAGGGTATCAGAAGCGTCGCAAAAGGCGAAAAAGGACCCCTTGAACTACGTTTTGAGACTGCGCTCAAAGAACGTGTGGAGAACACTTACAAGGACTTATTCTAATGCTTGACAACGAAGAGATTCGTACACAGAAAGAAGATATCGAGGACAGCGAAAACCAACTTGTCGAAGTCACTGACGACAAAGAGCTTTTCACGAAGTTGGACCACGCCAAAAACTCGCAAGAACTTCGTGAAATCGCGAATCTTTTCAATATAAGCATCATGAAGAAGAGCATGACGAGGGCGTCCGCCCAAAGCGAACTGCTCGACGACATACTCGATAAGGTCAAAGACAGAGTCGTGAATCATCATGATGAGTTGTCCCACAAAGAACTGATTGACTACATGACGGCCATACAGAACGGTCTCGACCACTCTACGAAGACGTTCAGTGGTATAGACAATTCACCGCCTATATCAATCAATCACACGAAGAACGACATCACGGTGAACGTCACATCGAACGAATTACCAAGAGAGTCTAGAGAACGCGTAATGGACGCGGTCAAGAAGATGTTGGCGCAAATCCAACAGCAGAACGAAACGAACAACGACATAATCGAAGTCGACGAAATCGATACGGAGAACGAAAATGACCAGAAATGAAATAATCGAAAAATACAACGAACTTCTCAGCGCGAATGGCGAACTGACTCATGACGACTACATCACGCTTGGCGTCATGCATCGCGAATTGCCTCAGAACGAACGCAATTGGGAATGGCTGACTGTGACTACTTGTTATCCAAATACTGCGGAGTCATATCGCGCGTTAATAAAAAGATATATGAAGGCCAACAAAATAAACGTCGAAGTCGATACGTTGCCTCAGTCTGTGAACGAAATGCACGAACTGTACAAAGAGCGTCAGCGTCTTCGCGACGAGCGCACGACTCTCAACAGACAGCTTCGCGACGAAGCCCGCGTCGAGCGTTTGCGTGATTCGATAGTGCTTGCCGTAGAAGAGTTAAAAGCCCTTCCTCAATGCAAGTATCAGGGATACGTTGGCGAATCGAGAGCAGAAGCGATTGCCTTGTTAAGCGATTTGCATATAGGCATGTGCATCGACGAATACTGCAATAAGTACAATCTTGAAATCGCGACCAAGAGACTCGACAAATGGGTCAAAGACGTAATCAAGTACTGCAAGGCGAACGACGTCGTCAAACTAAACGTCGTCAATCTTGGCGACCTGATTCACGGCGACATTCACACGACGATTCGCGTAGAGCAGGAATTCGACGTCATCACACAGGTCATGCAAGCAAGCGAACTTGTCTCAAAGGCGCTGAACGAACTTCAGAAGGCCGCACCCGTCGTTGTGTATCGTAGTTGTTCCGATAACCATTCTCGTATTCTTCCCAACAAGAACGAAAGCATCGAGAAGGAGAACTTCTTCAGACTCATCGATTGGTATCTCGAAGAACGTTTGAGAGACACGAACATCGAATTCGCCCACGACAATTTAACTATCTCGATGGGCAAGTTCAGACTGATGAACGGAAAACTCGTGATGTTCGCCCACGGTCATCTCAATAAACCGAATCATTCGTTTCAAGATTTCATTGGCGCGACTGGCGAATATATACATTACGTATTGTTGGGCCACTTTCATGAAGAGCGCGCCAAGCACTTCCAGAACATGCGGGTCCTAACCAACGGAAGCGTTTGCGGAACAGACCAATACGCAGAGAGCATTCGCAAATACACGAAGCCTGCCCAAACGTTGCTGATATTCGATGAAGACAACCTCATCAACCACAGCATCAATCTTGATATCATTTAAAGAGAGGTACGAACATGGCTAGAAAGGATGTAGTAGATTACTTTCTGCAACAACAGCAGGTGATGACAGAAGCCGAGAAGACGGCAAAGGAATTCGACTTGCTGTTCAAGCAGGGCAAGATAACCAAGGCCCAACTGGACGAAGCGAACAGCGAACTCGATATCGTGAAAGCGAACTATACGAGAATCGCGTACATAATGTTCTTGCTGAACAAGCCCAAGCGCAAAGAGAAGCAGATTAAGGAAGAGAAGGTCAATCAGAAGTGGTACGACTATCTTCAAGGCTCCTCGAAAGAAGCTATTCTAGATGAGTCGAAAGACGCGCTTGCTGACTTCAAGAAACTCGTCGAGGAGGCACGAATATGAGACCAGACGAATTCGCAAAGACCTTAGGCATAGACAAAGAAGGCAAGTATTACGACGACGTTTACGTCATTCAGTTGGAAGACTCTAACGAGTTCGCGAGAATGTATTCCAGACTTGACAAGAACGAGAATCTGGACCTCGACCCAGAAGGAATCGATTTGGGTACAGAAGGTTCCACCCTCGTCTATCTGTCAGACGAATTCGACGTTACGCTGAAGTCCGACTTTGGCGAAGAATACTATGCTGTAGAGATTTCGGAGGCAAAGGAATGAAGCCTGTATTGTCAAAAAATCAATTGAGAAAACGCGCACTAGAAGTGGACCTATCGACCGCAGAAGGCGAGAAGAACGCCAAGAGAATCATCAACGAAATGAAAGAAGAACTACGCAAAAACGAATCGCTTTGCGCGATTTGCGCCCCTCAAATTGGCGAAGACGCGAGAATCGTCTGCCTTAAATTCTCCGATGGTGACATTCGAACGCTGATAAACCCCGTCGTGGAACTTGAACTGAGTGCCCGTTTGAGTCGAGAGAAGCAACCACTGCAGTCAGGAGACACCGAGTATCTCGTGCCGAGAAGCGACAGCGTGCAGGTCATCTATCAAACCCCCACGGGCAAGACCGAGCACAACGCGTTCGAGGGAGTCGCATCCATGTGGCTTCAGCAGATGATTCAGCTCATCGACGGAACGTTGCTCGAAGATATCGGCATGGAGATTCTCGAAGGCTACGACGACCTCGACGAAGACGAGAAACAGACCATCATCGCGATGTATCTGCAGACACTCAAGAACATTCACAAGTTCGATGTCGAGAAATACGAAAGTGACCCCGAAGCCAAGAAGATGGGCAATGCGTTGGAGTTCTCGCAGAGATACATGGCTGGCATGATTGAGACGATTCCGTTGACCGAAGAAGAGAAGCGCAAAGTCGCTGAATACAAGAAGAAAGAATGCGAAAGAAATTCGAATATAGGAAAAGCGTAACGTACGACGCTGACTTCGAAGTCGACGACCTATACAATGCGACGATACGGGCAACAGACGATTATGGATTCTCGAAGTTCATGCTGATTCGCACAATCGCTGGCTCGTGTCACATTCTCAAATTCGGTCCTCTCGACGACGAAGACCACATAGGTACAGTCTTCTCTTATACTTATTTGAAAGCGCAATCCAGCGATAAGATGCTGTGCAAGGAAATACGCGACTTCCTCAATCCAAAAGACGGGAATCTGTTCGACGTTCAGAACATCTCGGAAGAAGAGGCTTTGGCGCTGACGCCAGACTTACGCAGATATTGGCAAGAACAAACGAGAAGCATGTAAAAGTCGTGACAGTGTCGCAACAATTTGGAGGAATGCGAATGAGAAACAACATAAAGGACTTCTATGGAGCAGTCGTTGGCTACACAGACGTAGACGCCAGAGGCGACGTGACTGCGCATGACAGATACGGAAAGATATTGGGCACGTTCAAGAAAGACAGGAACGTGACCGTCGATTTCTATGGTCGCATACTCGCGAATGGCGACATCACGTCTTCTCTTGTGTGGGACGCGGAAAGAAAAAGAAAAGAAGAACTTTCCAAAACTCGTTGACACAGTATGACCTCGATTGTATAATGTCATCGAGGAATCACAAATGATTGTCAGACGGGTAAAAGGAAACATCATCAAAATCACAAACAGCGAAGATGTGTGCGAAGTGGAGTCGTATTCGTTCCTGAATATGAATTCCGACGAAGTGCTGTCTTTGCTTTTTTCTTCGAAATGCATCGTGAAGGAAGACGGTTCAATCAATGTGTTCTACGTTGCGAACGACGATGCCGACAAAACGTTCAAGGCGATAGCGCACAAGCATCACGCGAACACCGTCAAGGGCTTCATAGACACGAACGTCAAGTACAAAGCGAACTTCGACGAAGTGCCTGGGACGAGCGTATTGCTTCGAGACCCAGAGAAGCACACGATTCGCGTGGCCTATAGAAAGACGAAACGCATCGACGAATGCAACATAAACACGTTGCTTGTCAACAACACGACGAGAGATATGTTCTTCGATTGCGCCAGACGTAGCAAGGCCCACGAGGAGACGGGTAAGTTCGTCATCGACAGCAGAGACGAATCGTACAGCGGATGGTCGCAGTACATGAACGACAGATACATCGAGATAACTAAACAAGGGAGATAAGCATCGATATGAAAAGAAAAATTGGCATGAACTCAATCGCAGGCTACGAAGCCGAAAAAGACGAGTTGCGCAAACTAATCAATCTGTTCAAGAACTATGACAAGTATGAGAAGAGGGGCATTCGTTTGCCACGAGGCCTCATTCTGCAGGGCCCGCCTGGATGTGGCAAAACGCTCATGGCGTCAGCTTTGTCAAAAGAGTGTGGAATCCCCTTTCACTATTTCGAATCGGGTGACGACGAGACGCAGGTTCTCAAAGGTCTTCAAAAAACGTTCGCAGACGCTGAAAAGTCGACCCCTTCGATTGTGTACATCGACGAAATCGCGGAACTCGTAACGTCTTCGCACTTCGAAAGCGACTTGTCCAAACAGGTTCTTAAGTTCTTGCTCACGAAACTGGATGGGTACGAGTCTCATGGCGGTGTGATGATTATCGCGTCGACGAACAACTACCAAGACATTCCGTCGTCGTTGACGAGAAGTGGTCGCTTCGACAAGAAAATCAAGGTCGACTTGCCCGATTTGCATTCGCGTGAGGAAATCATCAAATACTACATCAAGGGCTTCAAGACGTTCGACGAGTTGAACGTCACGAGCCTTGCGGTCAAGTTGGCTGGCATGTCTGGTGCAGACATCAGCACGCTCATCAACAACGCGCTCATCGAGTACGTCGACTCCAAAGAAAAAATCTGCGTTGAGGATTTCGAAAAACTCATCAACGAAATGAACTTCGAGACGATTGGTAAACGCTGGAAGAATAAGTCCAACGCGACTAAGGTGCTCATTCACGAAGTCGGTCACGCAATCGTCAGCGCGAGTCTCAATGGCAACTGTGGTTCGATTTCCGCCATTCGCTATGGGGACACCAATGGGTTCACCAAGTTCGAACGTGATTACGACAGAAACCCCTTCTTCGACGACGATGACTTCCCCAAAGACGAATCCACCAATGTCTATACGAAGCAGGAACTCCTCGACGACATGTGCATCTCACTTGGTGGCATGGCAAGCGAACGCGTGTTTCTTGGTGCGACGTCGACTGGTTCGAGTGGTGACTTGGAAAACACAATCGACATGTTTATGGCGCTCGTCAACTGTGGCATGCTCGATTTCGGCGGCATTTCGCCCACGTCTCTTGGTTCAAGTTCCGAGTATACGAGAACCCTGAGGGACAAAGGGTATCAAAAACTGATGAATGCACAGTTCAAACGTGCAATCAAAATCATCAAGAAACGCAGAAACCTCTGTAAATATATGGTATATCGTGCGCTTATCAACAACGATTCACTGTCGAAAGACGAACTGATTGGCGCCATCTCGTTCTACCACTCGCACAAAAAGGAGTTGAACAAAAAACTGAAGAAAGTTGACATCGACATGCTCAAGGAGATTGAATTATGAACTACGAAAACGCGAAACGCGCACTTATGCTCACGAAAAAGGCGGAAAGCATGTTGAATTGCGCATCTAAACTGTTCGAATCTGGTAAAGTGTCTTTGAAGCAGACGGCGAAGACAATCGCTCTAGCCAATTCGCTGTTGGATATGGCCGAACTCGCTTTGGAACAGTGCTAAATTAGTGCTCGTAAGCGAAAATGTTCGCTTGCGTGTCGACGATGGTTGTATAATATGCTCTGAGACTGATGCACTCGCATCATTCTGAGGTGTGTCTCCAAGCGGGGTCCGAAATGACCCCTGTTAAAAACTACTTGGAGGGAACTGAATATGTTCAACACACTTCTCATGGGTAACCATCGTTACTCGCTCGCTTCGACGGGTCTCAAATTCAAGTCGAGGGAATTCCTCACAAGACGCGATGCTGAAAGGGAGATGTACAAATCTCTCAAGAAGAATCACATCAGCGTCGTGGAAATCTACGACGACAAGCATTACAAGACCTATCGTTGCACTAACGGCGTGAACTTCTACATCAGCAGAATCTAACGTCGTCGAGGTGTCAACTACCTTCGCAAAAACAGTTGAGCCATATTGCGGATGGGAACTTCGGAAGTTCGTCGAATGCAAAAATTCGAAGGAAGACGGTTCGACCCCGTCATCTGCAACCACCATGTAAGCGGTTACAAAATCGCAGTCGCCCACTTAGCTCAATTGGCAGAGCAACGGTATCGTAAACCGTAGGTTGGGAGTTCGATTCTCTCAGTAGGCACCAAAACAAAATCAACTTCATCGTCTTCGATGTGCTTCGTCGTATTCAGACGTAAGCGGAAAGGAACATTGAATATGGCGAGAAAGCCTATTTCGTATTTCGAAACGGACCGCATCAAAAGTGGCAAAATGACCATCGTCAAGGGCGTAACTAAGTTTAGTTATCATTGCGCTGTGCAAGATGCGTACAAAAATCTAGTTGACGCATACTTCAAACTGGTATCTTTGAACAAAGTCAGAACGACTGGAAAGTCGACTTGTTCAGATGATGACGAGTACAATCTAATCAAAGGCGTCGCGCTCGCTTCGAGACGTGGGCAATGCATGGGTAACCGTGAGTTCAAAACGATGTTTCAAGACATCAAGAAGAAAGCATTGAATCTCGTTCTCGAAATCGACAAAGCGATGTTGTTGCTTGACGAGGACTTCGTCAAGTACAAAAACGAGATTGCCGAAGCAAAGAAGTAGAAAACCAGCCCTTTTAGCTCAGTTGGGAGAGCATCTCGCCTACATCGAGAGGGTCGGCGGTTCGAGCCCGTCAAAGGGCACCAAATCATAAAAAGAAAGGAACACGAATATGTTTGGAATGAAGCAGAGAAAAATCGAGCAACTCACGAAGGAACTCGAAGAACTCAAAAAGAAGTACGAGCACATGGAACTCACGTACAAAGCGATGACTGACAGAATGAACTCAGAAATCATCGCTCTTACAGCCGAACTGTCTCGCAAGAACGCCCGTCTTCGCGAGATTCAAGACAAGTCCAACGCACGTACACGTAAGTGTCGCGAAAAGAAGAAAGAAGCGAAGTAGCCATAACCCCCAGCGCAAAACGACCAGATTATGCGCAGTCATTCGCAAGGGGGTGTATAATATATGTATGTTCTCAAGAACATGGTTCGTCACATCATCGACGCGTTCGTCAAAAACGAACAGATGACAAAGCTCTACGGCTACTACATGAGCAAGTGACGAGCAAACACGCAGAATTGATTCAACGGTAGAATCTCAGTCTTCCAAACTGATTACGTGGGTTCGATTCCCACATTCTGCTCCAGTGGCTGTCGAAACGATAACGTTTCGCGAAACGGAGATTGCCTCCCGTCGTAGAAGATAGGAAAAACGAGGTCGTAAATCTCAAACCCAGAGCGTATCGACGCGACGAGGAACATGTGGTGTGCCCAGTCAGCACTTGACGGATGACGACCGTCTACTCGGCTCGTATCGAAGAACGCTCATCAAATTGGGCCCTTGGTTAAGGGGGATAACACTAGCTTTGCACGCTTGAGTCGGGAGTTCGATTCTCCCAGGGTCCACCACAATACAGAAAGAAAGGGCAAAAAAGATGGCAAAAGCAAAAAGAAGCGGAGCGTCTGGTGGTCCGCACAAATCTCACGGACCCAAGCGCCATCAATTCGCTGAGTACGGGAAAGTTCTGTCCATGGAATTCGCGAAAGCTGGCGTTCTCGATAAGTACAACGACAAAGAAAGCTGGCGCATGGCGTGCATCGACAGAGGTCGCAAAAGCGCGAATGACCTCGACTGGGCGGATTTCTGCAAGTTGAAGACAATCGCAGAGAAGAAGGCTTGGTTCGAACGCATCTCCGAGCACAAGTAATCATAAAGAGCAAGACACCGCTCACTATCGCCATCTCTCTCGTTGCGATAGTGTTTGCGTCTTTGTTCTCACTCGCTTACGCATCCGTCTCGTTTGACAAGGGATTGATGAATGAGAACATCGCCACGCTTATTACAGTACTTGGCTCGTTCTCAAGTCTAGGTGCGACGTTCGCGTTGCTTTACATGATTATGGGCTTGAAGACGAGAAAGTGAGATAACGAAAGGAATTCTTATGGGACTCGACAACGGAATCATGTTGAAAATCAAAGACAACAAACTCAATCTTCCTGAGAAGTTGAAAACGGCTTTTGAATCCTACAGCGAGGGAAGCTACGACGTTCTCTACTGGCGCAAATGTTGGAACGTTCGCGGTGCAATCCTCGACGTTCTCGCAGAAAATCAGTGCTTCGAAGACGAAAACGACTACAAATATCACATCAGTCTCGAAGTGTTTGAGAAGATTCTCGACCATCTTCGCGAACAGGTGTATCGAGGCTTAACGTGGAAGAACTCTGGTGAATCCATTTGGGAATGGGACAGCAGTTACAAGTGGGCTGATGACACTTGCGAATGGGAATACGACGACGCCGGTATCTGCGACAAATATTGGTCCGATTTGACGTATGCGTTCGAACTTCTCTGGTTCCTGAAGACCGTTGACGACAAAGAGTCGTACGAGTTGGAATTCTACGACAGTTATTGAGGTCAAGACGTATGAGAGAAGAGAAGATAGTTTCAAAAAACAAGAACAAAACGTACTTCGGTCACGCATACATCGTTACGGACGAAAAGTCTGCGACCGTCAAGCTTAACAAGCGCGAATACTCGATGATGTCCATCGTCACAAACGACGACGTCACGATTGACTGTGGGGACTTTCTGTATCTGAACGACGTACGAGTCGACGTCGAGAATGGCAAACCGAGACTCTATCCTGCAATTGGCATGGACATGCTCGAATTCGACGAAGAGGAAAAGACCCTTCGCGGAGTGAAGAGCAGGAAGTTGATTGACTCTGGCGAAATAAAATTGAAATGACGATTGGGGGATGTGAATGACGATGTTAAAAGAATTGTTCAGAGCATGTGCGTTCGACGTTGAGTATCAGACCGTCGGAAACGACGTGAACTACGCGTTCGTCGAAGATGATGATACGCTCTATGTATTCTTTCAAGGCTCGTCCAGCGTAACAGACTGGATAAGAAACTTCCTATTCGGCAAAAAGCCCTACAAAGACATGGAGATTCCCTACAGGGTTCACAGAGGGTTTCTGTCAGCGTGGAAAGAGGTTGAAGATATCGTCATCGAAAAAATCGATGAGCGCGATTCAGACGGCGAATATAAATGGAACAAGGTCGTCGTCGTTGGCTACTCACATGGTGGTGCATTGGCAGGACTTTGCCACGAATGCGTGTGGTATCATCGCCCAGACCTTCGCGACTGCGGTCTGATTGGCTTTGGATTCGAAGCGCCTAGATTCTATGCTGGCTTCAGAGTCAAGAAGGCTTTGCGTGAGAGATGGAGCAACTTCTTCATCGTCAGAACGAACAACGACATCGTAACGCACTGCCCTCCCGTCATATTCAAGTATACACATGTGGGAGACATCATTCAGATATATGGCGACATCTCGCTTGCGCCCAATAAGTGGTGGATTCCCAAGTGCGTCAAGTCCCATTATCCAGATGTCGTGTACGACGCTCTCGTGTCATTAGACGAATGAGCGTCTTAACGTTGGAAGGGTGGCCGAGCGGTTGAAGGCACTTGTCTTGAAAACAAGCGTAGGCAAAACTACCCTGGGTTCGAATCCCAGCCCTTCCGCCATTCCACTACAGTTCATCAGCCTCGTCGTGGCGTAGTGGCCCTGTTACGATTCAGCAACAGTCCAATGATGAAGCAACAATCAAGCGTACACCGCGGCACGTAGGGCATGAGTCGACCTAACCCCTAGAGTCCGCACTAGCTCGCAGGTTTGGCCACCTGATAAAGTCCCAGCATAACATAGCATCTGGTAGGACTTTGGTTGTTGCAGGGGTTGCTACCCAATACAGCACTGTGTGGGCGACACAGTTATCATCGCTCAATTCGGGCTTGTAGGCTAACGGTTAAACTGTCGCACTGTCACTGCGATGTAGAGGGTTCGATTCCCTCCTGGCCCGCCAATACGCCAGTTTAGTTCAATGGCAGAACAGGGGCTTTGTAATCCTCCGATGTTGGTCCGATTCCAGCAACTGGCACCATATTACATAAGAGGTAAACATATGAAAGTCGTGTTTTTGGACATAGATGGTGTGATGAACCATTACCTCAGTCATGAAGAGTACGAAAGCTACGACGTAGAGCAGGTAGACATCTACGACGAGCATCTTTCGCTGTTGCGTAGAATCATCGACGAAACGAACGCGGAGATAGTGCTGACGTCGTCGTGGAGAATCTTTCCGAACTCGTTGTCAACGGTCATGGACAGACTCGCGTCGTTCGGTATGCACCTTCGTGGAATCACAGACGAGGGAGTCGATAGAACCACACTGAAGACGCTTACGGACGTCAAGCAAGTCAGATTGTCGTGGAGCGATGTTGGAAGAGTCGACGACAGAGGTGCTGAGATACTGCTTTGGTCATATAAACACAGAGACGTTCTCGAAAGGGCAGTCGTATTCGACGACGAGACGAAGGATATAGAACCATATCTCAATAATGATATTTTCCTAATCAAAACAGACTACGCGTTCGGTCTGACGAAAGAGCTTGCAGACAAAGCGATACGCATATTGAATGGTGAAGACGAATGACGAATCATCTATACGACATATTCTCGAAGTGGTCGTGCACAGACGGTGAGCACAGAAACTCAATCTGGATATACAGCGACGCACATTTCGACGACGAAGAATCGAAGTCGTTCAGAGGTGAAAGCTACCCAGGCGACGAAGAACAGGTCAGAAGAATCAATTCCAAGGTCGGGAGAAAAGACACAATCATATTCCTAGGCGACATTGGCGACGTCGAGTTCGTCAAGAAGATAAGAGGGTATAAGATACTGCTGTTGGGCAATCACGACAAAGGAGCGTCCAACTACATCAGACTATTCGACGAAGTATACGAAGGCCCACTTATGATAAACGACAGACTCATACTGTCACACGAACCAATACAGGGCCTACCAGACTATCTGTTCAACATACACGGTCACGCCCACGACAAGAAAGACTGTGGAGAAAGACATCTAAACGTATGCGCAGAACATATAGACTATACGCCAATATGTCTGTCTTCCCTATTACAGGAAGGTCTTCTCAAAGAAGTGCACTCGATACACAGAACGACGATAGATTCCGCAATCGTCAGAAAGACGAAGAGGGAGAGAAAACGGGCGAGACGAGCTTCAGTCGAGCAGATGGGCGAAGACAACGAATAAACGCAACATCGTCAAAAATAATTTCGAAAGTTATATAATATCGATATAAAATCTCGATGTGAAAGTTTTGTGAAAGCGAAAAAATAATGAGAACGAACAAGAAAGCAGAGGGTAATCGAAATGACAAATAGAGAGTGGCTGATGTCGCTTACCGACGACGAACTCGCAAACGAGTTGCTGAACTTCGCCAAACTCCATAAAGCACTTATGTTCAGCACTTTCTGTTCGTTCAACGCGGTGTCGAAGTGGCTGGGAGAAGAACACACGACCGAAAAGACAGTGTTCGACAACGTAGAGATTATTCAAACTACCCAAGACGATTCACAGTGGTCGAAAGAACTTACGCAATGTTCGTGGTATCCCGGCAAATACAACGGAGGCGGATGGCCTCCCCGCTAAAATTGTACGTTAAAAAGCAGTTAAAGCGTAAAGAATGCGAAAAATCTGTATTTATTTCGATTAAACTGAGAAGGAAAGCAATGAACGACAATATGTATGCAATGGAAGATGTTAATCTCAACGAATGGCGGCCAATAAAATTCTATTTTACCGAAAAAGGGAAACACGACTGGGCTTTGGTTCGATTCAAAGAGAAAGCATCCGCCTTCGCCGGAATCCCCCATGTCTGCGAATGGCGCACATCGGGAAAGTTCGGCGCCGGGTGGTACTTACAAGACGGGGAGAACGATAAGACAAAGTTCGAATACCTAAACAATTCATGCATCGCCATCGCCTTCTTCGAATGGCCTGAGTGTCCCACTTACGAATGGCCTGAGTGCCTCTATTATATTGACGAGGAGATAAAGAAATATGAAAAGCATATTGATTTCGATTAAGCCCGAATCGGTTGCCAAAATTCTAAACGGGGAAAAGACCCTTCTTGTTCTGAAAACCGCACCCAAGTGCGAGTTGCCGACTGATGTCTATATCTACTGCACGAAGACAAAACCAAACCTATACAGGCACATCAGACAAGAGTTCTTCCATAACAAGAAAACATTCAAAGCTGGACTATGGAACGGAATGATTGTCGCAAAATTCACGCTTAAAAGAATAGACGATATGGGCAAGTACGCTTATGCGTTTAAAGACAGCTTCTTTTACGAAACTCTTAAAGACGCATGCCTAACACCGGAAGACCTTACCAAGTATGCACCAGTAAGGCGCGATGAGCAGGTGAAACTATACGCTTGGCATATCGAAGACTTGGAAATCTTCGACAGACCACGAATGTTGTGCGAATTCCACACAAGCATTAAAAAAGAACCGCCTAAAGAATTGTTATGTCCTGAATGCGGTGAACCTATGGAATATTACGAATATAAATATTTACACAAAGCGCCATGGTCTTGGCAATATATCGATGCTGAATAAAATCACAAAAGCGTTCAACGAGGGAAAGAAAATGAAATTGAAACTTAAATTGACGACCGAGGAAATCATCGAAAAGTTCTTGCCGAACCTTCCGCCTGAAACCGGTGTGGCAATCGAAATCGAAGAAGCCGGTGCTGAGAGAATGCTACCTCGTGTGACAACGGACGGGGAAAAGAACTGAACTGAAGAGAAATGGTATGTACACCAAGACCGAAAAGATAGTCATGGCCGACGGAAGGGAAATCATAGTCGACAATATCCCCTACCATGTCAAAGACGGAATACTGTATGTTGGCATGACCACAGATGGTGGATACGACTATGTGCCGATGGGCAGAGTCAAAGAGGGCGAGGAAGAAGCAGAAGAAATAAGCGCGAGGGAGAAGTCGAAGGAAGAAGTGTGATTCAAATCACGCTTTTCTTTTTGCTAAAATACTCGTAAGCAAACGAATTTTTCGTCTGTTTGCCCATGCGACGTATTCGGTTCTTATCCTTTCATCCGTATGCGTCGCTTTTTCTTGTTGTATAATACTTTCGATATATGGAGGTAGAAGAAGATGGACGAAGAAGACAAGGTCGTTGAAGTCAATGTCCATGACATGTACAGATTCCTGATACAGTCTTGCAGATACGGCTATAAGAGGAACAACCACTTGATGCCATGGGGTGCATACGACGATGTTATGAAATATTTGCCGATGATGCTCGACGTGGACAAAGACTGTGCGTTGCGTACCGCTGTACAGCTTTGCGACGAATGTATTTCGGACCAACTCATGTATAATTTCCGTGATGGTCTCGACGACGAGAACGGGAACAGGAAATGTTCTGTTGAGTTCATCGAGTATCTTACGAAGTTCTTGGACGACAACAGCGGTTCGATAAGACGGCCCTATAACTACGAAGACTATCTGGAGAACGTCAAGAGACATGATAATCTTAAGTATAGGGTATATGAGTTGGATTCGTTTTCGGCTTCTGCGAATAAGATTCGTGAATTGACCAACGAAGCGGTGACAAAGAAGGAAGCCGAGAATCTTCTGTACGATAAGGAGATGCATGCCAAAGACGGCGTGTTCAACCTCATTAAGGTGTATACCGAGAAATATCCTCTCAGAGTGATTGGCGAAATCAGAAGAATCGTTGAGCCCAGAGCGTTCGAGGGTAGAGTGTATTCGTTTGAATTGGAGCGTGAATGATGGGATTCAAACGATTCTGCAACAGACTCAGATGGTGGTTGAGCAAACCTTTCGTCGTCATTAGAAACTTCTTCTTCCTTAAACGTTATCCCTTTTGGGCGTTCGTCTATCCCGATAGCAAAGGCAAGCGTCGTACCGCATACGACTCGACTTGGTACGATGATATACCGGAAGGCTGGAAGAAGGCCTTTGGCAAAGAGATGAGCGAGCGCATCAGAAAAGCACTCATCGACGAATACGGCAAACGGTTCCCAAAGCGCGCCGTCGAAATCTGCGAAGTGAAGGAGAAGTACGGCGAGCTGAGGATATACGCAAGTGCGCCAGACAGAGTACTGGACATCTTAGACGAATACGAAACACGGTCGTTCCATCACTGCATCTATTGTGGCGAAAAGTCGACGAAGTACACGCTTGGCTGGATTCTTCCCGTATGCGAAAAACACGCGAAGGGCAAAGACTGCAAAGACATCGAGGAGAACATAGACGCATGAAGAACGATTACGAAATATTCAGAGCGAAAGTGGAAGAGACGATGATTAAACTGTCTTCGAAGTTCGACGACGTCGACAGGGAGACGTTGAGAAACGTAGTGTGCGTCGCTTACGAAGAACGACACAACGAAGGCTGGGACGCGATATACTCGCTGTCATATAACATCTGCAATGCTCTGCATTATGCATTGAGGAGGGACAAATAGTCCCTTCTTTTCGTAGAAAGAAAGATTTGACACGCTTGCGAGGTCATGATATAATCTTCTCAGGAAGCAATCGAAAGGAGATTACATCATGGAATTCATCTACAGCGATGGCGGTCGTTCCAAGTACTTCAGGGGAAGGGTTGGCGACTGCGTGGTCAGAGCAATCGCGAACGCGACTGGCAAAGACTACAAGGAAATCTACGACGGAATCAACCGTCTCGCGAAAGGCGAACGCACCGGTTCCCGTAAGCGTGGTAAGAGCAGTGCCCGCAACGGCGTCTACAAAGAGACCGAGAAGAAGTACATCGAGGGAGAACTTGGCTGGGTCTGGGTCCCTCTGATGGGAATCGGCACGGGCTGCCAAGCGCATCTCAGTTCCCACGACCTTCCCGCGAAAGGCAACTACATCGTCAGAACGTCGCGTCATCTCACGTGCGTCAAAGACGGAAAGTTGTATGATACATACGACTGCACCCGCGATGGTACACGTTGCGTGTACGGCTACTGGCGCGAGCCAACGTCTCAGGAACGCGAGAAACACGCCCAGAACGTCGCCAACGCCCAAATCGAACAGAATATCAAGGACAAGGTCAAAGCGCGTAGGAAAGCGATTAAGACGCAATACGCGAAGAAAATCGCGAAAGCGAAACGACTCGTCGCCAAACTCGAACGCGAGCGTGACAAGAAACTCAGTGAAATCGAATAAGGAGAATACGAACATGGAAAAAGACAAAACCGTTGGAAAACTCAAACTCACCTACGACGTCCTCGGTGCGCCCATCGGAGACGGCGACGGCTACGAAGTATCTGGAGAACGTGTGGTCGAAGTCGACGTCTACGCAAGCGACGTCATCGACTTCCTCACCCCCGTGCCCCTTCAATATAAGACGAACGAAGAACGCGACGCGTATGTGAATGGCGCATGTTCCGCCCTGTCGTATGCATTGGAGTACGACGACGGGTTCCTAGAAGCCGTATTCGAAGACAAAGACTTCGAGGAGTTCATGCGCTCCAAATACGAGCACAGATACTGCTGAGGTGAAAACGATGACCAAGACAATCAGACTGAACGACGACCAGATGCGCACGCTTGAACGACTGCTCGCACAGGAATTCGAGCAGGAGTGGCTCTATCAAATCGATGGCGACAAGGAGACTTGGCTTCTCTGGGAATACTATTCTCTCTACGAAGCAATCATGGGCAAGCCCAAGAACGCGATGGAAAAGTTCGTGACGCTCGATGTGCTCAAGACGCTCAAAGACAAAATCGCGGAGGTGACAGCACAATGACGACAAAGTACTTCGTCAGCGACGACGACACTCTGTATCGATATAACTCGTATTACGGGTTTGAGTCGTGGGATAGATTCAACTACAGACGGGAGAAGTGGGTGCCGATTCTTGACGAAAAACCAAATACCGACGCGATGCACGAGATTGACCGTGAGCAAATGTGGCTCACGATGGACGTCGATTCGGAATACGGGGACTTCATGAAGAGCGACGACTTCAAGTACAACTTAAACAACATAATCAATGGACTGAGGTTCTCAAACGAAGTCGAGTACCCCCTGATGAAGATAAGCTCTTGGGAACGATTCGACGACCTGCAACTCGAATTCTTCGCGAGATACTTCACCAAGATTGGTTACGAAGCCATACTTTGCGGATTCGGAATCACGATTCGTGCAGTATAATATACTAGCGAAGAGTTTTCTTCGCATCTGAGGAGAAAACGAAATGAAGAAATACTTTGTGTGTTCTGACATACATGGCTTCTACGACGAATGGATGACGTCTCTGAAAGAAGCTGGCTTCGACGAGAATAACGAAGAGCATATTCTCATAGTCTGTGGTGACATCTTCGACAGAGGTCGTAAGCCACTGCAGGTCTACGAGTTCATAAGGTCGCTACCAGTAGAGCGCAGATATCTGATTCGTGGCAATCACGAAACCCTGCTTAGGGAATTGGTCGAAAGAGGTCACGCCGAATCGCATGACATGCACAATGGCACCGACAAGACGCTGTACGACATAGCTGGCATCTCAGACACATGGAGACGTGACTATGTCATCGAACGTGGCTTCAAAGCGGGTCTGCCCGACTACGGTACTCCCGAGTGGGACGCGTGGCAACGGGACCTCGAAAACGAATGTGAGAGAGTCGAGAATACGATATACGACAACGAGAAGCTGAAAGAGATATTGTACTGGATTGGCTCAGACGAATGGCGCAACTATCTCGAATTGGGCAAATACGTATTCGTGCACGCTTTCGTGCCAGTCGACGAACACATAGACTTCGAGAAATCGAGGTGGGCTGGTGCCCTGATAAAAGACACACCGGACAGTTACGACCCGAACTGGCGAGACGCAAGCGACGACAGATGGGAGAATGCGATGTGGGGATGCCCGTGGAGGAAGTTCAAAGCAGGTCTGTTCGCGCCAGAAACCGAAAAGGGAAAGATACTCGTATGCGGTCACTGGCACACGAGCGACTTCTACAATAGACTAGATTACGCACACGAACTCGACAAGTGGTTGAAAGACGACGAAAACCCAATCTACGAATCGAAGATGTTCCCTGGTCTGATTGGTCTAGACGCATGCACCGTGCTGTCAGGTCGAGTGAACGTATTGGTATTGAATGAGGACGAATTGAGATGAACGAGCTTACTTACTGTGTGAAATACACCCCTACGAACGGCTTTCGTACGAGGACTCGTAAATTCGCCTGCAAAGACGGTTACGTACACGTACGGTTGCGAAAGTACGGAGACAAAGTGGAGACGATTCGCGGATTCAAGAACAAATTCGCGTTCCTAATCACCTATCTCGTGGCCACGTTCGCGAAGAACAAATACAGGATTCCAGCAGACGAAGACAGCCAATTCAAAAGAAGCAGATTGGCATCGGACTGCACGACTGCCATCGACGATGTGTACCATACGTTCTACCATAGACTAATGCACGACGAATTCGAGATGTACTCACTCGACAAACGCTTGTATGGCATCAAGATAAGCACTCGTTACACGAAGACGAAATGCGGCCTTAGGGAATCCATGATTGGCGATGTGGCTAACATGGAACTCATGAACGAACACGACTCATTCCACGGCTTCGACGATGCGATTGACTGGTTTCTCGTCAGATACAAAATCAGCTGTCTGTCTGACTTCTTGTTCGACGATTGCTATGAACTCAGAATCGAGCGTAGGAACAACGAAGACGATACAGACGACTCCATATGGTAAAAAAAGAAGACGTTCTACATGCAACGTCTTTTTATTTACGCTATGCGTATACGTACACTACGTACACCTACATACATATGCACATACACACATACGTACACATATACGCACACACACGTATATAATGTGTTTTTTGGAGTTTGAATGAAGTTTGAAAAGAGTTATTTTGACTATTTATTATTACTTCTACGACAGTTTAGCACCGAAAATTTTCAAAAATTGAAGAGACATTTTTAGACAATTTGAGAAGATTTACTGAAAAATCGTGAAAAAGATTCGATGGCGTCTACACTTTTTGATGAGAACGAAAATGAAAAGAATTTACATGAGGAAAAAGTTATTCACATAGCAGGACAGAATTTCAAAAAGTTATTCACATTTTATTCACATAGTTATTCACATTCATGCGAAGTATGCGTCTAAGCGACCTGAGATTGTATAATAAAGCAGACCAAGAAAGGAGCCCCAATCATGAAGACAAAATACAATTCGATGTCGTTCTCTGCGGAGGACATCAAAAACGGATTGCTCGACAAACTGCTGAAGTATTTCGTCGAGTACAACGAGAAGAGCGAGGACGTATTCATGGACGTTCACATGTGGACCGACGGTACGACCACCGTCGTCGACTGGTTCGAACATTACTATGACAGTGCCTATGGCGAAGAGAAATTCGAGTTCGTCGACGACCAGCATGTGGTGATGCGTGCCCTAGAATTGCCAGACGAAAGCGTCGTCTATCTATACGACGAAGAATGCGACGAGTATCTGAACAATTGGCTCAAAGAGCATCCTACGTACAAGAAGAATCAGTACGGTCGTTGGTACGACGAGCGCGAGCAGATTGAGTTTGAGAAGCAGATTGCATGCGGAAAGAAGTCGGAAGAAGATGATAACTAAATACGACATCGACGAGCAAGTCAAGTTCGGAGGCGAGGACCTCGTCGTCTGCGGAATCATGATTGACGACCACTGCAATACGACGTACAAACTAAAATCCATCGATGACAAATACATACGCTATCTCGACGAATCGGAAATACATACCGACGACGAATTGAATAGCAAGCGTGAGTACACCGACTTGAATATGTGGTCGTTCTCTGGCAACAGTGAATTGTTGTGAAGAAGGGAGATTTATGGCGATAGCGATTTGGCAACCCAAGTACAGCACACAAGAGGTGTTGGTAGACGTGCGTAAGGTCACGTTTGGAAGAAACGAACTATTCTTCTGTTGCGACAGGAACAAAACGTCGCTCTACTCGTTCGATGGGGACAAGGTCATACGGGAATGCAAGTCGACCACGAACGGTAAGATAAAGTGCTATGCGATTCCAATTGCATGGCTCGACGACGAGGGCGAACTGCCTCAGAAATACGTGAAGGTCAGAGACGCAGAATACGACAAGTTCAAGCGACTCCAAGAGAAAGCGAAGCAATCGAAATAACTCGGTTGCTTTTTTTCTTTACACTCTAAAATTTTCTCTATATAATATAAGCAAGAAATTAAGAGAGGGACCAACTATGACCTACACCATTCCCGAAGTCAAAATCGAAGCACTCAGAAAGAAAATCGCACGTATCGCCAACAAAGGCGTCGACGTGGTCTTCGACGTGTCTTCAAACGTCATCGACGTCAAGAGCGAAAGATACCCTGGTCTCGTCTACAAAGCTCGTGAAGTCGAGGTCGAAGGCTTCTATCGCATCAACGGTTGGGAATTCGTTGGTACCCTCGAACATCGCGAAAACGGCAATATCATCCGTTGCGTCGACGATACCCTCGAAGACAAACTTCCCGAACGGTTCCGCACTTGCGAAGCCCACTGCGAGCACTGCAACACCAATCGCGTTCGCAAAGACACCTACATCATCCACAACGTCGATACGGACGAATTCAAGCAAGTCGGTCGTCAGTGCCTCATGCAGTACACCAACGGTCTCGACGCTAAGGTCTGCGCTGAGATGATGTCGTTCCTCGACAAGTGCGAAGAAGCCTATCTCGAAGACGACTTCGACCTTCTTGGTGGTTCGTTGCCCAGCGGGTATGGATATCCCAATCTCAAAGTCAAGCGCGCTTGCTACGAAATCGTGTCCAACGATGGTTACGTGTCTGGTGGCATCACCGCTGGTCGCATCTCGAAGGCCCTTCGTGATGGTGGTCGCTTCGACGAGTACAAGGACGAGCTTGCCGAAATCGACGAGTTCGTCGCCAACATGAAGACCGACAGCGAATACTCCTACAACGCCAAGACCATGTGGCAGAGCGTCACTGGCTACGACGACAGGGACATCGCCCTTCTCGCTTCCCTCGTCAACGTCTATCTCAAGAAGAAAGCGGAAGAAAAGCGTCGTGCGTTGGAAGAACTCAAGAAGCAGAATAGTGGTTACGTTGGAGAAGTCGGTGAACGCATCGAATTCGAAATCGCCAACGTTCGTACCCTCTATACGAAGAGCAATTCCCAATATTCCTATTACGCTCTCGATTCGTATATGTACGAAATCGTCACCACTGATGGTAACGTCATCATCTGGTCGACTTCCACGTATCTAGAAGCTGGCATGAAGGTCGTTGCGACGGTCAAGTCCCACGACGAGTACAAAGGAGTCAAGCAGACGAAAGTGACTCGTGGGAGAATCGTTGGATAATCTCTGACGATTTTTGCTAAATTAATCGATTGAGTTATGCCTAATCTATAAAGGTAGGAGGAAACACATATGAAAATCAACAAAATCAAACGCGATACGTTGATTGAGGACAAGAAGACCGATACTGGCACCGTTTTGGAGCCGGTCGACGTTTCTCGCAAGACCAATTGGCCCGAAGACGTCGAAGAGCAAGCGGCCAAGATTCGTGCCGAAGTGCAGAAGAGACTGAAAGACGCACGCAAGGTCGCCCTCGAAACGAAGGGCAAAGACTTCGTCGAATCCCTTAAGAGCAGAAGCGAATTGGCCGCTTTCGTCAAGAACCTCAAGGAAAACGGAATCGCATACAAAATCTCCCGTAGCAAAACGGAAGGCATGAGATACGACGTTTCTTATCTCAAAGAAGACGTCGAAGAGGGAAGCAACGAACCCGAAATCTACGTCGGCAAGAGAACGGACGCCATCGAAGGTGACATCAGACCCAACGAAGAGCAAATCAGAATTGGCGAAGAGAACGGTTGGACTGGATTCGAACTCGTACATGGCTATGGCGTATTCCAAGACGCTGAGAACTCCCCTCTCTACATCGCTCGTATCGATGACATGGAAGTCTTCGACGGTGATGCTGAGGCCATGGAACAGGCTATCAAAGATGGTTTCTCCCGTTTCGAACTCACCGACGTTCAACGCGATTACATATTAAAAGAAACCCACGCTTTGCCTGAGACTATCATCGACTGTGCAGAGAATCATGAAATCCTCGACAAGATTGTAGAATGCGTTAAAGAGGGCAAGTGCGAATGCGAAGACGAAGAACTCTGCGAAGAGATTCACGATGGCGAATATGAGGAACCCGTTTCCGGTTGGTGGATTAATGGTACTCTCAAAGACTTCGACCCGCAACATCTCGTCGACAGAGTCATCGAATTGAAGCGCAGTCTGCACAGCAACAGAATCGCGGTCGACAACGATGATGAGAAGGTCATCTATCATGTGACTGTGTCTTTGATGGGCCATACTCTCGACGACTGCTATGTCTTCGTCGACGTGGTCAAGGACGTCTATAAGCGTCCCTATGGCGATGCAGACGACATCAATACCTATCACTTCGACAACGAGCAGGAACGCGTGTTCAGCAAAGACTGTGGAGAAGGCGAAGACAAGTGGCAGAAAGCTGTCGAAGCACTCAATAAGTGGAAGGCAAAAGAACTTCGTTTGTACGAAGGGAAAGAGAAGAACGAATCTTGCTCCGACAAAGAACTTGCTGACAGACTCGTCGCAAATGGTTCTTGCGAAAACGAGAAAGAAGCCAAAAAGCGTGTTTCTAGAATGTCTAAGGAAACCAAAGACGAACTCTGCAAGTCCACAGAAAGACAGAATAAGCAGAATCTGGTCAATGACTCTCTCAAGGAAGACGGCAACGACAAGCCGTTCATTGCCCGTATAGGTCCGAAAACAGGAGCTTTCGAAGATTTCTACTTGTTCAATTCGAAGGAAGACATGCGTAAACTTCTGTCGCATTGGACAGACTTTACGAAATTTGGTCCCACGCTCGACGCTGGCGAAATAAACGTCAAACACGACGATAAAGATGAAGCCTTATTCTATGTGGTTCGTTTCTATGGTCGCAAAGACCCAGACTACAGATTCTACGTTTCCGACAAAGATGGTGTATCGCAAAGAGGCGCCAATGTCTCATGCAGTACTCACCATCTCACCAAACTTCCTTCGAAGTTAGGGGGCATAGACATAAAGAACGCGACAAAATACTACGACAAAAATAGCATTCCCAGCCTCGTCGACATCGCACATGACGTAGGCGAACACATCACGTCGTACTGGCATAACGCTGGTGATGATTCGAAAGGCAAAGAAGAACTTCGTAATTACCTACGAGTCGACAGCATGGAAGAATTGGAAACCAAAGACGAAGATTATCTTTCCTCCGTCATTAAAGTTGTGCCTGTCTTGAACGCGAATCACTTTATCGCAAAAGAGGAAGAAGAGATGGAACAATCTCATGCAGACGAACCCGTTGAACTGACGGATGCTGAATTCGAGAAATACAAAGCCAATTTAATCTCCGACGATTACTATCACGAAGAGGACGAGTTGATTTGCTACAACGATGGAGAAGGCGTAGTGCTTTCGTTTAATTTGTCCGATGACCCTGATGACGAAGAATTCTCCTCCGTAGAAGACGCTGTCACAAAGGGAAAGAGCGAAGACGGATTCACCTTCGACATCATGAAGAACACACCCGAGAACCTCAGAAAGCTGATTGCCAAACACAAAGAAGACCTGAGTTTTATCTACGACGAATCCATGAATCGTTCCAACAAGATTAAAGGTAAGCGCGTGAATGGGTGCATTAAGGAATCTGAAGACGAGGAAGACCAAGAGCGTCAAGTGCAGGCCGCTCTGGACGCTATGAGCCATCGTGATGGTGAAGCTCCAAAGAGAAAAGCCCGTTGGGAGAAGACGGTCAGCAATCATGGACTTCACGATGCGATAAACGATGCAGACTACGAAGGCATCAGAAAGGCCGCAATCGCTATATTGAAAGACGTCGAGGAATATCTTGGCGACGACAGCGAAACATACGACCTCATCGATGGGTTCGAAAACTTGGAGGATTACGACGAAGACGAGTGCGACTATCTTCTCGGCGAACTCTACGACCTCTGCGACAACGTCGGTGTGTTCATCAGACTCGAAGAGAGCAAATGCGAAGAGTCTCTTGACAACGAGAGATGGTATCGTGGTTGCGAAGGCGTTGAGTTTATCTGGAACGGCACGCAATCCGACCCCGAACTCGAATACCTTGGGCACAGACTCAATTACTGGGACATCGAAAACGCTTTGTGGGACATGTTCTTGGAAGAGACTGGTCACGAAGATTCAGACTCCGATGACCCCGAAGTCGAAGCAGAGTTCGACAAATTCGTACAAGAACACTGCAAAGAGTATCTCGACTACGTCATCTCCGATGGCGGCAGAGAACAAGCCGAAAACGAAGACGAATCAGAATACGAACCGCATCTCGCGACGAGCGACCTCGAAGCCGGTCAATGGTACGAAGACCTTGACGATGCGAAAAAAGCGTCTGCGAAAGAACGCTCCAAATATCCGGCTCTGTCGACTCTCAAGCAGTCTCGTCACTTCGACGAACTGAGACGCGAACTCTCAGACGAAGAACTCGCAGGTCTCGAAGCCGAAATCAAGGAATACGTAGACTCGAACGACGATGACGCGTATCTCGCAAAACACAACGGGATGTATCCTGATGGAGTTCTCTGGTACGAAGGTTTGTATCAGACCGACGAAGTCATAGACTATGCACACGAGAAGTTCGGTGGCAACAATAAGGTCGAGGAGAGTCTCAAGATAATCTCAGACATCAGTGAATACGAACCGTGGGGCGGTGCAGTCTCGCACTGGGACTATATACAGGACAACAACCTCGTTGACAGTCTCGAAACGATACTCGAAGAAGAATATCCCGATGGCATTACGATGACGAAACTTAACGACCTGCTGTGGTTCGATTGGGATTTCGTCAAAGAATGGCTCGGCATCTACGAAGAGGAGGAATAGTCAGATGCAACTCAGAGAGAAACTGATACTCGAAGAGCCGGAAGACGAGGTTCTTCCTCCCGCATTGCCTGACGAACCGATAGTGGTCTCGACCGAACCTGAGGGCGAAGTCGAGACCGCTCTCTCTGACGTCGAAGAGCCCGTTGAGAAGGTCGACGACGAAATCGAGCGCAACGCATACGCGTCTTTGCTTATGAACGAAATCTCAGCGACGTATGAGTCCATCGACAGACTGAATTCAATCATCGCCACGGTTACGGACAAATATGGCGAAGACGTTGTCTCTCAGCTCAATTCTTTGGTCGACGGCAGAACGCTTGAGATAGGCGCTTTGCATACGATACTCGCCACGATTGACCCCAAGACTGGTGACCTCATCTACGACGGAATGCAGAGTGCAGAGAAGCCCGAAGAAGAACCCGAAGTAGAATTCGCATCTGCGAAATACGATGACGAAATCGTCGACGAAAAGGTAACGAGAGCCGACAAGCGCATCGCGAAAGAACTCAACAAACATCTGTCCGAGGGCAATGAGGTCTTCGGCTTGTTCGCATACGAAATCGACCCCAACACAGGTCGTAAGATAGCCGACTACAACGATGGCGAATACATCGAGTTGAGCTACGACAGAAAGCATCTCAATGAGAGGGCGAAACTGTTCGCAGATTCATGGAACGCCAACAGGCAGGGCAAGGTATACAAATTCACGGTCAAGTCTCTTGGCATACGATAACGGGAGGAAACTAATATGGTCGCATATGAAAAGTATTTCGACGATAGTTACGTACCACCCGACAACATCAGACGCTTTTGGCCCAGAAAGCCCAAGCAGGAGATGTTCATCGGTGGCACATGCACTCACGTTTTCGAGTTCCCGTTCTATTGCGACGAAGGAGACTTCGATGAAATTACGATAACGTATCTGCAACAGGATAAGGTCAAGTTGACCAAGCACATCGGTCCAAGCGACGTGATTGACGCCGAAAACGGCAGATTCGTCGAATGCACGTTGACGCCTGAGGAGACGTCCTTGTTCGACGACAGACTGCTTGACTGCATCGCTCAGATTCGCGTCGACAAAGACGGTACGATACTGTTCAGCAGATTGTTCGACATAACGCTCAGAAGAACGTTGGAGGAGAGGTGAGTCGTATGGGTTTCGACGATTCATACGAAAGAGCCGTATATACGGTACGCGCAAACGGCACCGTCGACAAGAGCACGAATCCAACGAGCGCGAAGAACAAAGACGTGATGCCTTTGCCTCCCGTATGCCGTGAGCCAACTGAGAAGGACGAAGGTAGACTCTACGTGTCGTTCGGTCCCATTCAGTCGATTACGTATCTCAATACGAAGATTGAGAAGGAGACAGAGAGGGCGCAATCTGAGGAAGCACGTCTCGACAAACGCATAGACGACATAGACGTCGACATGAGAGCATATGCGAAGTCGTTTGAGGTCGAAGACCTTGGCGATGCAGGTATACGCTGGAAACTGTTGGACGCAGACGGAAACGTTCTGTCTACCGATACGTTCTATCCCGATAAGACGTTCGAGTTGTTCGAACCGTTTGGGACTCTTACGGTTCAGCAGTTGGCCTCGTTGACCGCTCGCAAGCAGACGTGTATCGTGTATCAACAGCATCTATATAGATTGAACAGAATGGCAAACGACCTCAGAATATTCACGGCGTCCGTTCTCAACGATATCGGTGTGTCTCACATGAGCGAATTCACGGTCGATATGAATACTGGCGAATACGAGTACAGTATACTCGTAGATGAGCGTATAGAAGAGATACGTGCCGAGTTGGAACTATTGCATAGAACGAAGGTTAGCGCAGAGGTTGAGCCAATTGGCGTGTCTGCTAATCATCTGCTAAAATTATTGACTGACTAAGACTTAGGAGAACAATGAATGCCTGATAAACAGTACATTTCAAAGATTACGTTGCCAAATGGGCAAACGTATGACATAAAGGACCAGGAAGCGCGTGATTTGATTGAAGGTCTCGCCTCAGCGGGTCTTAAATTCAAGAAGTCGACCAACGCGGCCGATACCCCGTATGGCGTCGTCTGGTACGACCACGGCACGGAAATCGTCGGTACTTTGCAAGCCGCCGCCGCCGACCATTCTTATATATTCATGGTACCCGACTCCACCCAAGCCGGTGCGTCCAAGTACTACGAATACGTCACGTTGAACGAGGGCACAGAAGCGACGCCGTCGTGGGTGTGGGAAGTCCTCGGCTCAACCGACATCGACATCGACAATCTCGGTGCACTCGCGTACAAAGACACCGTCGTGTACCAACAGGGTACGCAAGATGTGGTTCTTGGCGAAGCGACGACGTTTACGAACTCGTCTTCTTCCGTCACGTTCACTGGTGGTACGAACGACACATTCGTCAAGTCGTATCCTGGTGTCACGAACAAACTAGAAACCACGTCAATCAAAGGCGTTGGCGCAGACGTGACGTTCACTTCAATCAACTCATCGACCGACTACGTCGCGACCAAGACGGTGTTTGGTACAGCTACCACCGCGAGCAAAGTCGTAACCGAAAGCAAGACTGCTACCAATCTCGTTCTCGACGACCCGACGACCGCTTCCAAAGCGACTGCTGGTACAGCCGTCAGTCTCGCGAAACCCGCGGCGACCGCAACGTCTGTGTCCTATGTTGGCAACGCAGACACGAGTTCAATTCTCGCAACCGCTTCCGTCGCAAACGAAACGTTGTCATTCGGCACAGCGTCAGTCACGCAGGGTAGCGTCACCGGCATCAACGGCTCGCAAAGCATCACACCGTATACGTTCACTGACGTCACTGTTCCGGTCGTCACGAGCAATACACCCGTGACCGTCGCATCGGTCAAGACGAACACCGACGTTACGGTCCCAGTCGTCACGAGCAACACAGAAGTCACGACGTCCAAAGTCGTCACCAAGTCCACTACGGCCGCAACGAGCGCGTCTAATGCTACGACAGTCGCGACTGGTTCTCTCGATTCTACAGACGCTGTGGGCGCGACAATCATGACTGGTCTTGGCACAGCAACTACCGCATCCGCCGTTACGGGTATTGGTACTGGTACAGCGGCCGCTCAGTCCATCACGGTTGGTACGAACGACAAAGTCAACGTCGCTGTCTACGGAACTCCCGACGTCGAAGTCCAATAAGTCACAATCAGAAAGACAAGAGGTCTCCATCGTGAGACCTTTTTGTTTGCTAAATTTAACGAACGTTCGAGGTTGTGTTCCCTCTCGTTTTACGAGGGAGGGGGGGCGACTCTCTCATGCATATATCCTCTACGTTTGCCATTAACGCTTACGGAGGATTTTAATAGATGGCAGAATTCGTTAACAAAGTAAAAAAGAATGACGTTGAGTACGAGATAAGAGATGCTCGTATTCCGGAGGCCGATGTCGCTGATGCGGGTAAGGTGCTCAAGGTCGCCGACGCTGGCGGCTACGAACTTGGAGAAGCTGGTGGCGGAGGAACACAGTTATATCTTCATACAATAAATATATATGAAAATGAAGAATCTCAGACTCCTTTTCATATTTATTGGACTTCAACTAGCAGTGTTCAACTTACTACATATGGTGATTTAAAAAGCGTTCTTTCTAATGCTGAGTCTATTGTTTACAATGCATTTTCTCATTTGACAATAGCTAATACGCAAATGTTTATCGCAAATATTAAACAGACAGGACCTAATGTTGAAACTGGTCACAGCATAGCCATATATACAAATTACTTTGGCGCTGTTAATGAAGACAATTCGCCAATTTTTGAGGATGCATTATCTAGTTGGTCTTCAAAATCAACATTTGTATTTACAGACACAGTCACTGCTCTCTAATCTCATCCTTCATCCTCTACGCCTCAGTATTAACTACTGAGGCTTTTTTGTTCTGCGCTAAATTACTTGATAGAAACGACCTGAAAAGATGGTTGAGTTTATCACTTCCTGAAAAGACGGGGGACAAGCACATATGACGAAGTCCACAGCGACGATTAAGGTCGACACGTGGGAGAACTGGAACAAGGCCGTAAACTACGTTCCCGATAAGTTCACCATACTCGTTTTCGAGTGCGAGGACGAATCTCCCAGAATCAAGATAGGCGACGGTGTTCACAAAGTGTGCGAGTTGCCTTTTCTAAGCAACAGGGAAGTGGTGGACGACACGTTGGTGCTGTGAGGTGCTTGATATGGCTTTACCCGATAAGAAGATAAAAAAGATTAAACTGCCTGGAGACGTAGAAGGCAGTCAGACATACGAAATCATACCAGAACGACTTCAGAAGAACGGCTATGAGGCCGTTTTGCCCAATTTAACAAAGAACTCTACGATAGCGTTGACTGATGACTTGCCGTCCGCCGCCGTCGAAATAGAGGCATCTCAAGCAGAGCTGGAAGGATTGTTTGCTGTATTCGCAGACCAAGCATTATACGCTTCCTCAACTTTGGCGTCAGCGCCAGCTTCCATAACTTCGGACTACATTAAAATCTACGTCACAGTCGACAATGAGAAGATGTATGTCGCCACGCTCGGCAAATACGATTTGATGAGCACAGACCCGTCGCAAATGAACGTCTATTGCGCGACTTACTCAAGCGTCGATGGCAATGGTAATACCGACGAAATCACGTTCTATTACGAGGCGGTGTCCAAAAGTTTCAATTTAATTCGCTCAAAGAACGACAATATGATTGTATTGAGTGGAACATCTGGCTCCATAGACAATATAGCCACGGTTTTGGCGATGTCCTTACGCGGTGGCGTAAAGCACGACAGCGAATTCATGAACCTCGCGTCGGCAACAGTCACTACATTGACCTTCGAATCGCCCGCGCTTGAGAACGATAATGGCACTCTGAAGAAAGGTCGACTTACGGTAACGCTTGGCGCATCTTCAGCAACATGGGCGTATGAGAAGACGAACGTCGCATCCATTCCCACAAAGACAAGCGACCTTACTAATGATAGTGATTTTATAACGTCAAACGATTTGCCTACGAATCACGTTACAACTGACACAGCTCAGACGATAACTGGCAACAAGACGTTCATCGGCCAAACGCTCAGGGCGAAGGCCACCGAAAGCACGTCCAACTACTTCTACGTCAAACCGGACGGCAACGGATACAACGCCAAGATTGGGTTCCAATCGGACAACCTCATGCTTTCGAATTCCTATGTGTATTCGATGAAGCATTTCATCCCCAGCGGAAGTTCTCTCGATTTGGGCATCTCCGCCAACAAATGGCGCGATTTGTATTTGTCCGGCTCGCTCAAGGACGGAACGAATTCGATAACGGTCGCCGATATCGTGGGCAAGGCGGACCATAATCAAACGATAAAAGGAAATGGCACTGCTTTTGGCGCGGACGCTGTTGTTAATTTTGAAGGCAGTGGTATTGTTTCTGTTACGGGCGATGCAACTAACGATAAGATTACCATAAGTGCCTCTCACCAATCAATCAAAACGTTAGATACGACAGCAACCACTGCGCAATCAACGAACGCCAACGAAGCGATTGCCGGAAGCGGAAAGATTACTCTGCATAAGATAGCCAAGACAGGCAACTATAACGATTTATTAAATAAGCCCAATGTTTCAGAGTCTTTGGTCGAAAAGACTTACTCTGAATTAAAAACATTAAGAGACAATTCCCAATTAGTTCCAGGTACTTGGTATAGAATTACGGACTACGTCACTACGACGAGTCAATCGAATACGTCGTCCGCTGGTCATCAATTCGACATCATCGTGAAAGCTAATGGTGCTAATAAACTCGATGAAAACGCATATGCAGTTCAACATACGGGAGACACTTATTTCGCAAACAGTAATTTAAGTGCTTGGAAATTAAACTATTGCATAGACAATGACACGAATAGATTCACATGGGCCGGCTCATCCAATGGTAAAGGCGTCGTCTATAGAATGATAGACGAGTTTAATAACGATTGCCCTTACGATTTCAAGAACATATTGTTCACGGTTTCAGGAAAATACACAAATGCGTATACATTCAGTTACACAGAAGACAGCGTAATCAAAGACGCTTCATTATTAGGCATAAGCAAACTATGCTATAACAACGTAATAAGAGCCTATATCAATATCAGTACGAGCAAACAACCGCTTAATTCCAACGTATTCTATTCGACAGATACTTCTTTCGGGTGTTACTCAAACACGCTTGGATACAATTGCTATCTCGATACGTTTGGGAACGGCTGTGCCAATAACGTGTTTGGAGACGGTTGTTACAGCAATACGTTTGGAAATAGTTGCGCCAACAACACGTTTGGAGATGGTTGCTACTCCAATACGTTTGGAAACAGTTTCATTCATAACGCATTTAATGACAACTGTTACTCAAATACGTTTGGAAGCAATTGCTCCAATAACATATTTGGATATAGCTATCATCACAACGTATCCGTAGATTATTTCTGGTATAATGTGTTCGACAACAATTGCGCCTACAACTCGTTTGGAAGATTCTGCGTATCCAATGTATTCGGAAACGAGTGTCGCTACGTCACGTTCGGCAATTCGTCATCGACGATAGGTTATTGTAGGGACATCGTCATGGACAGCGGGTGCCAATATCTATACGTCAATTCCACCGACACTTCGGCGACTGCTTCCAATTATTTGCAGAATATCCACATCCATTTGGGTGTACTTGGCACGTCGTCCAGCAGAAAGACGATTACCATTTCGGACAGAAATCTGCCATATGAGACGAACGTGTATATGAACGCAAATGGCAACGTATATACGATAATAAACGAAGGCGAAGGTGGTGGTTCCTACGAAACGGCGACGGAAGAAGAAATAAGGGCATTGTTCTCGACGAAGGTTCAAGACTCGCAGGGAAACATCATAACGGATGCGAATGACCAAATAATAGCTGTATCATAAGGGAGGTATAGAATAATGGCCAATTTTCAATTAACGCAAACTGGCGCTCAGGTTCAAGCAGACTTAAATAAAGTAGAAAGTCTTGCAGAAATAAAGACCGTAGGAAGCGGTCTTACGCTCTCATCGTCTGGTGAGTTATCATCGAGTGGAGGGGGTGGGGGATTAAGCTTCGGTACAGTATATCTTCATTTAGAAGCAACATACGCCACTAGCAATAATTTTATCTTAAAATATGCTGACGGAACTACTGCTAATAACTGGTCTATGTACGAACCTGGACCAACAGCAGTAGTTAAAAAATTAGATACTACTGGTCCATTTAGATTTGAATTTAAACAAACTTCTAGTATCATTAAAGGCGTTACAATTCTTTATGGAACAGGTTCTTCTAGTGATGATTATCTTCCTTTTGTCAGCACTGGTAATTCTGTACAACCTATAGTAGTATTCAAAAATAAATCTGAAGTTAATGGAGATTATATTAGCGTTTCTATGTTCAATCTAATAGGAACGTCAGTGGGAAAAGACTTACATATATATTATTTCGATAATGGTACTGAATAATAGCCATCTTCGAATAACACACGTTAAATTCATTATATAAACAATCAAAGGAGATACAAATATGTCTACGTTCAAACTAACACAAACAGGCACGCAAATGCAAGCGGATTTGGATAAAGTCGAAGGTCTTGCGAATGTAAAATCTATAGGGAGTAATTTATCACTATCTTCTGGTGGTGAGCTATCCGCGACCGATACGGGAGCGACGAGCATCGAAGTGACTGGCAGTGGTAACGCGGTTACCTCAGCGAGCTATAGCGCCAGCACCAGAAAGATTAGTCTAAGCAAAGGCACCACTTTCGCTACCTCTTCTCAACTCGCATCAAAGCAGGACGCTCTCACATTCAATCCCACGATTCCCTCTGGTACGACCACGACGACTTTGACGACTCTAAAAAACGGAAGCAATTATTATAGCCTTGGTGGGGGAGACAGTCTTCCTAAAGTCACAATCGCCACATCGCAGGTGATTTCGCAAAACCCCCTTCAAATTCAGTTGACGAACGAGCAATACACGACAATGAACGGTCAGTCGGTCATATTTGACGGCTCTGCTTTGGGCATGTCTATCGTGGTTGCGGATTATAATGGAACATATATCGACGATAATGATACTGAATATCTAACCTTTATATTTCCTTATAGTGAAAATAGTGACAATATTGATTTTCATAAAATTCTTGTAAATAAATCAACGAAAGTTGCAGGATTAGATAGTGCTTATCCTCAACGTGCCATCACTGCGGGCTTCGCAGATACAGTTCTATATGACACATCCGCCCCAACATCCGCCAATACAAGCGGCGGTCTTAAAGTAGTCGTTCTATCATCAGAGCCAGCTACTAGATACGATGGTTATCTCTACATCATCACTGGGAGCAACTGATTATGGCTGTAACCGATTTGACGGGAACGAAATGGGTATTCAATAACCAGATAAGCATGTCGCCATTGCAAGGCGACTCTCATCTATTTAACTTTGATTTTTATATGACTGGAGACCCACTGTCACCCGGCAGTGGAATCATGTTAACAGATTATGACGGTTATTTCACTATGTACTATAACAGCATAGCCATTGCGTATGAAAACGGCGTTTGGTATGACAGTCCGTTTATGTCCATCGAAATCACAGGTGGCACCGACGCCACGAACGCCAATTTAATCGCGTGGCTTCAAGCGAATGCTGTTCAACAGGTAGAGCCAGAACCGACCGAAACCAATACGTTCTCAATAGGTAGTCTGCCAATCTCCAACGTGTATTTTGGTCTGCTACAGGCGAAGAAGATATATCTTGGAAACTCGCTTGTGTGGGAGAAGGAAACAGAACCGACGCCAGAGAACGCATTGCTCGCACATGACGGTGCATTGCTCGTCAGCGGTGGCGGTTATCTGATAACCACGGAAGTCACGTTGATTTCGTTCACGATAGGAGGAACCTCATATCAAGCAGAAAGCGGAATGACGTGGGGAGAATGGGTCGATAGTGAATATAATACGAATGGATGGTCTGTAGGGTACAATGAAATACGCGACGGAAATGCGGTCATTAGGGACGTAGTGCCAACTGATACAATAGTCGACGAACAGGCATATTTGATATGGGCTAGTGGCGGAAGTAATGATTAAAGGAGAAATTAATATATGGCAAACACAACATTGACACAAACTGGAGCACAAGTGCAAGCCGACCTCGATAAAGTCGAGGGTATGGCGAACATCAAATCGGTAGGCAGCGGTCTATCTTTAAGTAGCGCAGGGCAATTGAGCGCAAGCGGTGGGTCAAGTATACCTAAAGTTACAATTCAAACTTTTGACGTTACAGTAACTATTCAGCTTTACAATGACGATGGCACCGGTAACTATACATGGGGTAATGCTTTTGTACCGGATACTGGCACTCCATATGAATGCTTAATGCTTAGATTTGCAAGCGGAACTAATGCTGGTGGCTCGCCTTTTAAAGGTGGCTATGGTCTTCACTATAGACCAAGTATAGGCTTAACACTTTATGATGGTCATAACAGGTACTTAAGTGGTCATGGAACAGAACAGACAGACGATATCATCATTCCATTTAGTGATACAACTTTAGCTTTGCTTGACTAGATTAAAATAGCTATCTTCGAAGAGCATCCTATCCAAGGACCCTGCTATGCAATGCGGGAACTATATTCATCAAAAATCATCTAATCCATTAAAAGGAGGAAAGTTATGGCTATCGAAAACGGTACGCTCAATCAGACGGCGAACGATGCATCTGATAAACTAATCACTTTAGACAATCTCGCCGTGTTTCAAGAGGAAATCGACGCGAGAAAACAAGATACTTTACCATCGGGTTCCGACGGGCAATACCTTTCCCTCGAAAACGGCGGAATGACGTGGAAGAACATACCAGAGTCCGTACCACTCACGTCAATCACATACGCCAATCTCAAAGCGTTGAGGGACGGCGGTACGTTAGTTTCTGGCAGACAATATAGAATCACCGACTATCAGTGTACGACTACTCAATCGAACACTTCTTCTGCTGGTCACGCTTTCGACATCATCGTCACGGCCGACAGCGCGAACAAACTTAACGAAATTGCGAGGGCATGTTTGCATTCTGGCGATACGTATTTCGCGAACAGTAAGTTGGAGGCGTGGCAACTTTGGTATTGTCTGGATAATGATACGACGAGGTTTGCGTGGGCCGATAGCGCGAATGGTAAAGGCGTAGTTTATCGAATGATTGATGAGTTCAATAATGATGTACCGTATGATTTTAAGAATATATTATTTACATTTTCTGGAAAATACACGAATGCCTATACGTTTACTTATACCGAAAATAGTACGATTAAAGATGCTTCATTGTTAGGTTTAAGTAAAAAATGCTATGATAATATAGTGAAAGAATACATTGTTTCAAGTAAGCGACAGCTTAACTTTAATGTATTTTATTCAACTAACACTTCTTTTAGTTGCTACTATAACAGATTTGAAGAAGGTTGCTACAACAACACATTTGCATACAATTGTCATTCCAATACATTTGGAAGTAATTGTTACTACAATACGTTTGGGGATAGTTGCAACTACAACACGTTTGGCGACAGTTGTTACACTAATACATTTGGTAATGGTTGCTACTCAAATACGTTTGGGGATAGTTGCCGATACAATACATTTGGGAATAGTTGCAACTTCAATACATTTGGAGACGATTGCTACTACATCATATTTGGCAATTCATCGTCAACAATAAATTATTGTCAATATATTATCGTAGATAGTGGGTGCTCATATATATATCTCAATTCAACGGATACTTCTGCAAGTTTAATGAATTATTTACAAAACGTTCACATCCATTTAGGCGTAAAAGGCACGTCATCCAGCAGAAAAACGATTACGATTCCTGACAGAAACTTATCGTATGAAACCAACGTGTATATGGATGTAAATCGTAATATAGAGCAGATAGTAAACGGCGGGATTATCCCTGCCATAAACGCCGATTATTGAGGAGGAGTACTTTTATGGCAACATCGAATAATCTAGGTGATTTATTGACGAGTATCGCTAACGCGATTAGAAGCAAGGGTGGAACAACCGCGAGCATCAACGCTCAGGCCTTTCCCAGCGCCATCATGAACCTTCCGAGCGGTGGAGGAAGTGAAACGGAAGATGCTTTCGTGACAAGAACTCTTTCTACATACGAAAATTCAAGAGTGTCTACTATTGGAAGTTATGCTTTCTATAGTTGTTCTAGTCTAATAACTGTATCATTTCCAAATGTTACTACTATTGGAAGTTCTGCTTTCTTTTATTGTAGTTATCTAACAACTGCATCATTTCCAAATGCTACGACTATTGGAAATTATGCTTTCAATAATTGTCCTCGTCTAACAACAATATCATTTCCAAATGTTACTACTATTAGAAGTTCTGCTTTCGCTTATTGTAATTATCTAACAACTGCATCATTTCCAAATGCTACGACTATTGGAAATTATGCTTTCACTTATTGTTCTAGTCTAACAACAATATCATTTCCAAATGTTACTACTATTGGAAATTATGCTTTCTTTTATTGTTCTAAGTTAACAAAAGCATATTTTTTAACTTCAACGGTCCCAACTCTTAGTAATAGTGCATTTTATAATTGCCGAGCATTAACTTCTATTTACGTAAAATCTAGTTTAGTGACAAGTTTCAAAACGGCGACTAACTGGAGTTCGCTTTCCACAAAGATTATTGGAATGTAAAATATAGTATAATATATTAGAGAAAGGAAACATGTTTTCAATATGACATTAGACATTTTGATTCCACAGTACAAAGAAACAGACGAAGTCTTAAAACCGATGCTAGACAGCATAGCATTGCAACAAAACGTCGACTTCAAAGACATAGGCGTCATCATCGTCAATGATGGGTCTGACGTATTCTTATCTAAAAAGCTTCTGACGAGCTACCCATTTAAGATTACGTATTACAAGAACACGCATGAAGGCGTTTCCGCCACAAGACAAAAAGCGTGCGATTTAAGCAAAGCGGATTACGTCATGTTCTGCGACGCAGACGATATGTTCTACAATATGTGTGGGCTTTGGATTATCTTCAGGGAAATGCAAACCGGATTCGACAGTCTGACTTCTGTGTTCATCGAAGAAGGTAAATTGCCAAATGGTGAGCATACTTACATCAACAGGGAATTCGACAGCACTTTCGTACACGGAAAAGTTCATAGAAGAGGCTATCTATTAGAGCAGAACATCAGATGGAACCCTTCTCTTACGATTCATGAGGATTCTTACTTTAATATCTTGTGTCAAAAATGCTCTACAAACGTTAAATACTGCCAGTCGCCGTTCTATTTGTGGAAATGGAGGGACGAAAGCATTTGCAGAAGCGATTTCAAATACATCCTCAAAACCTACAACAACATGCTTGACTCCTCCACTGCACTAATAAATGAACTATTGAGAAGAAACAAATACCAAGACGCTCAGTTCTACGCCGCTTCCATGGTGTTCGACGCGTATTTCACCATGAACAAAGATGAGTGGATAAACCAAGATAACAAAGAGTATCGAGACAATACAGAAAAAAGATTCGCGGAATTTTATAGAACGTTTAAACAAATGGCTACGTCTATTCAGCCTGAAGTGAAGGCGCAGATACTCCAAGGGCTAAGAAATAGATTCTATCAAGAAGGCATGTTGTTGGAATCAGTGACTTTCGATACTTGGATTAAGCATATCGAAAGTTTATAGTGAAGAGTTACAAAAATATCATATTTTGTTATTTAAAAATATAGACAAATTGAAACTAGACGATACTATTTATGCTGTGAGTTTGTCGTCAGACGCTGAACGACGAGTCGATGCACAGAAGGTAGAAGGTCAAGAAGCATACGACGAACGAGAAGACGCTTAGTGCGTCTTTTTTCTTCTACGCTAAATTCATTGATATGCTATACAAAACTCTGTTTTTATTCTCTCCTGACGAACCAGTCATAAACACCTTACCAGCATCGTCTGGAAGAATAGCGAATGTCAACGACGTTTTGGGCATCGTTGATGAGAAGGCGTTGCTCGTAGGTCTAGGCGATTCTGCAACGCAGACCGTCGAGGGCTCGATAGACGTGACTGGAAGTCTCTACGAAGACGGCGTGAGCGTGCTTACTGAATCGAACGTTACGACCTCTATAACTGAGGATTCCAGCGACATACCGACGTCTGGTGCTGTCTACGACGAACTTCAAAATTACGCGACCAAAGGAGAACTTCCCACTGACACCAACTACTACCCGACTTCGTTCTCATGGACCAATGGCACGACTTCTGGTCCGACTGGAACGCTGTCGATGAGCGGGACATCCAACGTTTCGTTCGGCGCGATGCCAGTCGCGTCTTCTTCGACTTCGGGGGTGGTCACGACGGGCACTCAGACGTTCGCTGGGCGAAAGACGTTTTCAGATTCGCCAATAATGATGAATCATATAAATGTTGTTGGCAACAACGACGATTCTAACGTCGGCAAACCAACGAATCATACTGATTTAACTGGCCATATAGATACTACATATTGGAATACAGGCATTTCTGTATATGATATAGATAATGATGCTGGTTATCAATACAGTTTCCCGAATCATTCAGGCACGTTCGCGTTGCTTGACGACATAGCGGCCGCGTCTGGCTGTCTCGCTCTTGCTGGTGGTACGATGGACGACGACGCGGTTGTTCATTTCAAATCAGCGAACGATAACGGCACAGCGCACATCGACAGCAACGGATTCAGGGCGGCAACGATGACCGGTCATACTGCTTCGAATTGGAGCAGTATGACCACTACATACGCATACGACGCGATAAACATCGAAAGCAAAGGAAAAAGAACAGGTCCCAACCATAAGGTCACCGAGTGGGACTACATATATAAACTGAATCTGCCTCTGAAAGGTCGAATAGTGGAGAGCGGTGACACGGGTGCGACTTTGTTGACGGACGAATCGCTCAAGACCATCAACGGTCAATCTCTCGTCGGTTCAGGAGACATCGTGATTGACAAAGATGAGACTGAAAGAACATTCAGCACGCACGGTTCCGCACAGTTCTTCAAAACGTTCAACCTACATATAGCCAATAGCGATTACGCGTACGACTCGTCGCATGCAAGCGACATCGACATACTCGACGCGTTCTCTGAAAACATAGAGCACTTCGGTCTAGCAATCTGCAGATTTGGCAATACTAGAACGCTCAATCCGATGAAGAACGGCGGACAGCAGAGAAAGGGCTGGTTCATCGAGCCGAATATCTGCAAGCGCGGAAGATGCAATATAACTGGGTTTTCTCAGAACGACGATGCTTACGTAACTTCGTATTCTATGCAGGACCTCATTGAATTCGTATTCGATGGAATGAAATACAAAAGCGGTGATTCTCTGATAAATCTGATGCCAACTCTTTCTTTGCTGTTGAAGTCGAAGACGTACAGAAGCAAGACATATGATTCGCTGAAGAAGGGTTACGCAGATGCACAAGAACTCGTATTCGAAATAGAAAATACGTCTACGATAGATGTGCCGATAAAGCCATCGATAGCGAGAGCGACGTCGAACTACCTTACTTTCGACTCTAATAAACTAAGCTCAACGACTCAGATTGGCACAGGTGGATTTTCTTACGACAAAGTCGTGGCTTCGGTGAAGTTCAATCTTCTGATAGGCGAATGGGGAAGCATATACATAAACACGTCGTCGAAATCGTCGTTTCATGGATATCATCCTCGTTGTATGTGGACCGACGCAATGAAAACGTTCATCGCGCTTAAGACTCCGTCTGCTTCTGGCAAGAACTGGAGACTGATAATACAATTCGCAAGCGCAAAATAAAAAAACGACTTACAGAACCCTACTGCAAGTCTACACTTATTTTAGCACGATGACGAGTGTTAGAGAACATACGTTTTTGCTAAATTGTTTAGATATCAGACAACACTGTTTTTAAGCATGAATACGTATAGAGAAGTACAAGACATGACGACGAAATCGAAAAAGCCACTCACTTCCGACGTGTTTTTGGATTGGGTCGAGAAGCTTAGTGATAAAGACGATTATTCATACTCAGACCCGGCTGCCGTGGAATATGGTAGCGTAGTTTTGCTGTCGCCCGATGGCGATGCGATAGACTGCTCTGATTACGAAACACACGGTGAGTTCGTCGACTCAGTCATGGAACTCGTCACGAAGACGCATGATAAAGACGCTTATACATGGAACGGATACGTGTTGGACTATCTCGTAGACGATTTGGGCTGGATTACGCTCAACGACGGTGGAGGTTGGGGAGACGACAGACTCAAAGTCGTATTCTACAAGAGACCTACGCCTAAGCAAATAAAGGCTATAGACGCTTGGCTCGGCGCAATGAGAAAATACAACAGATTTAAGGACGAGATGTATCTCTTCTACAGTGGTAGAGACCACAAAATCATAGATACGACGCATCTCGATGCGAAGGAACTTCAGAAGATAATGAACAACGCGATTACCGGAGGTTCGTTCTTAGAAGCGTATGAGCCGAAGAAAACTGGAAAAGCGTATAAGGTCTTCAGAGTGAAGAACGGAAAGCTTTATCCACCCATGGTCGCGAACAAAGATAACAAAGATACTCCAATAGGCGTCTGGCTCGATGCTGAAGAAGGCGAGTTCGCTGGTCTATCAAAGACAGGCAGACCTCAGGTCAAGTCCACTGGCTCAGGCAATCTTGCATACAGACCTGGCTGGCATCTTGGCGATGTTCCTCGTGCGAAGCAATTCGACAGATTGAACAAAGAGACTGGCGAATACGAATTCCCTAAGGATTTCGTTTGGGCCGAATGCGACTACGCGATGGACGTCGACTATCAAAAAGACGCAGATGCTCGTGGTTACGAAAGAACCAAAATCGACGACGAAGGCAACGTAGTCACATACAAGAGCGATAAGTATCAGCACTCACTCGCTGGCTTGAACAGATTGCCAAGCAAAGGCTACTACAGATACAGAACGAACCCGAATCCAGACACCGTTCCTTGGGTCATAACCGGTCAGATGAAGGTCAACAGACTTCTTTCAGACGCAGAGGTAAATGACATTCTCAAGTCGAAGGGAATCGCCCCCATTCATCGTCAAGGCGGAGACAAGACGCTTGCTGAACTTGGTCTTAAGGAATCTATGAGCGAGTCTTTGCTCATCGAGAAGAAGCGTAGTGAACTCATCAACAAGTCGAAGAATGCCGACAACTACGCCATGTCCAATCGAGACAAAGGCAAAAACCGCTGGGAGAGACGCAAATACTCTCGCATAGCGAATAGCGTCAGAGACTACGATTCAATCAACATGGACGCGTTCTGGAAGGGCGACATACTCGAATTCGGCGTCAAGGTACACGGTGAGACGGACGACTACGTGGTCACCGTCACGTTCGAGGACATTCTGCGCAATCTTCGTGAAGAAGTCAAGTCGAATAAGGACAAATTGGAATTCAAGTGCGTTTTGCGCTCTTTATTGCGTTCCTTCAACAACGATGACGTTTACATCTCGTGCACATGCTTGCATCCCAACACGAAGATAAGACTGCTTGACGGCACAACGCCCACGGTCGAACAGATGAAGCAGAGATTCGACGCAGGCGAGAAGATGAATGTGTTCTCCGTAGACAAAAAAGGCACTTTCGTGGCAGGTGACGTTGAGAAGGTCTGGGTCACGAAGATTACGAACGACTTCATAAAGATAACGCTCGATACTGGTGATGAGATACTGACGACGCCAGAGCACCCCTATATGAGATTCGATGGCAAATACGTTTTGGCATGCGACTTGGCGATTGGCGACGAACTGAAGTCGATTGGTGAGACCAAGCGCGTCGTCAGAAAGCAGAAGGTTGGAATGCCTCAGACCCCCGTCTACGACATCAAAGTGAAGACGTATCAGAACTTCACGATTGACGCTGGTGTCGTTCTTCACAACTGCCCTGACTGGAAATACAGATTCGGCTATCAGGCGACCATGGGAAGATACAACAGTAGTCTGCCAGAACTCAGACCAAGCGACATAACGAATCCGCATGACACGAAAGGCGCTGGCTGTAAGCATTCTTTGCTCGTTCTCGCCAACACGGATTGGATGATGAAGATTGCGTCCGTCATAAACAACTACATAAAATACTGTCGCGACAATATGTCTTTGAACTATGCTAATTACATATTCCCGCAGATTTACGGCATGCCCTACAACAAAGCCGTTCAGTTGTCGATATTCGACGACGTTGACGATGAGTCAAGTGGTCTGTTGCCTAGCGACAGAAAGACGCTTAAGAACGTGATAGACGTTGGCATGAAGGGCAAAGATTCCAAGGGAAGATTCGTCAAGGGCAACGAATACAGATTCTCAAAGCGTCAGCAGACACCACCTGAGAGAACGCAGGAAGACGAGAACCCACTCAATCTCAAATTCGACAACAAGAGAGGCCCCAGACTGATTGGTCCCGAAACGGAGGAAACGAACGATGACTCAGATATCGAACAATAAACTCATATCAATGACGAGAGGCGACACGCTGTCGTTCGCGATTAAGATAAACAAGGGGACTGTAATCGACCCAGATTGGTACGAACTCGGTGAAGACGATTACGTGCTTTTCGGTGTCATGGAACCCCATCAGCCATTCGAACATGCGCTCATCAGAAAGACCTATACGATAGTTGACATGACCGAAGACAAAGAAATCTACATGAATCTGTCGCACGAAGATACGGTGCATCTTCTTCCTGGTGCTTATTACTACGAAGTGAAACTCGTCACTAAGACATCTGACGAGGACAATCCTATAGTCGATACGGTCATTCCGAGAAAGAGGTTCTTCATATATGAGTGAGATTAGAAAGATAGCGACCATAAAGTCCACGGAAGCCCCTCTCACTGCTGAGATAGAGAAGAAGTCGAACGAAAGACCTGGCTCGGTAATCGACGAACTCAGAGAGGAAATCGCACAGGTTCAGAGCGACGTCGACCTTCTCGAAGAGAACAAGCAAGACACGCTTGTAAGCGGCGTCAACATCAAGACGATTAACGAAGAATCCATTCTTGGCGAAGGAAACATCTCAATAGATTTCGAGAACGACGTCGTCGTCAGAAAATATACTAGAGAGACCATAAGCAATGTTTCCTTTGCAATACCCGAAGACGACTACAACGCTTTGATGAATGCACCGTCTGCGATTATCGTCCTTGCTGTTACTCAAATGGACGCGCAACTTGTGTTCATTCCCGAAATCTATAACGCAGACTCTTCTGAGAAAGTGTTCAAGTATTCGCAGAACAATTCTGGCATTATATATAACTATAGACTCTATTTGGCACGCATTTCATCTGAACCGAGAATAACGATACAAACAAGTCAGACGCCTTATGTGTCTACTTTAAACGGCTATCAAGGTGCAGTCAAGCTGAAGACGATAAACGAACAGTCGTTGCTAGGAAACGGAGACGTCGAAATCAAAGACGATGTTCCTTTGTTACGCGACAAAGTAATAACGGAATACACGGTTCAGGAGATAATCGATTTGGACATAGGTTGTGAAGTGCCTACACAGTACTCGTCCAGAAGTTTCGCATGCGTAGACCGTGCAGGCAACTACTGTGTCATAAGCATTGCAAACTTTGGTACTCCCTCATTGAGCGTGAGGTACTATACGAGCGGTGGTCTTAATTATTATTATTCTGCATATGGCAACAACTATTTGACGACAAAGATAAGCAACTACCCGAACAAGGAATTCAAATCGATTCCGACGGGGCCTTCTTCCACTGACCCAATGTTCCTTCGTGGTAAATATATAAATGGTTCGCAGTCGTGGAACTATACGAATCTAAAGACGGTCAACGGTCAGGAACTTGCTGGTGAAGACGATTTACATCTAATCCCCCGTATTGATAGTATGATAACCGAAGTATCTGTTCAAGATATAATCGATATGAATATAGGACTTGAACAGCCTACATCACCTGGCATGCATTATTTTACGTTGGTCGATTTTTCGGATAATATTTGCTCCATCGTGATAAACAACTTTGGCAACGTCATGATTAGTGTTTACTGGACAACGATATATGGCAATTTTCAACACTATTCAATCACTGGCAGTGATTCTTACAGTACGATTATAAGAAATTACCCGACGAAGTATCCAACGAGAACGGTGCCCATCAGAGCAGAATTGACGGAAGAAGCGAGACATCTTAAATTCCTACGAGGTAACTACTATCATGGTGTGGAGAATTGGGATTACGTCGACATAAAAACAATCAATGGTCAGTCGTTGATTGGCGATGGCGACATTTCGATAGAAGTCGAACCACTTAGCGTAGCAGACGTCTACGACGTGTTTGGTCAAACGGCGCCTGAAGCAGTCGTGGTCGAAAATTCGCATTCGATGATAACGGACGTTGTGGCCGAGAGTGGTTCGCTCGACCTTCAGAACAGTTCAGTTGTTGACGGTGCATTACATATATAAGGAGTAACGAATATGGCAGAATACATAAACAAGATAATATCGAGCAACGTAGAATATGGGATAAAGGACACACGTGTTCCCGACGCCACATCTTCCGACGAAGGTAAAGCAGTCGTGGTCGACGCGCAGGGCGACTACGTTCTTTCGACACCTGGCGCGGGAGGCACGAAACTCTATAAGCATGAGGTGAAATTCACGAACGGCGCGCCGAATCAGTTTCTCAGATTCTTTTGCGACAGACCCACTCCTTTCACTTCCGTCACTCAAATAAGAGACTACGCAGGGCCTATGGTTTTCGGAAGCCCAGATTCTTTCATAAACGGAATCGTAGCAGACGGAAGTTCCACAAGTGTAGGGTTATCCAGTCGCAGGATAATCGCTAGAAGTGGAAGCACATTTTACTCTCTTGATGTTTCTGGTTCGACAGCACCATATTCCTTTAGAATAATAGTCAGCAATATAGCTGACGCGACAAATTTCGGCTCATTCGTCGACGACACAGTAACCGACACTCGGTAATCGAAAGGAGCGAAACGATATGTCCAAATTCGTAGATAAGAACAATCTCGCACTGTTCAAGCAGATATACGATGGTTCGTTGAAGACGGTAAACAGTCAATCAATCATCGGCACTGGCGACATAGACACTTCCGAAACGGTCACGATAACGTCTTTGGGCGTTCAAAGCGACGAGATGGCGGCGAAGATAGAAACCGCAAAGTATCTGTATTACAACAACTTCATCTACACAAGATATGGTACGACGACCGTTCAAGTCACAATTGAGACGGGCACGAAAGAAGTTACGGCATACGTGTTCAGAAAGCCAATGTATGTAGGTACATCGAGAGACTACATAGAAGGTCTCACGTACATACCATACAACAAGACACTAAATAATTCGCCAAGCACGATGACGGCCAGAGTATCTAGCATAGGCCCTATGTTTGGAGGTGCCTACGGACACATAAATCTCGACAGGTCGCTTCAGGTATCTAATTCAGGCGATAATGCGACGATGTCTTTGACTGGCAACGTGCCTTACGCAACGACGGAACCCGAATCGGATAACGTAGACGGCTTCATGAAGATGGTCGTCCTCGACCACGAACCAGCTGAAGAGGATAGACACAAAGGTTACATGTACATGGTCACGGGAAGCGGTGGCGCAGACGTAAACTCACTTTACGTCTCTTCGACGACAATCTCTTCTGGCGACAATCTGAATACTGTGGAGCCCGACTTGCTCAGTGCTATGCTCGCTCATAGACCCGTCGAATTCAACAACGTGAGATGCAGTTTTCAAGCAGACGACGGCACGAACGTTCAATACTCCAACATGACTCTGAATGGCATTTATTTGCACGTGAACATAATTGTCGTAGTGAAGTCCACGGGCATCGTCACGTTCAATGCGTTCAACATCGGTGACACAGCGACAGCGATAGGAGGTAGCTACTGATGGCACAATCCAATCCAAATCTGAACGACATATTCACGGATACCGCAAACGCCATACGCGCAAAAACCAAGAAAGCCGAATTGATACATCCAGTCGATTTTGCTGACGAGATAGACAGTATAGAAACGGGTGGCAGCATAGAGGGCAACATTCACTTCTCTTCCACGACGGCGCCTGAAGACACGACAAAGTTGTGGGTGAAGACAAATACTAGCGCAACTAAAGTAGTAGTTTCAAAAACGGCGGAAAAGAATCTTAATGTAGACCAGTTATCCATCACCATGCCATCTTCGTTATACGGTTCAGGTGCTGCTTACTATAATGGCAAAATCTATATTTTTGGTGGCACAGGGAGCAATGCATCTAGTAAAACAGATGTGATACATAGGTACGATATATCTAGTGATAGAATTACAACTTTATCAACCCGATTACCGCAAGCCCTTTTTACTTTGTATTCTTCCTGTGTAACCGTGGGAAATAATATATATATATTTGGAGGTTATGGTCAATCCACCGTATCCACGATTTACAAGTTTAATGCAACCAATGAGTTTATTTCTACACTGAGTGCTACTTTACCTAATAGTGGCATAGTTTTTGCTCTTGCCGTTGGCACTAATATATATGTGTTCGGGGATAATACAACGTCCATCTATAAGTTTGATACAACAACGGACACAATAACCACATTGAGTACTACTTTACCAGCAAAAATAAATGCCAATGGGGGTTTTTGTTTTTTGGTTGGTGGATATATTTATATTTATAAGACTTCTTCCTATGATGGGTGGGCATGCAAATTCAAGGTAGATACAGAAACCGTTGTCAGCCTTGAATACCCATCTGGCAGTAACATTGAAAGATTTAACCCAGTGGTTGGTGCCTTAAATGGAAAGGTTTATCTACTTGGGGGCTACTATGTTTCAACCTATTATAGAAACGCATTGGAATTTGACCCCTCAACGGAAACTTTTACTGCCACTAGTGATATTTTGCCAACAACAATCAATAAGTCTGCCTATGTATGTTATGATGAACATATTTATTACTTTGGTGGCAAAAACGGGTCTGGCGCTAGTGCTATAAGTAACAATGGCTATGTGGTTAATCTTTCCTTGCCATTGCAACAATCCAACCTACTTATAGTGGAAGGGCAGAGCCAGAGCAGTTTTAATTTGGTTAATAATGATAATATGGTCATTTCTATAAGTCCATTAAAAACCTATATAGGAAATTCTAGTGGGCAAGGTGAGGAAGTAACGAGTGCCTTATATGATGGCTCTAGTTGGGTGAATATAGATTAAATAAAAAATTTTGTTCATTTTGTTCAAATCCTAAATTCGTTGTATAATAAATAAAGAACTTATTATATTCATTCATCGTTCAAAAAACGATTCATAAAAATAAAAGTTCAAAAAACATTCCAAAAAACAACTTAAATAAAACTCCAAAAAACGTTATAGAGACGTAGAGACGTAGAGACGTGACGCAAGTCACGTTTTCGTTTTTAGCGTTTATGCTAAATTAAACGAGATAAGCGAAAATGATTTACGAAAGCGTATTACTGGACATGCCTGGATGGGCGATAACGTTGATATCGATAGCGGCCAGCGCGTTGGTTTCCGGTATCGTAGGTTATCTTATCAAACGCAATCTGGACAAGTTCTTCGAAAAGCGCGATAAAGAGAACGACGAAAAGAAGAAGAAACTCAAGGAACTGGAATATATGAAAGCGGAGCAGGAATACGCACAATTGGTCAAGACGATTTGCGATAAGATAGACGAGAAGGTCATCCCAATGTCCAAGAAGTTGGACGCAATAGGCGGTGGTACGCTTTCGTCTTTGAGAAACGATATTTTAACCTGCTACTATAGATGCGTAGAAAAGGGCTATAGGAACGACTGGGACTATACGAATATCCACGATTTATACGAGTCATATTCCGCACTCGATGGCAATTCTTTCATCGCAGACGTCATGAGAAGATTCGACGAGTTGCTAACGAAAGAGGAATACGAAAAGAAGCGTAAGCAGGCAAGCAGAAAATCCACTACTAAGAAGAAGCAGATTCTCAACGAGGCTAAGTGATGGCCTGAGAAAGGAGTCACGATGCCATTATACATAGGTGATAAGAAGATAACGAAGATATTCGTTGGCGACAAAGAGGTCACCAAGATGTTTTTCGGCGACGATGAAGTGTCTCCCGAATCTGGGCCAGGTCCGACGCCTGGAGTACTGAAGTTTACGTACAATCTCACAAGCAAGGTGTCAGGTATAAACGAATTGATTGAAGACGCTATGGTATGGACGGGTAGAAAAACAGGGCCGGCACCTGAGACAATACAAGAATTGTCATACGATTTCATCGCATACGGAGGCAGTGAAAACAGTACTGCTGGCGCACCCTATAACAAATATAATTTCTCGACATCTGACGTATCCGCCACAAATTGCACAGTTTCGAACGTAAGAACGGAGACCGCCGACACAATTTTAGGCTCGACGATACGTTTCACTTTGTCTGATTTCACTGGTTCTGTAGTGGTGAATTTGGATGCGTCGGCTACGCCTACGCTAGTATGTTTGCTTGAAGGTACGAGAGTATTGCTCGCAGACGGTTCCTACAAAAAGATAGAAGACATCGAATATACGGACAGATTGGTGACTTACGACCCGTTTGCGAAAACGTTCGTCGCCACGTACCCTCTCACGATATCCGTTGGACCAGCCGGCTCTGCGCATTCGTGTGTTAAGCTCACCACGGAAAGTGGCAGGGAATTGAATATAGTCGGTGGTGGACATACCGTATATAACAGAAAACTCGGCTTATATCAGTTCATATCACAGAAGAATTCTCAGAGTTTGACTGCTGACTCGCTTGTTCTTGCTCGTTATGAAAACGGGTCATTCGTTGACGAAGCCGTCTCTACAATAGAACACATCGATTTGTCTGATTCGAAATTACGCGCTTGTTCCGTCTATACGCCTATGGTCGGTTCCATAATAACAGAAGACCTATTGACGGGCGGCGATTTGATGTTCGGGTATGATTTGGAAACATTCTTAAAAGGCAACAAGAATTCGATGAATTATTCGGATGAGTTGATATCGTTCATACGGTCGTTGGGTCACGTGAACACAGACGAGGGTTTTGTGGACGAAATGACAGAATACGTCGATTCCGATTACGCTAGAAGATTGTTCGACTGCTCGTTCCGTCGTTATTCGAAACCTGCTCTCGACGCGCATTTCATAGAAAAGCTACCAGATGGCTACGGTGACGAAGACGACAGAGCGTTCATAGAAAGAACGACGCGTTGGCTCAAGCCAATGCCTGAGAAGGGCGTTGTTCTCATAGACGGTAAGGAATACGAAGTTACGATAGGCGATACATTCACGATTCCGTTGGACGCACAGCATCAATCGTATCTTTCGCTTTCAAACTACGAAAGCTACAAACCAGGTGAATCGTTCGTCGTGCAGTGCTCTACTTTGTTGATGGCGAATGCGTAACTTGTTCATATTGATTAAAACCGTCATCGTCACGCTGTGCGTTAAGTTGTGGAGGCGAAGATGATGAATCATATTGATAACTTGTGCAAATGCTTGTTCATGAAAAAGCCACTGAAATACGGTGGTACCTATTATAAAGTCGAATCCAAAGACGACGCTTTGTTCTTGTATTTTGGCGGAGCGTGCGACGACGTGACTTGGTTGCGTTGCTTCGACTTCAGAGCGCGTTGGTACGAATCGAAGGCCGCGAAATACAAAGTGCATGGTGGTTTCGTCGACGCGTTCGAGAAATTCGTGGACAAATTCGACGAATACATACTCGCGAAGGAAAACGGTAAATATAGGTATAAAAACATATACATTTACGGCTGTAGTTATGGCGGTGCCCTCGCCATGCTTCTTCACGAACACGCGATGGCAGTAAGACCCGACGTAAGAACGAAGACTTATGTTCTGGAAGTGCCCAAGATATTCTCGAAGATAGATAAGATATTCCGTTACAGATTCTACGGTCTCACAATAATCAACATGCAACACAGTCTGGTTTCTTGGTTGCATCCCTTCAGAAAGAATCCAGTAAGAGCGATTAAACTGAAGAACGATTATAGATTCGGTCTAGAAGCTCATTATCCGGAAAACATCGTCAAAGTCATCTACGAAAACTCCCATCTTCTTACGCTAAATTAACTGAACGTCGCAGTTGCTTCCTCTCTGCGCTTGCGTAGGGGGGGGGTAACCCAATGAAAGTCTTCTGTGACGATATAATCATAGGAGATTTTTTAGATGTCAGAATTCGTAAACAAAGTAAAAAAGGACAATCAGGAATATAACATTCAAGATGCCCGTATCC